ATGGTCTATGAACTAACGCTGAAAGCAGTACAAATTAAAACAACCATATTTGAAACACCGGCTAAACTGATCAACTACAAGGAATTATCTTGTGCAGTAGGAATGGCTCAAAAGCAGGCTGGGCTTCCTATGGATCAACTGGTTGAGTTCGGTACGAATATGAAAGATTTTAAAGAAAAAAGCATGGTTTTATTTCAGAACAAGGATATCAACGAAAAAATTAGATTCGTGATAGAAAATTATATTTTAAAGCCTGATGAGATTTTTGATCAGGATGCACTGATAACAATGAAGTTAGGTTATGATTCGATTAAATAAGAATAGGAGAGTATAATATGGAGAAGAGCTTATATAGCTTAGATAAAAACGTACTACAGGAAAGAATAAGCCGTTTAGAGAAATTAATTGATAAAGAAACCGACCCGATAGCTTTAAAAGCCTTACAGCTCGAATTAGGACGTCAAAAGGCCGTTCTGGAGAGCCTTTTATGAAAGACTGATTTCATGTGCTGAAAATCGTAAAAAATAGGGATACCGTTAATTGGGTATCCCTAAAATTTTCCTCTATTATCCGCCGAGGATAGGCATCGCATTAAACCATCCTATTATAAGCCGGAGAAGGCTATATATCACCAACAGAAGTAAATAGCTGGGTGACAATCCAGCATCTTCTACTCAAACCATATGGTTTTCTGGTGACAGCCGCCTGTTCTGTCCTTATTTATTTCTATGATGTGCTTATTTTTAGATCTTTCTTCCAGAATCTCAGCATATAGTTTCTGTTTAGCATTTCTCAATTCTTCCACGGACATCTTAAGATATTCTGGTGGAATATGAACTTTGTCATTTTCACAAACACAGATCATTCCTTGTCTCCTACATAATTTCTTATATAGTTATTCTCTCCTTTCTCCGTGAAGAACTTCCTGATATTTTTCTCGAATAAATTCCATAGACTGTTCCACAACACCATTAGTCATATCATGATCCTGTAAGATTTTCTCATACTTATCATAAGTCTTAATAACATTCTCATATTGCTCAATATGACATTTCTTTCCATTGGCGACAGAATTAGAAAAATCAAGTATCTGCCAACGCATACGTTCAATCTTTTCATCCAGTGCTTCTTTCTGCATAGCGTCTATGGCATCTGCGATTTTACTGATACTTTCCTGCAATGCCTTTTGGATCTCAAATGACTGCTCTCTGTCATGAATTCTATTCTGTTCAAACTGATCGATTCTCTTTTTGCTATCCTCGATTGTTTCCAGTAATTCTTCCCTGTTTTTCCTATAATTATAGAAATAGTCCAAGATGGCAATCACCTTACCCCAATGTGAGATAACAAAAGTGATTACCATTCCGATTAAAATATATACTATGATAGTGCCTGGTTCATTTACACCAAGCAACTGATTTAAAAGCTCATCCATACATTCCTCCCTCCAAAATATTAATTTTTTAGATTACCAATCTATATTTTCTAAGATCAGGGTTCTCCATATCCCACTGTGGCTCATAGATACCTACAGCATTAAGCCAATAATACTTCTTGGATTTCGGGTCTTTGGATTTTACGTAGCAGGAAGTTGCCATGATGTTATCAGAATCGAAATAGTAGTCATTGCCCTTATAAGATAGCCAGGAACTCTTTAGGGCATAGCAGTCAGCACCGAAATAATACCAATGATTTTTATACTGATACCAGTTGTCATGGACGGCAATGCCAGCACCATCAAAGAAACACCAACCAGTACCATCATTGTACCAATCATTCTTTACACACTCACCAGTATCGCCAAGATAGAATTTCCATCCGGTATCTTCCTTTACCCAACCTGATTTCTTGACAGTAGGAGAGGAGATTGCTTTCTTAAAATATTCCCATGTATACTTACCTGAGTTGTATACAAATGGATTTGGGCAGATCTTACCAGTCACATCATAATGTCTGATCACATGGTCAGGGGCAATATGATATTTCTCCATAAGAACTTTGGTCAATTCAATAGCAGCCATGACTGTCTTATCTTCAAAGTACCAATCTCTTGATGTATCTGCCAGACTACCATGATTTCTTACACATAGCTCAATGCCAATACTATTTGCATTCCTACATTCTGGATGTACATATTTCTTAGCACCACAATGCCATGCAATGTTTTTATCTTCAACAGACTGCCAGATAGACCCATCAAAATCTACATAATAATGGGCGCTGGCAGAACGATTTCCACCAGCATACCACTGACAATTTGCTTTTGCTCCGCCTAATGCCCCAACATAATGAATGACGATGTACTTTATTCGAGATACATCGCCATTTGTATGATTATATGGAGTAAGGAGCTTGTTTACTGTATTTAAAATATTACTCATTTAAATGATCCTTTCTTTATACACCTTTAAGTCCAACTGTATGTAAGATACTCAGCCTGATTATAACAAGCAGCATCATCGCTCAGATTGCTATAATCCACAGGATTTACGATCTCATAACCAAGATTAGTAGTAGAGAAGGGGCAATCTTTAGATGTCTCTTCATACCTGCCTTTACATTGATATTGTCCAAGAAGATATAGAGAAGCTACAATGTTATTTGACTCATCTACAGTCATTCTTCTATACCTAAATACATAGACAGTATCTTTACTCAGTATCTTTTCTGCCAAAGCATTCCCATTGCCATCTACAATAGGAATGGGAGAGAAGTTACCAATCGTAAACTGCGGGCTTGCTTCATTTTCAGCCGGAATTTTTATAGCAATCATGGTCAGGTTATCTAAATCTTCCCATTTCTCATATTCAGTAAAATCTACCTTATATGTATTGTTCTCATATGTGCAAGTCTCAGCATATCGATCTGTGTTACTTAATTCCAATACCTTTCCCCATACTTCCGTCACATTATAAATACCTGTGAATGAAAGACTAGGGTTCTCATCGATGACAATATCTTGCATAATGTCGTCAGAGAGAATGACAGGATCATCTAAACAAGTAGGGATCTTTCTCCAAGTAAATACGCCATCCGCATCAAAGAAGTATTCCCAACTGTCATAAAGTTCGCAGATCTCTTTCCATACATCCGCATAACTCGCACCTGTATTGAATTCCAAGTCATAAGGAATTTCCTTTCCGATATCCTCTACAACATAAGAGGTAATGCCAGCGGCATCCAATGTGGCAATAATGGATTTTCTTATATCTTCACCTGCCGGTATCTTTAAGCCTGTAACGGCAACAATTTCTGTATTACCATCGCCTGAATTGGTAGAACCATATCCTGGCATTTTGCCATTTAGAGTTCCATCATATAAGGACATTAGATCACTGCAGGAGAGTGAAAGCTTTCTCTCAGTCTGAGAAAATGTGTATTTCATGTCCGTATATGCGAACGTGCCAATGCGATACCAAATAGTTTTTCTTCGCTTAATTGACCATACTCCGTAGTAAACACGAAGTCTTTTGTTATGCCAGATTTTTTTATCGGGGCCAATATCAAAAGAAGAATCTGTAATTGCAATATCACAAGTGTATGATCTTCGTTGCTGAGAGGAATTATCTACAGAATAAGAATCGGTGAGAATTACACCTGTCAAAGAATCCAGAATTTTAAGAGAGGAATCACATAACTCAACTTTTAGATAAATTGTCTGTGAACCTTGTCGCAAAATATCTATATCATCTTGCGTTACAATCATATAATTCCTCCCTTCTAAAATGTCGTAACATCTATAAATCCGTTATAATTTAGTTCTTTTGCGTCATATGGGTCTGCACACTCAACCCAGCTAAATTTATTTGTTACCAATTCATAGTTCTTACTTCCATCATAAACAGCCTGATGTTCAGACTCCTCAATATTATCTGTAATGTTGATCATGAAGAGTTCACCTTCGTATGACTTGATGAGTTTCGGCTGTCCATTTGTAAGCATCTGAATAATCTTGTCTCTATACTGGTACGGAAGTAATCCATCATTCTCTATGCCATCACAAGGCAAGTTCAAGAAAATACATTCAAATGTTCCACTCCTATAACCTGTAACACCATTTACCACTGTAATAGGATATTTCCTGTTCAATGGCTTAACGGCAGTAGCGCCATAATTGTATGTATCACTGCGAACCACATTTAAGATACATGGATAAGATGTGTCGTTATTAACCAAGAAGTAATAGTCGAATTTAGACTTAACAGAATTGGTAATATAGTTATCTTCTGCACCAGAAATAACAGGAACATAAGCATATTCCACTTCATCTACTGGTTCAAGATAATCAATAAATTCGATTGCCAAGTCTTCCTTTGTATTAATTGGCTTCTCAAAAATAGTTTGGAATTTAGAATCTTTGGAAGTCTTTTTCTTGATACGTACCTGTTCTACGATGCTTTCTGTAAAGTTTACATTACCACCGTATAAATTACCTTCTAGCTTTGTATACAATCTGGTATCAAAAGTCCATGTTGTATCAAACGTTCCATCAAAGGTATCATATATTTTATTCGTAACTAGAATAACATCAAAGTGTGCATTTTTGATTTCAAGAACATCGACCTGATTATCTTGTGAGAGAGTAGAAGATGCAGAGTCCGTATCGCCTGCATATGTTAATCCTAAAAACATGCCTATCCCTCACTTTCTGAGTCTTCAATTAAGACCAAATGTAAATCATAATAATTCCCTACACGAACGATATATAGAACAAAGCTCTGATTATCTGTAGGAAGTGTAACAAAGTTACTCATTGCAACTTGTGCAAATCCTGAAAAGGCTGACTGCAATTCAAAATATGCTGCCTTACCATTTGAAGAAGCATATTCGCCTTCTCTGTAATACACATTTGCAATATTTGTTCCAGTTTCATCCTGGAATTTAATAATACTTTTATTTATAAAAGGATTTTTGATTACAAAGATTTTTGTGAAGTCACCTTCGACTACAAAACCAGAGTCGAAGACAATTCTATTATCAAATACATTTGCACCGCTAGGATGGATATAATCTACTGGTTTATCAGACCAACCTTCGATTGACACGATATTACTTCTGATTTCCACGCCACCAACTTTGGGTAAGTTATTGGCTTCGATAACAGACATAATATGTCTCTTTTTATAAGCAACAACGATATGGATATAACCTGTATCCAGCAACATACCATGAAGAGTAGTACCAGTTGCTCTGATATAATAATCAGTTGCATTTTCCAAACCTGTAAACATAGCCTTCATAGAAGCGGTATCATATAAGATATTTGTTGTTTGTAACACGTTCTTTTGATAAGAACATAAAGTTATTTCGTAGGAGTTTAATGCCTCATCCTCACTCTGAGAGTAGGAGAGTGCGAATTCATATTCTGAGGCTTTAATGACAGTATCATTCGCCACAGATAAAGAAAAAGAAGGAGTAGAAAAGCAGTAGAAAGGAGTTCCAATTTCCTGTTCATCTGATTCATTATCATCAGCGTCAAAGACAGTGATCGTAGCAACATAATATTCACCATTCACCAAATCTGTATCAGCTGGAATTACATACTCTTTCTTCATAGAAGATACTGTTTTGTCATAAACGACTTCACCAGAAGAATTTAATTTGATTTTACATCGAACTTTAAAAATCTGGTTTCCATTCCATGTAAAACTAATAGTAGAACCAACCGACCTGTCAAATGGTTCTATTGGATTTATAATCGCATACATATTTCACCACCCTTTATTTTATTTTCTTTACAGTACCTTTACCATACTAATATTTCCCTGGGAATACTGGATCACGTACACATTCCCCGTCATATTCATAGGATACAGTGTCAGCGTACCATAATTAAAATTATCTCTTTCTTTGCCACCATTTCTGTGAGGTATCCATAGGAAGTTATACCAGCCTTCGGAAATAGAAACATTTACATAAGTACAATCGTCTACATACACTGAACCGCACTGTCCATGACCATATCTGAGCTGTTCAATTATATCTAATGCAGTTCCACCTTTTAATGTATCTGCAAAAAACTTTGAACTTAGTTCATTCAGTACATACTCTTCATCACTCTGTATATACAGCTCATTCCACTTATTCTGCGGCGCACATACAGTAACAATCTTACCTGCTTCTACTGGCGTTTTACATCTGGCACTGTAACGCTTGCCCTTGTATTCAATCTCGTATACGCCGTCTTTCTTCTTATCTATAACAATGGCTCGGAACGTCTTGTCATAAGCGGCTTTGTTGATAGATTTGCTAATCATTTCCTGCACCATAGAAATAACATTCTTAAAAATCTCTGTATAGTTTTCCATAAAGTCTCCTTTAAATCAAAGAAGAGAGTACCCATTTCTGGATACCCTCTTATAGTAAAAGAGCCAGAATAAATCTGACCCTTTAAAATATTTCCATATATTCAATATCTTTTAATCTAACGATCATTTTTACGTTACTGTCATTTGTGTGGTCTGGCTCGTTTGTACACAGTAAATTTGTAGCAACTTCACGCTTACTAAAAGCACTTACTACGATCCAGGAATCTTCACCTTTTTCTTCACAGAATTTAAAATGACCCATTATATAATAATTCTTATTTTTAAGATATACTTTTACATTTGATCCTTCCTCATAATCTATAGCGTAATCTAAAACATTTTCAAATATAGATTTACCAAATAAAAAGGTAATAAGATTTTGAAACCATTCTTGCGCCAATAGACAATAAATAATTCCTATTAAGACGATCCCTAATACAATACTAGCAAATACATTTAAAAATGGGTTATTTGGTATTATATTGAACGGCGATACAAGTCTTAAAAATTGTACTATAGATAATAATACAAAACTTATAATACAGCTTTTCCATATATATGAGTTTTCACTAGGCTTTTTTGCATATAAAAATGAATAAAAAGATATGCAGAAATATCCTGGAACAACATATTGAAAAATTACCGGAAGAATATTTATAATATCATTAATTGTATTTATAATTTCCAACTCCTTCATCATGGGGTTCCCTGACTTCCTTGATTAGTATTATTGCCAGTTTGTCCCGTCATTTTATCTACATCTATAGGTTTTTCTTTCTTAGGTTCTCTTGAGAAAATAATTGGTCTCCATGATACCTTTTTCTTAGTATTATCCTTCTTTTTGTTGTCTTCGTTTCCCATACTGTTGCCTCCATAAATCACAAAAATATCAAGCAAAATATGTTTGAATGTTGTTTTGTTACTTACAGTATATACAATATAGGAAATTTTTCAACCAATATTTATAATAAGAGAGTAGCATAAAACTACTCCCTTATAGTCTTAAAATCTTGCCAATGCCTGTCTTGCAAGCGGAACAAAATCTTTACCCATAGCCTTGGCAAAACCGTCCACATCTCTTACATCTGTCAGTTTCACATCACCAACAGAGACATTGACTATATTCGGCTTCGTATTAACAGTAGCAGAAGGATACATGTTCTTTATCCATGAATTATCAGGAACGTATGCCGTAGCACTAAAACTTGCTACAAGCTTTTCCATCTGTTCAGGAGTAAAGACCATTTCCCCACGTTCTAGTACCGCCGGTATCTCATTTGGTCCTAATTTCTCAGCTTCAAGGACTCTGATCTTATCTGTTTTGTCAGCAGAAGAACTACCCACAGCACCACTGAATACACCACTATGATGTTTCTCAACACCAGGACCATGACTAGAATCACCTGTTTCTCTACGACTACTTGTACTTGGTGCATTGGAACTACTGCTATGTTTCTTACTTCCAGAATCATCATCATCTCTGTCACGTTCTGTATCTTTCAGATTATCCTTTACATCTTCCAAAATATCTTTGATACTTTCTACATTATTAGTCAGCTGTTGCCAACTGCTCATAGATTCAGAGATAAGACCTGCATTCGCCTGATACTGCTGTAAAGATGAGATCAGCTGATCGCCAGATTCCTTAAATGCTTTCTGGATGCCTGCAAATACAGAATTACCATCTGCGGCAGTGTCATAGACCTTACCCATGTAGTTGTAGATGTTCTGTAAGTTATCCATGGCAGACATTTTCTGGTTCATCTGTGATACGAGATCACGGATACCTGCCTGTGCTTCTTCATAAGTAAGAGTACCTGCCTTATAGGAATCAATATATTCTTGGATTAGAGAAGAGATATGTTCTGTAGAATCAATCTGTTCTTGATATTTGTTGATCTGGTCTACATTATCTGTATACAGCTTACTGAACATCTGGAAAATATCATTATCATTTCCACTGAGAACCTTATCTTTCCAGTTCTTTCCAAGAATATCAGTGGCAGTCTTTTCGTTATCTGCTTGTTCCTTCTTGGATGCAATTTCAGACCATTTATCACTGATTTTCTGTAAAGAATCCAGAGTATCTTGCAGCTTATCATTGTAATCATCTAAAGCATCATCTAAGGCATCCATCTGGTCTTGAAGTTCCTGCTTCTTTAATGCAGCAAGGGCATCCTGAACAGATTCCTGTGCATTGCGTAGATTATCAGCATTAGCTTCATAGGTCAGTTCGCCATTTCTTATGACCTTTTCAGTCTTTTGAGTGGTGGCATTTTCAAGATCATAGAGTGCCTGTTCATACTGAGCTTGCAGTTTCAGCTTCTCATTCTGCTTGTCCAGTAAGTCCATTCTATCTTGCAGAGCTTCCTTCTGGTCATTGATCGTATCTTCATAGGCTTCCTTTTCGTCATTCAGGCGGTCAATTTCATCACTGATAGCACCTGTTACAGCACTAATGACTGTCTCATGCTCACTCTTGACATCATTCAGTCCATCAACAATCTTGCTCAGAGAGTCGGATGCATCGGAGATCTTATCAATAGGAAGTTTTAGTAGCTCTTCATTCCACTTATGCATGTTCTGTACAAGAGAAGAGATAGAAGAGTTACACTGCTGCAACTTATCATTCATCTCATTCCAGTTGTCAGTACCAGGATTATAGTCTTCCATAACATCCTGAATAGCTTCAATTTCTTCCTTATAATTAGAGATAGAAGTATTAGCATTGTTAATGAGTTTCTGATAGTAGTCTGCATCCAATGTCTTGCCGGAGGCTTCCATTTCAGCACCCCAGTTTTGGATTGTATCAAGGATAGACTGGTAGATATTTCCAAGCTTTTCCAGATTGGTTACAGGAAGTTCACGGAGCTGTTTTTCCTGATTTGCTAATTCTTTCTCGAATGACTTAACCTGTCCTTTTGCTTCCGCAATAGCAGCCATGATGTTATACCATTCATCAGTGCCAACTTTTAAAGGATCGTCCTCATCGTTCATACGAGCATATAGTTCATCTTCTCTGGTTTTCTGAATCTGCCGGTACAGGTCAATCTGCTGCTCTGTATTAGACATCATTTCTTCGTACATATCCGCAGATACAATGGAGCCTTGGGTATTTAACAGATCAATTTGCTTCTGGATCAGGTCATTAGCGTCAGCAAGCTTCTCATTTTCTTTGGTAGCACCATCTACAATGTTGTCATAGTATGTACCCTTTTCATCACGAATCGTCTTTTGAAGTTCTTTGACTTTTTCTTCTGAGTCCTTCCAACTGTCAAATGCTTGAATAGCTTTATCTATCTGTGCCTTCTGGTCACTCGTAAAGGATTCAATGTCAGTACCGCCGTTCTCAATCTTATCTCTGTACTCAGGAACCTTGGAAACGTATTCTTCATAAGACTGCTTATAGTAATCTAATGATTCCTTCGCTTGATCTAAGCTCTTCTGGTCAGCATCAATCTTTTGTGTAAGGATACTCTGACGGGATTCCAGCCCACCATTCTCAGATAACTTTTGCAGTTCACCAATGGATATACCAAGCTTACTTGCATAGTCCATTAGCTCATCTACTTCTTTAGAGTCTGGTGAAAGTGGCATATTGAACAGTTCTTGTACACGTTCTATATCTTCCTCAGATAATCCTGTATACGCTGTCCATGTATCCTGTAATGCGGTTTCCAGACGCTTACTTTCACGTTCTAATAAGTCGGCACTGCGGGAGATCCAGTCGATTGTTGAGTTATCTTTGGCACCTTTGGAGCCTGACGAACCCTTTTGCGGATTGGTAGACTTTGGACCAGTATAGTTGCTGACTTGGACGTTTTTTGCTTTCGCTTCAAGTTCTTTTGCAACTTCTTCGTAATAAACATCTGTTTTTTGGTCTAACCAATTTTCAGATTTTTGGCTATATAAATTACTTTTTGTAGAACCTTTATATTCTGTTCCGTCAGCAGAATAATATTTTCCATCACGATGAGTTAAAAGATTTCCTTTATCATCAGTTGTAACCTTTTTAATCTGTTCACCATTTACACCAGTAATAATTTCTGCCGAAGAAAGACTTTCTTGTTCACGTTTTGCTGCATAATAATTTTTCCATGCATCACTAGCCAATCCTAATGATTCAATAATAGAAACTAAAGCAGAAATATCGCCAGTAGGATCAATAGCTGCATTAGAAAGTAGTTTTTGTGCAATATAAAGTTCAAACGCTTTTTGCCCTGCTTCTGTAGATTCTTTTTCTTTTGCTAACGCCACAATCTCATCATAAGTAGCATTTGTTAAATCTTGTGAATCATAAGCAGCCTCGGCATGTCTTTGTGCAAGTGCAGCAGTAACAACTTCATCCGCATTTTGAATACCCATCAATTCAAGATATTGTTTTGCTACATCGGCGTTATCATCGCTAAGATGTTCCATTACACCTGATCCGTAAACAAAAGCATTTGCAAGATTATCAAAAGCATCCTGACATGCTTTTATATCCTTTGGATTTTTTGTAATGGTTTTAATGAAAGTATCATATTCTTTAGTATATCCGCCAAAATTATCTTTGAACTTTTTATCATCCAGAAGAGAGTAGTCAAATTTCTTATCCTTATCCTTCATGGATGTCATGATCTTATCAAGTTCTTCAAAACCTTCTGATAAACCATTGATTCCAGAAATCATTTCAGAAGTAGAAAATGGTTTTTTATTAGACGCATCCTTAGCTTTAGTGTAGGCTCGAATTGCTTCTGTTGTAGTTTTTGCACCTTTAGTTACTTTTTTAAAGTAGTTAATTTCTTCTTGTGTATTAATACTATTTGACTCTAAAAATCTTTTCAGTCTACTTTGATCATCGAACTCACTGATTAAACCATCATAAGCAGCTTTTAATCGAGATACCTCATCAACCTGTGGTTGGAGAGAAGAAGTAACAGGGTTATTTTCTCCAAAATAACTGGTTATTTTAGATAAATAAGCATCTTTCTCGTCAGGCATTAACTCCGTATTTGTAAACACTTGAGATAAGGCATTTGCAATTTCTGGATTATTTTGTAGGTTACTAATAGCAAATATAATATTTCTCTTTAAATATTCGCTAACATCGTCCCAGTTTTTACTATCAACATCATCAGGAAGATTAGTAAAGTCGAAGTTAGTAATAATATCTTTTACAGCAGTTTGTAATCCGCTATCATCAATCTGGTTATATGAAAAGTCTGATTGTAACCAGGTATTAAGATAAGAACCAATAGAAGATTTTTCTGCATCTAATTGCTGTTTTGCATATTGAAGCTCTGATCTGGCGGATTCAAGTTTTTCTGTGAAAGCCTGATCAATATTACCTACGGCGGTGATTGTAGTGCCTGCAAAATTAAAACCATCATAATTTTGAACTCGTTTATACTCAATACCAAGTTCATCCAACATCTTAATATAATTATCAAGATTTATGATAACATCTTTGCCGTCTTCATTCTCAAAAGTTCCAAAATCATCAATTCCAAACGCTTGTGTAACATTGCCTTGTTTTAATTGTTGATAGGTGTTATTTATATTATCAAATTTTTCGCGAGCTTCATCAACCTTTTTTGATGCATTATCAATATTTTTGTCATAATCCTTATACACATCTGGAATTTGATCGATAATCTGTTTATTAGCAAGTTCTTTTTCTTTTTGAAGTAAATCATCTAGTGAGCCAACAATAGTGTCCACGTTCCCAGATAAATTTAAAATCGCATTACCATTATCATCATAACCTTTTGTTAAAGAAGGAAATACACCAGCTAATTGGTTACTAATATCTAAGAATTCTTTGTATTCATCATTGCTAAGATTTCCTTGACTCTGATTTACTTTACCAAGATTTTCGACTTCTTGAGCTAATTCTGCATATCTTTGTTTAGAATTCTCTACTGTTTCTGTATTCGCTTTTAAATCACTCGTAATTGAAGCAATTTTATCTTTCGCAGCTTGTGCATTCTTTGTAATCTCTTTTGAGGCATTTATCCAAGATGCAAAAGCAGCGATAGCTCCTGTGACAATTACAGATATTCCCATTGTTAAAGCAGCATTTAAAGCAGTAGTAGCAATGGTTAATCCTATTGTTTTTGCAGTAGAAGTAAGAAGAGACAAGCCATAACCAGTTAAACTTGCGTTTGCACCATTTAATCCTGATAAATATACACCTAGTTTACTATTGGTAACAGTAATAGTATTTATAAGATCTTGCTGTTCATTTTTGCTTGAACCTATCAATGAATTATACTGTTGAATTGCTGCGTTTACTTTATTATATCCTACAATACCACCTTGTAACGATGTGGTATATCCAGTCATTGTGGTTTCAAAACCTTTTATATGTTCTAAATGTTCTGCTAATGTGTCATCACATTGATTTAGGATAGTATTCCAATTTTCTGCTGTTAAAGTATTATTCTTTATATACTCATTATATGAATCGATAACATTTGCTGCTTCTTTAAACGGTTCTATAGAAACTGAATTATTTATTCCAAATAAAGATGCTACTGAGTCTTGTTTGAATATCATGCTATAATATGTTATACTTGTTTGAAGAGTATAAAATAAATCTTTGGAGGGAATTTATGAAGAAGCAAAAATTATTAGGAATATTTTTAATTAGTACAATGCTTTTATGTGGTTGTACCAAAATGGAAAAAGACACTTCGTATGATACGGATTTATATGGAACATACAAAGAGGAAATTAATGCTACAAACACTGATTATGAAAGAAAAGTTACATACACATTAAATGAAGATAATACATATATTACAACTCATTATGAAAAAAATGATGGTCAAATTTTATATGACAATAGCTTTAATGATAAAATCAACAGTACAAAAGAACTTAATGATGGTATTATAAAAATTGAATTAAATAATGGTGGTTCAAAATATAATATTTACAAATACAAAAACTTATTGGGAGACTTAAAAATTGCAGAAGTTCCTAATGGAACTAAATTTGATTTATTTATTCCATATGATGATTCATCGTTAAATGCAGGACTTGTATTGGATAAAGAAGGATATTATCATGGTTGTTCAGATTATAAAAATTGTACAGATGATAAAAAAAGTTTTATGAAATACAAACGTAAAAATAATATAATTTATTTAAACGGTCTTGGAAATCATTGGCAAATTTTATTTTATATAGTAAATGATGGATTGTTTTTTCCAAAATATACTAAAGAAAAATGATTTTAGTAACCAGTGTGGAACTGATTTATAAAGCTTATTTATATAACTGCGAATATACGTGGTAATTCTCATTCTGTAGCTGCCAGGATAATTTTTTGCAATCTGTCTTGCATTATTCTTGTCCATATCGTTGATAATACTTTTAGCCAGCTCAATATTGAAGTTGTATAAAAATGTATTGTCTTCATCAGAAAGGCTACCAAGATATGGAATTAAGTCGTTAATTTTATTGCATGTATCTATAATGTTTTTCATCATTTATTACCTACTTTCTGAAAGGAGAAGAGTATCATAAAAGGGACCAACGTATATCGTGTTGCAATCACAATATACGCAGTCCCTTTTACTAGATATTTTTCAAATTAAAAAGAGACATTTCAAAATGCCTCTTCTTAATTCACAAAAATAAATGTCATAGTGGGATAAGTCATCCCAAAGCAAATTAATCATGAACTCGCGAACATCTATCTTTTGAGTATAACTGTAAGAACAAGATTGCCTATAGGTACAATCAGAAAAATAGAAGACGAGTAAAATAAAATATTTTTGTTACTATTATTATATTACGAAATTTTATACTTGTAAAGCCTTTTTAATTCGCTTTTTAATTTCATTTATGTCAAGTTCATTTATTTTACAAATATATTTTCCCATTCTGGCTTTTGATACACTCCGAATATCCTCGCATTGAACAGCTGAGTCGTAGTTCAACTGAGAATATTTTGCTTTTTTCAAAACATAATGCCATTCATATTTCAGTTCAGACTTTTCAGAAGTATTTTTGTATTTTATTTCTTTTGTCAATGGAACAACTATCACATTTGTGGAATTAAAATTTATTTGATTATTAGAAACAATTACACATGGTCTTGCTTCAAGTCTGCTTTTTTCGTGTCCAATGTTTTCTCCAAGATAACATGCGTAAATAGAACCTCGTGAATATTTAACATTTTTCTGATTGTTCTTGACAAATCTATCTTGAATTTTTAATTTATTAGACATCCATCTAAACATATTCTCATATTTATTATCTATCAAACGTGCCATTATCTTACTCACACCCATCATTAGTATTATAATTTCCATTATATACCAATAACATGAGATATTCTACCAGAACATATGTACATAATAAAGAGAGTAGCCGTCAAGACTACTCTCCAAAAAGGATTACTGCTCAATATTCTTTTCAGATCCAATTCCATCAACAATATTATCCCAATAATTTAAACGACCTTTTACTTTATCAGCAGCACTTGTACCAGAACTTGCTAATTCTCTGTATTCTTCATTCTCTTCGTATCCGCCGATGAAGTTATTAATCTTGTCTACCAATTCAGTAAATGATTTATGCTCATCCAAAACACGCCAACCTGCATATAATACCATTGGAATAGTAGTGGCTTTTAATTTTAATTCTTCGAAATTAGTATCAAATTCATCTAATGCAAATTTTAAAGTAGGGACTTCGTTTAATACTTCTTCGTCATGACTTGCTACGAAAGCGTCAATATTATTCTTACGGAAAGAAGTATAGTCGTTCTCATTATCAGTGCAGATTAACATCAGTGTCTGAATGATTAAATCTCTATCCGAGCCATTCTTTCTCTGTGTTTTAGTGAGCAATTTTTCCATAAATGGATGAGTAGCAAGAGAGAAGATTGCATCACTAAACTGATCACTTTCGTATACAACTCGTAAATGCTTTGCATTTAATGGTCTACCGTTATTCTGACGGCGGAACATTTCTCTTACTTCATCATCTGTATAATTGCTAATAGTACAGAAAGTAAGAGATAAAGTTAATAACATTTCCTGGACTTCTGGATCAAGCTTTGAGAACTTTTTACCTGCCAGTTCATATGTTGTTTCGACTGTTTTATTTCCTTCATCGTTGCTGAGTAATACAATATCTGGTGTTTTTTGGCTTAATGCAAATTTATCATTTAGATAGTCAATACAAGTAGATGTTCTTTGTGAACCATCAATTGTATAAATCTTCCCATATTCTTCGATTACATAAATAGGATTGATTGGGAATCCAATTAAAAGACTATGGATAAGAAGAGACTTATCCAGTGGAGACCATTGTCCCGTAGGTCTCTGAAGCTTATGATCAAAAGCTATATTTCCTTTTTTAGCTTGATTTTTAATCCAGGCTAAATTTCTATCTTTTGATGATGTTTTCATATTTCTATGCCTCCTTGAAAAATGATATTTTACTATTTTCAAAGTAGCATAATATTAAAAATATGTAAATAGTTTCTGTGCAAATATTTTGAAAAATTGCCGATATTATTCGACAGAAAACGTGTGTTCTGATTTATTTTTGATGTATAGATGATATAATAGATATATCCGAATTATATCCTTAGAACCACCAAAGGATGCACTTGCGGTAATTTGGATGGCGAGGAGCCGGTGGTAGTGTTTCGACACGAACCGAAAATGGTACACCATGTACCAGAAAGGACGTTCTATAGTGAGTTTTCACTTCTTTGGGAGTTCTCCCGTTATTACCACGCCTTTCTTGTATTACCAGTACAGAAGGGAGGTGAAATATGAAGAACTCCGAACTAATTAAACATATTGTTACATGCGTAACAGCAATTGTAATCGTATCGATTATTGTTTATCCAGGCAACTTACAGAATGTGCGTATGTTGATTAACCCAGATAGCAGTATTGAGATTGAGGCTAACTATTACCATGTACAGTAATGTCCATAGAATTTGTCCTTGTTTTGGTTTCTTTTTTCAATTTATTCTTTTAATCCTAGAAGAGAGTCGGTCTAGCCACCGGCTCTTTTTCTGTCTCCTTATCAACCTCGACAGATAAGGTTCAAACAATAGAAGATAAGTTTCTACATTTTACGGTTTTTAAGCCAATCTGTTATGTCAGAAGCACTGAGCGCATATTCACTGAACATCGTTTCATATAATTCAGTGTGAGAGTTGTCGCTACGATGAGGGCTTATCTTATAAAGATCTATCCCAGCGGATTGGTTGAGCGTCACGTTGTTACGATCCTGATTATGTCACCATAATAGGAGAGTAGTGATACACTGCCATTACACAGTCGTTGTACTTCGTTCCCGCTTATTGTCTCGATTATTTATTTACCATCGTGTATTTCACGACTGACACGTTCTAAACCTTTGTATCCAAAGTAAATTATACGTGCTGTCGGCATATTCAAATTTAATTTTTATGAGGGGATGCATTTTACCCCTACCGACATTATTGAAAGATAAGGCTGCGCTTAAAGCGGTAGCCATAGTTGGAATAGCACCAAGAGTATCTACTAACTTAGTAGCGCCGTCTATTAATGATGTCAATAAAGTTATTCCTGTTTTTATTGTATCAGAATCAATTACTGTATACCAAAACTCTTGTGCTCTGTTTGTAAGTTTCTGAAGACGTCCGTCAATACTATCAAGGTATTTATTTAATTCCTCAGTTGCAGATCCAAATGCTTCTTCAGAAGATTTGCGAACAGCTTCAAGTTGTGACGGGTCTTGCAATATCGCAGATGCGATGTTTGAGCGATTTTTCCCCGCTAATTCTTCAATTAAAGCTGTAGCATGATTCGTTCCAAGCTTTTTATCTTGTTCCTGAATTTCTTTATATACTTTTGCAATACCTAAAAGAATTTCATAAGTATTTTTATAATTACCATTGTCGTCTAAAATATCAAAACCTTGATAGTTGTTGGATGCGACAGCAGTATAATCTTTGATGATTTGTTGTTTTTTGGAGTTGGTTGCTTTTACAAAAGCATCAACTTCTTCGTTCATTGCTGACAGTTGTTCTTCTGCTTCAGAAGTTCCAACAAGTCTAAGAGAAATTGTACGCAAACCTGCCGAAACGCTATCCGCGTCTTGAATTGTAGCATTAGCGGTGGTTACAAGGGCTGCGGCTTCATCAATTGTATTTCCCATGAGTGAGAGAGTAGCTGCTGATTTTTGAAGGGCAGTGGCTAATTCATCTGTAGATATAGCATAATTATTCAAATCTGTTACTTTCGGATCGTTAATCCTACTGACCATAATTATTATGGCGATTAGTCATTTCTGGCTAATTCTCACGTTTTATTATTATATGGAATTATTTCGTGACGATTATGTTAAAACATAAAAGAGCATAGATATGCTGTTCAGACTATACATTTATCCATGAAGGATTCCGGTGAAATATTTATATTACTATAAATATCGCTCTAGTCGTTACAATTTATTTCCAAATCTCGGTCTTAACTTTTCCATAAGTTTTTAACCGATTTACCAGGATACCACACATATTATGTGTCATACATTGCTGTATGTTTGGGCAATTAATTTACCCACCTCATTTAGCTTATCTACAATAGTTAGCTTATCAAGATTTTTGTATGCCTGCCCCATCGCTACAAGAGATTTTGTAGCATCTTCAATATTACTAAATTCAGATACGTTTAAAAGGATATTAGCAGTTTTTGCACTTTCAGCGGCTTCATCTAAAGATTCACCCAATCGCATATAATCTGCGGTACTTGTTTGGATTTGTTTGGCAGTAGTACCTACTGTATCTGCAACATCAAAAGTTGTATTTTGATAATTCTTTAAACTTTGCGCAGATTCATTAGATACTTTCATCATCTCTGTAAGTTGCGTATCTAACTCACGAACTATTTGAACACCCTGTTTACCATATTGAATCAGATCATTAAAACCAAAATATGTACCAATAGTACCAGCTAGTCCATACCAAGCTTTTTCCTTAACTACATCCCAGAATTTTTTGCCTTCCTGTCCTGCTTCTCTGATTCGCTGTGTTATCTTGAAAAATTCATCTGCAACACGAGTGGTATCAGCTTCGGCACCTAATGTCTTAAGTTTTTGAATTAATCCTTCTAGTTCAGACTTAAATTCCTTAGACATGGCAGAATTCTTTTTCATATAATCAGAAATCTTATTGATCATTTTGTCACGAGAAATGGCAGTAGATCCCTTATCAATTCCCTTTAAACTGGTTGCGGCTTTATCTAATTCCTGGCGCATGTTTTTAAGGTTGTTGATTTCGGTTTCATTTATTAATTCTGGATGATTCTGTATTTTTTGAAGCTCGATACGGTATCTTTCTAATGCATCCGTATAATTCTTTAAAGCTGTAGAATAATCAGACCTTCTATCTTCTGGCTTCCGGCTGTTAAAACTACGCATTTTAGCTTCATAATCAGCAAGCCCATCATTCATGGATTTATATTCAGAAGTCAGTGCAGCTTGGATACTTTTTTTAACATCATCAACAGCAGCTTTAGCATCATGAGAAACGTCACTAAGCTTATCCATCATTTTAACCCAAGCATCCCATGTAGAAGCATCTGATGTATGTGGATTTACCATAGAAGAAAGAATAGCTCTAGCATTTAAAGCTTCTTCTTCTAATTGCTTAATTTTTCCCTGCTGTTTTTCAATCGCAGCCGCCTTACTACCAGTTCCTTTATCTTCAACTAAAAGATCCTGTAATTTTTTTACGGCGTTGACATAGTTCTGAATAGCTTTCTGATTTTCTTTCCATATATTTGCCTGATTCTTGGCGTTGACATCATCCCATTCTTTTACTTTCTTGTTGTCAGCAGCACTATTTCTTTTAATTTCAGCTTCAGAAATTTTCTGTGTAGTCTTTAAGCCAATCTGTAATAATTCATTTAAACGACTTTCAGAATTATATAAATCGGAGTTATTTTTTAGGATTTTTGTAGCAGTTAAATATTGTTCCTGATATGTTTGCTTCTGTTTTTCTAATTCCGCAATAAGATTTTCGTCATCTGTACTGGCAATTTTTTCTCGAATACTCTGAATTTGTTTATAGGCATATAATTGATCTTTTAATGCCTGATTAACTTCTGACTTCCGATCTTGATCCTGTAATTTTTGTTTCTCAGCAGATAACTCACGGATGGTTTTTAGCTGATTTTGATATTCTTGATTTTTGTCTTCGAACTTTTGGGAATCAATATGACTTGTCCATGCAGTAGCATTCCCATCTTTATCCATACTATAAGAAGTAGTATAAGTGGACATGTTACCATTCTTGTCAAGAACTTTCATTTGTGTCTTTACAAGATTGTCATTTGAATCATAGAAATCGGTTACGTCTTTTATAAAAGAATTAGCACTGTCAATATTTGCAATGATTTCAGATTGTAATTCTTTTAGCGCATTGCCTAGTTCTTTTTTGTTTACAACCTTTTTCTCATTATCATGATTTCCAGTATCATGTGCTTTGTATCCTTTTTTCTGATATTTTTTAATACCAGTTGGTTCAGATACTTCCGAATGACCAGAAGTTAAATCAGAATTAAGTGACACGTTACTTTCTTTCGCACTTGCAGCAACTTTACCATTTGCTTTAACAAATTCTTTTTTGGCATCAGCAGCTTTTCTGGCGCTTTCAGCAATCTTATCCATTAACTCAGCTTCAAGTTGAAGAGGAGATTTAGATTCATTTACAGAAGTCTGGACACCGGCATTTGCTTTCGCAAAATCTTCTTTCGCCTGCACTGCCTGATCAGTGGATTTCTGTACTTGTTTCATAGATGAAGATTCAGATGAAATATTCGTTTCAGTAGATGGGAGAGAAGTACCAGATTTTAGAGAAGTGAGTTCGGTTTCGAGTTCTTTGACCTTCTGTGTCAGAGCTTCAATCTGCTGTAAAGAGTCATTGATCTGAATACCATTACCTAATACCGTTTTGATTTCAGCGGCTGCAGCTGACACATTGCCTAACTCAGTTACGATGAGTTTTAACTGCTCAATAACCTCTGTCAAATCTGTTTTGCTACCAAACAAATTATCCAATGGAGAACCTTCTGAATCAGCCTTCATGGCATTTCTAACTTTAGTTATTTGACCATAAGCCGCAGAAGCTTTATTCCAATATGATTTATCTGAATCCTCGTAGAGTTTATCATGACCATAATTTTCTTTAATACTAGCTCTGAGATTTTCAATGAACTTTTTATAACCTTCGATTTTACCAATTGTTGTATCAAACTGACTTGGATCAAATTTATAAAGAAGCTCAGAAGTATAATTATCTCCTCTATAAGTACGGAACAAATGTTCCCGTAAATTCTCATAAGCTAATAAAGCATTAGATGCCTTCTTCTGTAGTTCTCGTTCCATTTCATTATCAGAACCGACATCAATATTCATATTAAATTTCATATTGAGATTGCTTACTGCTTCTGATACTTTTTCAATTGTTTTTAAAAGAGGGGAAAGTTCTTCGCCGTCACCAACATCGGAAATAACAGAACGAAGAGAAGAGAGATGATCTTCAATTTTTGAAAAAATTTCTAATTCTTTTGTTAAACTTTTTGTATCAAAAAGTGAATCAAAACTCATTCTTTTATTAACCATATCAACAACATTGGTTAATACTTTTTTGATATCTTCAATGGAATCCAACTGCCGTTCTAAAGGTTTTCCATCTAACTCAATTTTTACATTTTTGAATTCTCCCTGTAAGGAAGAAATTTTTTTCATTACATTTTTATCTGTTACATCAAACTGGATTTCGATTCTTTTGCCATCAGCACTTTTCTGAACCTGATCCATAGTACCATCATAATCTTTCAAGAATTTTTCAAGATTATCTTTGTAATCAAATCCAATTTTAATAATATCAGAATTACTTGCCATTTATTAAACACTTCCTTTCAGGTTGATAACCGTTTTCTATATTCGTCTTTTAATTTTTCATGATATTTATGAAGCTCATCATAAAATGAGAATTGTGTAGGACGTCCAAAACCGCCGTGCCAATCACCACCATGCCAAGTTCCTTTAGGGTTATAAATATAGGTAGACATAAATCCCCATGAAGTAATTGGTTGCCCCATAATACCAGGATAGTCAGTCATATTTGGTCCTGGAATTTTCACACCACCCCAAAAAGTTTTTCCATTTTTCAAAAACGGTGCATATGAATTATATAAATTCCACGTTCTTTCATATCCGTTGCTAGAAGATGCATAACTTCCATAATACCAATCAATAAGGCCTCTTGTATAATTGCTTAATTTTTCAGATGCTTCTTTTGCAAGTGCGGAAGCTTTTGCTTTTCCTAACTGCTCAAGATGTCGATAAATAGTTTTGTTTAATCCCATTCCATCATCCCAATCATCATATAAAAATAAAAGACCCTACGAGCTGTGACACCCGCAGAGCCTGGTTAATATTGTAATAAAATTTCAATGTGCTATAATAGTAGTGCAAGAGCTTGCGATTTACTGTAACCCGTCAACCATCCTATTCACGTACCATTTGGTACAGAAAGGCGAAGGTGATTTTTATACTTCGTATAATTTACACAAAGCAGCTTACTCTACCAAATTTCGTGTCCACACCATGAAAGGAGGTTTTATGAGTGAAGCTGTATTAGTTTCTCTGATTAACGGAGCGACAGCAATTATTGTTGCAGTCATTGCTCTGTTTAAAAAATAGGGAACAAATTAATAATGAATAGGAGTTGAGCTAGATGACGATCTAGTTCGTAGAAGAGAAGTCCGTATCAAACCAGGTGCGGCTTTTCTGTTTTTATAGCACATTGTAAATTTATTTCACCCTCTTTAAATCAGCACCGCTACCTGCATACTTCTTGAATACACGGTCCAACGTCTTGCCCATTTTCTCTACAGTAGCATTATCTAAATTCTTCACCTCATCAGCCAACTTACCAATTACAGGATCGAGAAGAGTCCCAATCAGAGTCCCAAACCTTTCCACCTGACCTGCAATAAATGCATGAGGCTCATAAGCGTTGGTTCTTACATCTTCACGAGCCATACTGATTACAGTGTTTAATTCAGCCATTTCGCCTTCAGGAATTTTTACCATAATCTTATCCAGAATACCTGACTCTTTAAGTAGATCATATTCCTCATGGAAATTTTCACCGATAGTAATATTAGTATAGTTCTCAAGAACGATACGACAGAAGAGGAGATACTGTGCGGCGGAGTTTACGTGAACATTCTTGTTCTTGTCGTACATAGTCACTTCCATTAACTTTTCTGCGAGTGTTACCTTTAAGTTAAATGGAATATACTTCTTAATTTCCAGAGTATCTTCTAAATACTGATCCTTTAAATTTTCATTTGCTCTGTTGTTATATTCAGTTGCAAGTTTTTCAATTGTAATCTTTGTCATTCCTTTTTCTCCTTTACATCAGGCGTATATTTATCACATTCTCCATCGTGGATTTCAGGCTGGATACGTCCTTCAATTGCTTTTTTCAGTAAACTACAGTTTCGTTTGTATCTTTTACATCCGATGCAGCGGGATTTGAATTCTTCCAGCTGTGGGGCATCGTCAAAAACCCCGATGTAATTCACAGGTCGTATCGTCAACTCTATTCGTGGATTCTCTGAATCGTAGTAGATGCGCTGCACACGTTCGCATGTCACGTTATCATCGACCCAAACAAGTCCTGTTTCTGTAATTGCATCAAGTAGGCATTTAAAATAATTATTTGGGTCTCGATCTATACGATCAAAATAAAAAACAGCATCTATATAAAAATGCTGTAGTGGATCTGGTTTTAAATTATAACCTTGTTTTTTAACTTCTTGTATTACATATTCTTTAAAATCTTTTTGATATTTTACCGCTTCAGGAGTCTTATAGCTCATAGCCATAGGTTTACCATTTTTCATAATAGCTCTGTAGGCTAAATAATGATTAACCGAAACTCCTAGAGGCGATGTTAATTTTAATGCATTACTCATTTTTCTCCAAAATAAAAATGCCCTTACCAAAGACTGGTAAAGACATTTATAATATGTTATAATATTTTTGCACTCACCGATCTTATGTCTGTAATTTCAGAAGAAAGTTTTGGTGAAGTTCTATGCATATGTGTATTTATCCGTATCTAGTACACGTCAGCGCTTACAACCGTTTTCGTTTAGGCAAATGGGAATGTGTCTGTGAGCACTGGCGGTCTTATCCTAACCGATAGATAATTGAGCGTTCTGTAGCCGGGGTCAAACTTTCATGTTCTTTTTATTGACACGTCTACCGTGGGAGAGGTGAGTGCATTTTTTAATAACACAACTTTCTTTCGCCAAAGCTGAGATGGATTATGGTAAGTTGCCACCTTTCTCGAACCTCCGCAGTCGCCGCATTCCATCACGGGTTCTGCTTCTCAGGTAATGAATGCATTTTAATGAGTGTGTGTCTCAAATCCTTTTATTCATATATATATAGAGAGAGGGTCGATCTAATCCATCGGCTCTCTATAATTTATAATCTTTCCTTGTTTCTTTCCCAACAAATCTTCCATGTAATCGAACCAATGTATATTAGGAAATATTTTTTGATAATCTTTATACATTAACTTCTCATTATAATTCATATGTATCACATAGATGATCACATTCTTCATATGTCCACATATTCTCATGAAACCATCTACATCATGCCAATTATCAGCATTTCTCTCTATTAATATCCTGGTATTTATATGCGAAGTATCTATTGCTAATAACTTTACATATCCGCTTGAAACAACTCTTTCTTCTGCCATTTATTATCCCCTTCCATAATTTTGTAGTGTAATTATACCTTTGGAAATATATGGTTTCCATACCAAAAATATGGAAGAATTGGAAATAAATGGAAGAGCATTTTTGATTTGACAAAACTCTCCTTTATGAATATACTTAATAGTGCATAAGCAGGTACGCATACTTATGAAACTTTCGGCACATAAGAAGAAAGGAGAGTTCTGCTATGCAATTTAATTTGCAAACCATTTACTACATTACAATGATCAGCGTTACGGTTGTCAGACTGATACGTGACATTGTTAAAGACATCATGGATCGACATAAGTAACTAATTAACAATAGATTTTATTTAGCATGAGTTCAAGTATAAGGAGTCTGACCAATTCCTCCGAATAGCAAATATCTTATGTATAGATACAGAAGTAGAATTGCTAAATAAAATCACCTCTTGAATTTATCAATAATTAGTGGTATATTAAATATGTAGTAAATATGCAGAACTCAAAAGTTCGTGAACTGGTCATTCACGAGAAGAGTAGTAGAAATAAGCATCCAAGTGTATTGGGTGCTTATTTCTGTATTATAGGAGAGCAGCAGATCTTCCTGACTATTTTTCACTGTTCATGTCCAGTACGTCATCACAGGTATATCATCTGCTTTTACAGCCATTATCTTGGCTAACCATTATAATTTATGTTCACACCAAAGCTTATAAAGTTCATTCATCTGTGGAGATTTTTTCCATACAAAAACGATTCTATTTTCATTTCCACAAATGATATCCACTAACTGACCAGCAGACAAAGATGAATTTAAATATTTATAATTCTGCTGCATATTAGGAATGTACCTTACTTCTTCGGTTTCATATTCAGTTTGAAAAATATCACTATATTCTTTTATATCCTCTCACTCCTTCAAAATCGTAAAAAATAGGCTATACTGAAATACTGAATAGTAAATCGGCATAGCCTACGACCTTAATAACTCACTATTCAATATCATTCTTTTTTACCTCATCTGTTTTAACAGATACAGGCTTTTTATACATAACTTTCTGAACCGTTTTCTTAGGTTCGTCCTCTTTTAGAATTTCTTTGATAACACGTTTTACGTCATTATCGAAAGTTTCCAGTTCACTTAAATCACATCTTGATAATTCATTTTTTGCTTTAGCTTTATTCTTTGTTTTTGTATACTCAGATAAAGCTAGGAAAATCATATAGTGATCTCTGGTATCGGTAATAGTACGCCATGGTGTAAATGAAGTGATTTCTTTGCACGTATGACATACATGATATCTTTTACCACAGATACTACATGTCGCATTTAATTCTTCTGACATAGTTTTCTCCAATCATAATAACAAGCCAGGAGAGAAATAATCCCTCCTGGTAATTTTAAATTAATCTTCGGAAACTAAAATTGAGAACAGTTTTCCTTCCTCATCACAGTAACTGCGCTGCAGATTGTATGAAACGGCGTGTTTACCATCAGAAGTCAGATTTAATTCAACACTAGATGGGTCAACCTGTGCTCTCGGACATACAATATAACCAAAATAAGTCTTATTGACATCGCAAACATTGTGGAAAATTGCTTTGATTATAAGCTTCTTAACCTTTGGTACGCTATCAGTAGTCTTGTCAACCTGAACAGCAGCATCACTTTCTCTATTGTAATTTACAAATACACGACCAGTAACATCTTCTGGTAAAGTAATTTTCTTGTTTTCTGCATTGAGAGTAAATTTACCTTCGCCAGCAACAGCTGCCACTTCATAGGTTTTTCCGAAAGTATTGTCACCATTAATTACCTTAACGTATTTTACTTCAGCACCCTTTGTACCAACAGGAACATAATTTAAAGTTACAGTATGATCAGATCCGATAGCAATTGTTTCAGATACTGGAATAATAATCTTATTTTCAGCAGAAGCAACAACCTTTTCTGTACCAAACTGAGATGCAGCTAAATCAAGAGAGAACAGAGAGTTGCTAAATCCAAAAGTACCAGACTGTGCATTATAGAAAGTGGTGATTTTTGCTCCCATAGCATCAGTTACATCAGTACCATCTGCACTTGTCTGTAAACTTGGTTCTTCAATCTGAGTATATCTACCAAGTAATTCGTTTGTTGAAATATCATATTCTTCAACAGTTTTAATTCTTTCAAGAACTAATTCATTAGGATTGAAAGCCATTATAATTTCCTCCTTTAAATTTTTGTAATAAAAAAGAGAACCCTATTCGAGTTCTCCTAACCAATCTAGCTGCTTATTGCTTATGTCTTTTAGGTTTACTCCAAAACCGGAGTAACCAGATTGCAATAACAAACTAGCATTTTTGATTTTCCCGATTCTTTTTACAGAATCCATAAATGCATTTATTTTCATATCCCAAATTTGAGAATGATTGTATTTAAATCCTTCACTATTAATCATAGCTGAGATTAAATTTTTGAGTTGTGAATGATAAGGCTTATTTTTTGCCAACATCATTTCTTCAATTGCATCCTCAATAAGAAACTTTTTTGTTGATTCGTTGGCAGGATACTTAAAGTCACGCTCAATAAAATGAGCTTTACTTAAATAATCGCAGATAATATTATATGTAAATTCATCTATAGCAATAAGATCATCATCTACGATTTGATATAAAAATAAGTCGTCAGAATCGACTCTTTTTTGAATTTGGAATTTTGTAAAATCCAAATCTCCAAATAGAAGAGAAGTTGTCTCTACTGGATAAATTTTACATATAAAACCTATAAAAAGTCGAAATGGAGTAATAGTAGTATAATCTATACCCGCTTGCCACAACTGTGCTTTCATTGATGCAGGAGTTGATAACAAACTATGAACCATAGAATAATATTTTTGTTCACCATAATCACAGATTTCGCCCAATGTAGGTTGATGTATTTTGATATGTTCTGATACTACAAAATCTTCTCCTCTATAAATTTTAAGTTCATCGTTGTCAAAATACTGTTCTTTTTTTACTGCCAATACTCGTTATTCCTGATCAAAGATTTTTCGTTAAATGGAGTATAAGCAATTCCATTTAAATCTAATAATTGGAATACAAGAGTCCTTACCAAATAATGATTATCCGTAGTAGACTCTTTTGAGGAGATTAATTTTGCTTGCATTCCGAATATATTTGACCAATTAAAGCGTTCACGAATAATTGACCCAATAAGATCATGACGAGAAATGCCAGTTTTAGAATCAAGTCGATCTGCTTCCTGACAGAAGATAGTAAAGGTGATTTCTGTATATTTCTGAATATTGTTATAACGCGGCAACTCATCGAACATTACCTGATAACAAACATAATTTTTCACTTTTGTCTGCGTATCAGGAATAAAAAGCGCAGGACGGATATTTGCTGAGTCACCAAAATATTTATCCCATTCCCCTAATGGCTCATGAGTTTCTGGGTCCCAATTTATATTCCCGTCTTCATCAAAAAGTTCAGACTCTAATTCTTTTTCGTCCATTGCATATAGCAGTTCAGGACAGTAGAGTAGAGCATTTTTAATTTTATTTTTATATCGAATTGTTTCATCATCAGGAGTTTCACAATAAGCCCGAAGTTTATTTAAAAGATCATCTTTTGTTATTAATTCAGCCATGTTACACCTCCTAGACAATCAACTGCAGTTGCAGTGGTTCAGAATCAAAAGATATATCACCTTTGATAACAGTACACTTAAATGTAATCAGTTTAGTTAGCTGCGATCTATCGTCAGGAAACTTCACTTTCATCTGATTATAAGCAGCTGGACGCCAGGTTACTTTGTCAGTCCAATCTTCGTTACCTATACTGCAAGACCAAGTAAAGGTTGCATCAGAATATTCTTTTGTAATATCATCATCGGAATCTTTAAAAATATTGAGCGTAAGCGTTTTATAGCTGCCACCAACTTTAAGAGAATCTGTAGATGCTGAGATTTTAGAATAAACAGATGGTAGAAGAGCGGGAGCGGATGGATCGGTAGGTGTAACACCATCACTGAAATAATCAGCCCACATACCTATAATATAACCATCGGAATCCTTTTCGATATAATCATGATTTTGTTCAAAGAAAGTCTGATATAAAGTAAGACGTTGAATTCCTAATGGCTGAGAATTCTCAACCTTACTGATTTTCCATGCTATAGGATGATCTGTAAAAGCACTTACGAGTACACGCATAGTTTTACTCTGATCATCGGTATACCAAATTTTGTCAGTAATTGAATTTAAAGGTAATAAAACTTTGTCCTGATTTTCTTGCGTTGTAAATCTAAGATCCGTCCATAGACCACTGTTATACGAGTTTTGGCTTCTTAAAACAGCCCACATTCTACGTTTAATGCGTTCTTTGCCATTACGTTCTATCCACATAAAATTGTAATTAATTGGAAGAACCAAATACTTTGTGAACTGATTTGCTGGCTCACTAAGAATAATCATCCATTTCCTATAAACGCCTTTTTCATCAGGGATATCGCAATATAATCCTGTTGGAAATTCTGCGCCGTATTTTCTTCGAAAATCTTGTTCATAATAGTATAGTTGATCGTTCTTTGTAAATTCCACTGGCTGACTTGGTTTAAACTGAATATAATAATCGACCTGATCTTTATCAATGGACTGATATGATTTGACAATAAATTTTGCATCAATACGAGTTTTTGTTGTACGCTCGTATGTCATATGATCTTTTTTATCTGGCTGATCATCATGATAATAATCGTAAATATAACAAACTTTAGATTGGATGTTATTGCCCCAAGTTTCTTCCATCGCCATATCAGACATTTGTTTGAGTTGCTGACCGATGGTTAAATTTGAGCCGTAGATCCTTTTGGCTTCTCTAAATGACGGCATCTTCATCACCGTCCTTTATTTTTAAAACTTCAACTCCGGCATCTAATACCAATTTCCTATATGCTTTAAAATCAAAATCTGGTTGATTATAAACATCCTGGGCGGCTTTTAATAGGCTCATGACATCCACTACATTTTTATGATAGTAGAGGAGATGATTAAATCCGCCTAGTTTAGTCAATAAACTTTCAAAAGCCTGATTGACATCAATATTTCTATAATCATCACAGGTATTGGGATCTACACAGAGCAATAAGAAATAAATAGAATTTCGAAGATATTTTTTGGTTTCATTAACCTGATTATCTGTAAAGGTTCCATAGAGATGTTTCATTCCGTACCTCCGCTCAGATAATCATTATTTTCATATCCATAATCACGGATGAGTCTGCGCAATGATTTTTCGAGATATTCAACGCGCTCCATATTGCTTTTATAATTAGATTGAAGTTTCTTTTCTTCCTTTCCACCAATTATATTTGCAATATTGAGGATGTTATCAATCTTTGGACGCATCCACTGGATTACCATAAATTGTGCAAAGACATGTTTTACAAAATCATCATCGCTATCCTCATCAACAGGATTAGTGAGAGAGTATGTAAGTGTCATAATTTCATCATCTAATGTAATAGAAGAGAAGATCTTCCTAATATATGGTTTCCCAACGGCTGCATGTAGCCAATTTCTCATTAAATCATAAGCATAATCATCTGGCAGAGAAAAGAACGTGCTATCCTCTACCAATGGATAGAAACAGCTATAAATTTCATCGTAGGTCATAAATCACCTCCGATTTATTAGTGCATCTTAAGGTCTAATCGAGTACCACATACTTCATCAATATAGTTTGCCTTATTAAGCTGTTCAAAAGTTCCATTTTCAATCTGAGTTGCAAACAGTGTAATGATCGCTTCACGAGTTGGAATAGGAAGCTGTGGGAATGCAACTTTGAAGTCCCTTAACGGAAGTTCAATAAGCTTCTTAATATCCTGTTCATCGTACATTTCTTCATATACACGTTTGACATCCATCCAGTGCTCATCATTGATCAGATTTGCATCGTCAATAACAATGTCTGGATTGAAAATAGATTCTGTATGCTCAAGCATGGCAGCTTTTAAATCCTGGTACTCTACGTTACGTACATCACCAGTACCAACAAAGGTATAAGTCATTCCTGTATGTCTACCTGAAAAATAAAGAATTCCTGGGAAAACAGAATGGCACCTAATCATCTCATCAGGACGATAATCTGCATCGGTCTTTACTTTTTTCTCCACAGCTTTTTCTTCTTCTTTCTTAGCGGTATCCATTTCAGAACGAATAAACTCAATCTGTTCATCATCAAGAACGGATGTGGCAACATATTTCTTATCACTGGATTCATTTAAAAGATCAATTAAGACTTTACTTTTGACATCCAGTTCTTTTGCTAATTCAAATAATTTCATTTCGTGTCCTTTCAATCAAAAATTTGGTGAGCAGAAGTAAATCTACCCACCAATAAAAGTCATTAATTAAGCTTCAAATTTCCATACACCAAATCTACGGTTAGTAATGGTTTCAACGCCCATAGTAGTCTTGAACTCGTAATCCTTGGTATCATCGCCGTTGTCAGCAATCTCGGAATGCTCAACAATTTCGTCAGCACCTTCATAGTAGAACTTAACGAACTTATCAATGTTACCTGGCATGATGATAACCTGATTGTCTGCTTCCAGATATGCAGTTTCATCATTGTACTCGAATGGGTTTGGTAATTCTACGATAGTAGTACCTTCAAAGTTACCAAGACGACCCATTGTGTAAATGTCGTTCTTTGCTGCTTCGGAGATCCAGTTTACATCACCAAAACCAGCTAACTCACCAAGAGCAACTTCAGTACCCATGATAACAGCAGTAGAACCAGTAGCTCTCTTAACGTCTGCAATCAGCTCCTTGAAGTTTTTCTTGTTGGCAGTATTTGCCAGACCCTTACGATTCCACTTGGTCTGAACTGGTAACTGCTTAACAGCACCCATAACCTGATTGTGGATCATGCGGTTAACCTGAATAGTGAAAGCACGAGAGATGGCATCGATCAGTTCATTCCAATCTTCAACACCCTGTAAGAATCTGCTCATTTCCATATAAACCTTTGCACCATAGGTAGCGGTCTTTACGGAAATCTCAGAACCCTTATTTAATCTCTGTCTCTCGATGTTGTGATGTCCACCGCTGATTTTAGAGATATTCAGGATCATATCATCAGCTTTAATATAGAAAGAGTTCTTTGTACCAAGAACCATAGTTTTAAACTCTACATACTGACGGAACCACGGATCATTTGCCCAACCAGTAATTAAAGTATTATCCAGAGTCTCTTCCAGAATCTCGAAAATTGCTTCACGAACAGATTCCTTCTTGAATGCCCTCTTAATCTGTAATTCATTTGGGTTCTCTGGTAATCCAGCTACCTCTCTAATTTTATTTCTAATTACAGTGTTTGCCTGAGCCTGTGTCTGACCCTGTAACTGATTTTTATATGTATCGATACAAATCTTTGCGAATGTATGGATATCCTTTAAATCTGTAAAATTCTGCTGCATTACATCACTGTAATCAGCGAAAAATAATCTCTTAGACATAATTTATCTTTCCTCCTTTCTCATTACTCTGCATGATTCTTCATTACGAAGATGGTATATTTGCCGTTTGGCTGCTTATGAAGAATGTAACCAACGAAAGCATTGGTATCAGACTTATCAGTAGCAGAAGTATCCAGCTTGAAAGTACCGTCCTTTACTACGACATACTTCTGTTCATCTGGCTGTGCGCCTTCATCAAAACAAGCCTCATCAACAGAGAATCTGTCACCCTTGTATACTTCGTAAGCACGACCTACCTCGCCAACACCAAGGTAATAGTTATCCTCATCCTGGAAAGACTTGGTATATTCCTCATACAGTTTTACTGGAGTTAAATGAAGAACGATCTCATCTGCTGCAGTTGGAGCAACGGCCTTAAAAGTATCGTTATCCTCCCATTTTGTTGGATCTGGATAAGCAACTACGTTGCCATTATCAAGTTCTTTGTCAGATACAATATTAAAGAAATGGCCGCCAGCCATGGTTGCTAACATGAGAGTTGATTCCGCACAACCTCTACCGCCATTAGCAAATTTTTCAAATACACTTGCCATTTTGATTTCCTCCTTGTTATTTTTTGAAATTTAAGCAATAAAAAAGAACCTCAGTCTGAGATCCTTAACTTAGTTAATATTTAGTTGTAATTAATTCAGAGATTTGAAGTAATCTCCGTAAACATTCTGGTCTTTAGCTGTATCAAAATCTGAGAAAATAGATACTTTATTCTTTGGTTTTTTCTGAGCAGGTTCTGCGTCTACTTCACCAAAAGAAAAGTTCTTAGTAGTTTTTACAAGTCTTCCAAGAGCTGCATCAGCCTTTTCAGCAAGTTCTTCCTTTGTAAATTTCTTTACGATATCATTGTTCATCAGATTTTTAAATTCATCAGATTCTAGATAGTTTGCATATGCTGGATCGTCAAATACAGTCATCTTATCAGCAATACTTTCTGCTTCCTCGTATTTAGATAACTTCTCAGAAATAGCAGCGTAGTTAGCGCGCATATCGTTAAGTTCTGCATATTCAGAATCTGTAAGATATTCTTTATGAAGAATATATCTGTCTCCATCAAATGTAACAGAATCATCTTTTACAGAATACTTCTGACCAAAGATCTTATTTCCGTCCCAATTTTCATATACAAAATAATCATCATATACATTTGTGATATAATACCAATCATTTTCATCACTCTCAATTGCTGAAAGTAAATTATAAAGGGCATATTTAATATCTTCGTGTGAAACAGAGAATTCTCTTTTCAAAACTTCAAATGTCTGATCACTTCCATTATTACTATCTCCATCGAATGAATTTTCGATAGCGGTAGTGCCAGATCCATTGTCACCATCTCCGTCAGAAACAGCCTGGTTATCGTCATTAGAACTATTCTGATCTTCGCCAGTTCCTTCTCCTGCAATAGCAGTAGAATCTGTATCATCGCTAAACATTTCTAAAAATTTTGCCTCTAACTCTTCATCGGACAATTCAGAATAGTCAAAGGTAATATCATCAATAGTTTTGTTATACTGTGTTAACAGCTTTTCTAACATATTCATTCTGTTTTCGTTTCCTCCTTTCTCCTGATTATCTTTTTCATTTTTATTAAAACAAATAGATTCCAGTTTTTCTAATCTTTCTCGCAATTCGAACATATCTTTATCATATCGATTGATGACACCATTGTTTTCGATACTAAAGTCTACAATATCAAGACGGGCATTTTTCATTCCTTCGCCAACGTCTTCAAGGGTTGTAGGGTTCTTTCCAAGACAGGTTGCTCCTAAAATAACAACATCAGTCAAATCAAGAACATGTGTTTCTACGTTGTAAGATAATTCATTAACCGCAAGCTCAACGCTTACCTTTGTTCCACCTTTTCTTTCAATAATTGAAGCGGCATCAGTGTATCCAACAGGAATTGCACAATATCCGTATAAGAAATTATGTCCTGTGTCTTCTTCAACTTCGAAATACGGATCATCAGATGTAAAACATCCAACCTGTTTCTCAAAATATGTAGTAGTGCCATCTTCATTCAATTCCATATCATGAAAAGTGAAGTCTTTTAAAGTCTCGCCATTTTCATCTGTATATTCCATAAAATTTGCAAGAATAGGCTTATAAGCTAAAGTCTTACTTGCCTTTGTTAAAGCATCATCTGTCACATTAGAATGATTCCGATTTTCTCCAGAGTGCATTAATTTCACTTTACAAAATAGAAGAGAATCATCACCATTTTCTTTCATCACTTCAAATTGAGCTGGAACTTGAACAGATAACTGATATCCAGTTTTATCAGAATTAAAATTATAATCAACTTTATTAGAAGAAATCAAATTATATAAATCCTCTAAACTATAAATTCTTTTTTTTGACATTATCCTTTATGTTTAACCTCCTTTCTTTGAGTAATAAAAAATCCACTCAAAAGGAGTGGCTAAAAACAAAGTACATTACTAAATTGTACATTTTCTATATCCATACCTTTTTCGAATAAAAGTTTCCCATCATTCAAAAAAGTATAAATACCATTATTTTCATCAATCTGCTGAAAACCTAATTTCTGTAAAATTGCCACGGTTTCCAGGCTTGATGTCTTTATAAATTTCTTATCCATTCGGTATCACCTACCTTATTTCTCACGAGTAGCGCTGCCTTCATCCGTTAAATCAGCAGAATCAGACTCTGGCCTGCCTCCATTTACAGGATCAGTTCCAGAAGCGCTCTGTGTGTAACTTGTACTTAGTGGCTGCATCAAATCAGATAATCCTATCGCTTTCTCTAATCTAAGAGACATTTCCTGTTCAAGTTGACTATCACCATCCAGAATTCCAATTTTCATTCTTGAAAATCCATTCTGCGCAGACTCCAGATATTCTTTTCTTTTTGCTTTTCTGGTATAAGGACATACTCCTTCAAGATATTTGATATGTGCATGTCCATCGCCAATTACATACTTGAAGTAAAGATTTAGATAATTATTCAGCTGTGGAACAATGGTGCTGTGCGCCACTTCCATATCTGCAATAATCTGTGCTTCGTAAATGGTCGTACCCGTTTTGTCATTATCAAGAGTAACACCGCCCACACGTTTAAAAAGATTGGAGAGTGAACTAGAGATCATATCTGTATCATCTGTAGTGTTTAGATCCTTAAATTCAATTGCCTCGATTGGAAGAGGAGAGATGCAAGTATTTACATATTCAGGTACAGCCGCCGCAAATTTGTTATAGTATTTCAATGCGGTAGCAGGATCAACTTCAAAGTCGTCAGGGTCTTCTGTACCAGACAACGGCTTTAATCGTGCCACTAATAATTTATAAGCACTCAGTTCATCCTTGGCAGTTTTTAATGCCTGAAGGTCAATATTGGAAATGATACTTTCGAACAAACTTGCGAATGGAGGATAATCCATTGTTGGATCATCAGCATTTACTTTGAAACATATCTGCCTTTCTGGATCGAGTTCCTGCCAGCGCAAAGAAGTGTCTTTGTCGTAGGCGTCATATTTTTTCTTAAACTCACTATCCCAGTATTCCAGATATGTCGGATGACTTCTGAAATAACTGAAATCAAATGCGAATCTAAATACGCCTTCTTCGATAGAAGATACTCTGCAATAATCTCCATCTAAAATCTGGTAGAAGCATGTGCCACCTTCCTGATCTGAATCGTCATATACGTAGGCATAAACTGAGTCTTCCCGCCATGCCGTTAAAAGAAGTTTTGTAATCTCATTTTCGAAATTCATTCTTTGCCAACGAAGCATTGTCTCATAATAATTATCAGTAATTTCCTCATCTGACATTTCACGGGGATCTCCGATAGGAGTGATATGGAAAGCATCTCCACATACCATCCTGGCGTAAAAGGTACAAATACGCCGGTATTCGTAGCAAAGTCTGTATAAGTATCTGCTTAAATTACGAAGCTGGGATTCATAAGTTTTGGGAGATTTTAGATAAGTTCTAAGAGTTTCACGAGAATAAGATTGAAATGTTCTTGCCTCTGTTTTAGATAAATCAGTTAGCTGTAGTGCATCAATCATTGATTTTGTTGCAGCAAACATTTCTTTGACTTTTTCTTGTTTAGAAATTACAGAAGCCACTTGCTTAACCGTTTTCTTTCCAGTAGGAGTAGAAATAGTAGGAGTGACTTTTTTTGTAGATAATAGTTTATCAACCTTGTCCTGCTTAGACAGAGGTGATATTTTTATACTGTTTGATACAGTAGTAGGTGTACTATCTAACACCTTTGGTTTATTTTTTGAGCCTTTTGGTCTGCCCACTGTACACCACCTTCCTGTATATATTTTTAAGATTGTATTGATGTAATTAGCTGAAATACGAATAACGTTTTGCTGTTTTAATTGGTAGAAGATCTACAAGATCAGAAGTGGAAGAGGAACGTTTCTTTTTTTGTTTTATATGTTCAAGTCTTTTTTCCGATAAAAACCAGCCGAGCATTGCTAAGACATACGCACGGTCGTCATGCATAGTTGCTTCGGAATTACCTGTATCTGCATCTTTATGTGCTGGCAATTTAAAGCTGTCTTTACCACCATCACGTTTCACACGGCATATATTTACAATCTCTTCTTTCATGATATCAATTTGAGTCAATGCAACTTCTTCATCGAGAGAAAGTTTATACACTTTTGTTTTTGCCGCTTCGATTTCAGAAAGTCTTTCTTCTAATGCTTCTTCATAAGCACTTACGTCAAGATCCATCTTATCAAGATCGGCTCTTATTTTTGCTTCTGAATCTTTCATTAATTTATCATCGACTTCAAGAATATTCAAATAACCTTTATTATCATATTTCTCTGTAAAATGGATTTTATTTGCTTCCACCATTTTAATTAAGGCTTCAAACATTTCTGCTTTATATTTAGAAGGTTCAATAAGTTTCAGCTTGTTGACTGCATCAGGATATCTTTTAGAATAAATATCACCGTTTGTATATTCTTTATCTAAAAGACCTCTATGAGCCTTACCGCTTTTATCTTTCCATTCTTCAATTAAACTATCTCTAACCCAAGAGTTTCCGCCTCCACCAGAACCCGCATCAGCTAAAAACAATTCAATATTGTCATAATCAATAGCATCCCCATTATAATCAAGAAGAAGTTTATGAATCTCTTTAATTTGGTCTTGAGTCATCATAGGTGTTTTACGTCTCAGTCCTAAATCTGCAAAAGAAACTACATTTACGATATCCATTGTATACCCTTCTTCTTCATCATAAAGCAATTCACCAATACCAAGAACAGAACAGTCTGTGCTACGGGCAGGGTCATACGCAAAAACAAATTTCCTAGTATTTGTATCATTTGATAAAACTGGAGGTCGATTATAAGAATTACGCACAATTAAAGCACGTTTGATAATTTGGCCCACGCCGCCGTCTTGTGTGAATTGGTTATAATATTCACGATTTGCTTTTTCTGGATTATTTCTGATTTCATTTTCGATAGTTTCTCTGTTAAGAAGAGAAACGGGATATTTTTTTCCATGAAATGTTGTGTTAATAACAATATCACAATTCAAATCTGCAACAAAATATCTTGGATCTCCAAGTAACATTCGTTTAGAAAAATCACGATATTTATGATAAAATGCTGTATCAATAGAAGAAGCTGAAGAAGCATAAAGAAGTTGATGAGGAAATTCTTTTGGAATAGTGGAGACATCTACCGTACCACCTAATTTAAAGTTAGAGTTTTGTGTAGTAAATGCACCAATAACATTAAATTCTTCTTCTGAAAGCCAACCTCCTTCATCAAAATAGACGGCTTCGCATCTCTTACCTCTTTTGGCATTTATATTTGAGTTTAAGGTTTTTACAAAACTGCCATTGTATAGCCTATAAGTAAAACCCATTGGATTATGAATAAATCCAGATGAGTTTGCTTGAGAAATTTCAACTTCATTTTTAAAAACATCCGTTAATCCTGTCATAGACTCGATATTTTTCATTGCAATATCTTCGATTTTACGAAATGTTTCTTGTGACTGGTCAGCAGTACCAGAACATATATATATTCGATAATTATTATGTAAAAGACCTCTCAACATTGCATAAAGTGCAAGTTTTGTGGTTTTTCCAGCTGAACGAGATTCTAACCATAAAACATATGGTCTTGTCCAACTCATCATAAAAGTATATTCCTGCGAATCAAGAAGATCGACCCCTACGAATTCCGATAAAAATCTAGTAGGGTATTTTAATCCCCATTGACGAATTTCAGCTAACTTTTTATATCCTTCTAATTTTCTTTGAGATATTTCTCGTTCAGTAGGTTTTACATAAATATGATAATCACTTGGTATAAGTATTCCAGACTCTGTTTCAATCATGATTATCACCTTCTAATTCTATGCCATGTTCATTTATCAAAGATTTCAAATCGTAATTTTCTCTTAATAGAATCCTAGCCTTTTCTTCATTGATATCAGCTACCTTTTTATATTTATCAATTAATTCTCTCTGCTGAATCAACATATCATGGAAGTCATTTTCATCCAATCGAATCTGTTTAATTATTGCTGCATCACTTATTTCTGCCACTTGAGATAATCCATTAGAATATTCTACGTCATATAAATTTGTTTCCGCCTCAAGTAAATTCATTTCTTTCATTTTTTTTACTTTTCCAGTCCAAGTATTTTCACCTTTTGAAGCATTAACAGAATGTTTTAAACTGATTCCATTGTCTTTTGCTAAATTTAAAACAGAAGATGTTATTTTATTTTTTGTGTCTTCCAGATTTTTAATAGTAGAAATATTTTTCTCCAAATTTCTAACATCTCTCATTAAAAGAGTAATCATATCATTGATTTTTTCTATATGACTAAAACCTTTTACAATTTCAATAGAAGATGAAGTTTTTAACCTATCTTCATTAGCATCTTCACTTGAATCAAGATATCCAATTAAACTTGCATATAAATATGGCTGATCCTCTAATGCTTCTTTTTGAAATGGATCATAACCTAACAACCTAACAACATCTTTTTTATTTTGTGAAAAAGAAGAGAGAAGTTCTTCACTGTAATCAGAAACGGTTTCATTTTCATTATTAGAAGTAGTAGACATGTCAATCGGAGCAAATATATCTGAATCCGCAAAAGTCATACCATAATAATTTTGCATAGCAATATTTTTAATGTATGAATTCCAGTAATTACTTTTAACTCTTCCAGATACAATATTTTCTGTTTCCAAAACACTTGAGTCCCATACTTTTTCAAGAAAAGGTTTATTTAAATATCTTAGGGCAAGTTGTACTGATGTTTTATCGGGTTCATGTTCAACACCATCTTTCCCAACTTTTAATGCTAATTTTTTTGCACAATCCTTACAAATTGGAGTCAGCCCACTTTTACTTAAAGGATCGGTACTAATATAAAAAGCATCAGCTGACTTATGCTTATCACACATATGGCACCATGCACCATCTTTTAAAGTTTGTATTTTATTTTCAAGATCTGTAATTTTTTTCCTAGCTTGAGCAACTGTTATTTTAGTTGCTGGTTCTTTAGCTGTCGCCAATAACAGTCACCTCATTTCATTTAATTTTTAAATAAATAATTGCACGGAGAATCGAACTCCGTCAGCCTAACCAGGCACGATACATTTCAAGGCTGCAACCTCTAATTTGTAACGGGTTTTCTGTTTCCAATAATGCAATTACTGCTCATACATACTTATTTGCTTTGCACTATTGCAGTAGATATAATTCAAATAAATACAAGAACAAAACGCCGCCATAGGGACTCGAACCCCAAAGCCTTTTACAGCCCACTGCTTTCAGGGCAGCTTCCTCATCCAGCCGGATTAGCGGCAGACGCAGCAGGTAGGACTCGAACCTACAAACCGAATTAACGATCGACTGGATAGCAACCAGTTCCAATACCAATTATGGGACTACTGCAAATAAAAAGCAGGAGAGTAGTGCTGATCCACTCAGATCTATACCCATCGAATCATACAGTATATAGACTTTAGCATCAGGTTTCCTGCGTATATCCCTGTCTTTCCAGAGTGCCAGACCGCCCAGCAGTCATTCAATAATCTTTCAAACCCAGACTTGGTGCAAGCACCACTTCTGATAAAAGTCTCCATCGGCTTTTGTTCAAAAATAAGGAATCAATACAGGCATCGACTCCTCGGAAACTCATAAGAGTTTTGTTCAATTTGACAAATAAAACCAATAGTGATATTATATTTCCGTTAGAGGTCGAGACTTCCAAAAGGAGTCATAGAGATGCCCCCGCATCTCGTGGTAAGCCAGACAATAAACAACACGTTACAAAGGTCGCCGTTTTTAGTGGTGGGTGTCAGCCTGTGTATCTCAATTCTGTAAGAAAGGAGGTACACTATGAATACATTTAAACTTGTTATTCTAGGTCTCAAAGGTCTAACGTGGCTCTTAGAGTTACTAATGACTCTTTTTAAATGACACCATAGTTGGTGAGTCTGGTGGGAATATAACATCATTATTGGTTTTATTTATACATAAGAGAGTACAGACTCTCTTTTTTTTAACGCCGCATTTGAGCAGTAGCGACAGTGAATATTTAGTTTACCCTTGTCCTTCACTACTAACAAGTCATCGCTCGGCATTTTTTTTTAATCGGTTAGCCGTGTGACCGATGCTCACTGGTTGTTTTGAAAGCAAAAATGGAATGCATTTAATCATAGAATTTTAGACATAAAAATAACCGCCTTATATATTAAGACGGCTATGTAAAAATTATTTTAGATTGTCTATAATATCAGAAAATTCAAAATCTGATTCTTCAATATATTCAAGTAATAAATCAAAGATGTCTGGTTTCATATATCCTATAACTTCATAAGATATTTTATTCTTATCAAAGTAATACCATTGATCTGATTTAACAAATCCATTTCTATCATTGTGTGGATCAGTTATTGTATCATCAGAAACAATTGGGAAATTACCTGGATACGACATTTTTCGTTGTTTCTGTGTTTCATCTTTAAAAGAAGATAATACATTGGCAACGAAATCGTATGGAAGCCCTTGAATTTCACCATTTTCATCGTTAATAACTACAAAAGAATGAGATGAAATAGTCTTTCCATGATCTTTATATTTCCTTACTATAATAATATCACCGATTTTGCACATAATGTATCCCTTGTTTATCTATAAATACTTTTTCTTCACCTGTATAAACAGTGTCTTTCCATTTCATAGGTGTTACATCTTTTAATGCATCTTCCATAGAAACAGTATGATGTTTACGAAATCGTAATTTTGACATATCTAATTTTCTGTAAGTTGCCTCCATAATGCCACCTCCTATTGAATTATGGAAATATTACCCCAATCCATTATATCACAATTAGACTATAAATACAAGATTAGATTGCAAATCGTAGAAAAAGAGTAGAAATACTATAAATCGGAAAGAGATTTCTGTTCTTGTTTTTTAATTTCTCCAACTGAAAAATATTTTTCAAACTTCTCATCTGCTGAAATATCTTTGTACACGGATACCATATCTAAAGAACTCCAGCCAATTAACATTTGGATGACATCATCAGGGAGGCCACTACGGGAGCAACTACTTGTAAAGAAATGACGTAGGCTATGCCAATAAAAATCGGCCCCAACAATATTAGTAAATGTTTCAGCCCAACTATCTAGTGTCTTCGAATCCATTGGTTCATCAATATATTCTCCATTTACCTTTTTAGGAAACAGCCATTCAGATTCTATACCATTTTCTTTTCTATAGTTCATCCATAAATCCAAATAAGGTTTAAAGGGTTTGGCAAGTACGTACAAGGTAAGCATTTTCCCGCGAGAACCACGCCCTTTTGTTTTCACTTCTTCAGGTGTTTTGTATAAAGAACCATAGATAATATTTTCATCATTAAAATATGAAACTTTAAATCTCGGTAATTCACTTTTGCGGCGCCCGCTATTTATAGCCAATGAAAGCATACATGCCTGATCATATTTCCCCTTTTCTACTAAACTATCTAATAATTGTTTAAGCTGTTCATCTTCAAATACCGTTTTTGTTAATACTTTTTCATTAACAGGATTTTCAATTTTACGAATAATAGGTCTAAAATTCTCATATTCATCATCAAGCATATTTTCCACATAATTGGAAAGTGAAGATAATGTAGATTTAACTCTCCGCATTCTTGCAGGACTCCATTTCCATTCGGTTAAACAATGACTTTGATATTTAGAAATTTCACGTTTTGATAAATCAATAAAAAATTTGTTATGACAATATTGAAGCAGATATACCCAAAAAATATTTAGATCATGCTCATATGCTTCGAGAGTAGAACCTGCTCTATCAATTGAACGTAAATAATCAATAAAATCTTTTCCCAATTCTATATTCTCAGGATTAACCTGACTTAACAACTCAGGCGACACAATAACATTATGCTGTACTTTTCTTCCCATTCATCTCACTTCCTTTACAAAAAATAAAAGAAGCGAGATAGTAATGAGGCTATGCCGCTTCTTTTTATAAATACCATTTTGAAAATAAGTGTAATTTTTTACACCTTTTCGCTCTAAAAGGTGTAAATATATACACCTACAATGAAGACTTTTTATAGTATTTTAAGTAAAAATCTTACATATGGTCCTCTAATTCTATACTACTTGATGTCTCTTCAATATTAGCCCATTTACTTTTACTAAATAAATCTACAATTTCTTTTTCTATATCTTGACCTCTAAGAAAAATATAAGGGTTAACTACAAAACACTTTTTCGTCTTATTTGCATATGTATCGGATTGTCTTTCAACTTTCTTCATGATATCTTTTTTACATAATGAACTTATAATTCTTTTAAAAGTTTCATAATTCTCACCTAAGATATCACTTATAGTTTTGCCGTCAACGATCTTGCCATTATATCTTAATATTCCGTCATTATAAGAAATGAAGGGTATGAGTGCCATAGTGACCGCATATTCCTTGGTAGGCAATTCTTTAAATAAAGCCGTAATAGGATGTACAAACACCTTGACAAACGCCTCCTTCTTTTGGAAATTTATTATATGTGTTTGTTTATAATTGTTCTGCTGTTGACGTACGATTTTGTCACCTTCATATATTTCACTTAATATTTCTCCATACTCACTGACAACTGTACCAACTCTAATTTTTTCTTTTGTATCAATCATTTGAATCACCACCTATCGAGAAGCTTTATAGTTGGCTACGATTTCTTCAAGCTCTGGTGATTCATTAAAATAGAATACGTTTTTTCCATTTTGATTTTCATTTGGACGCATATCCAGTAATACAAAACCATGCTGCATTAAAATACCTGCAAGTTTCATGTTAAAAATTGTTTTAATTTTTGTGTCTCTCATATGTTTTATTCTCCATTCATTTGATATAATTGCACATCACTCGCAAGAGTGGTGTGCGAGGATTGAGCCTCTGGCTCGATCCTATAGTGCCACAGGCACATACTTAGTTATTTTCCATTTCATAAATAAAACTTTGAATTAATGGGTAGAGCAGGAGTCGAACCTGCGGTGTTTCTGATGTAACCGATTTACAGTCGGTTGCCCTCGCCTCTAGGCACATCTACCCAAATTATAAGAGTGCGTAGCCATAATAGACCACGCACCCATACACAAAAAGACTAATGAATTTTCATATCTAAAATTACTTTGCTTCTTTAGCAACCTCAGCAGCTTCATCTGGATGAGCAGCCGCCCACTTGTCACATTCCTTCTCAAAGGTAGTGCCAGGGAATGTCAGCCAACCCTTTGCCTTACATCTTGGGCAATCATCTGGATGGCTCTTGCCCATACCAGGACCAAACTGAGACATATGCTGTTCATATTCAGCCTTCTCCATCGGGGACTCATATTCAATTTTTCTATGCTTGTAATCGTAAATCATACAAAAGCTCCTTTCATAAAAACGCAAAAATAGTTACTTATTTCCCTCTTCCTGTTTAGGAAGAAGTTTATCTACAGCCTTATCCAGCTGTTGTTTTCCATAGGCTTCGATACTCTCAAATGCACGGTCTACAATCTGAGAGATCATTTCAACAGTAAAAATAGGACGCATATATACAGGCACAAAAGCATATAGTTTTTCCACTACATACTCATGTTTCATGCCACCGGCTTTTACTATATCCTTATATACAGACTCAGCTTCTGAGATATAATCGCCAGCAACTTCTTTTAACCTGGAATTCGTCCTAAAATAAAGGCTCAGACCGCCAAGGATAACCCATACGACAATCTGAGCAATATTGATAATTGTATTAATATCCATAATATTTTCCTCGAATTAATAACCGAGAAGCTTTAGAAAATCCTTCATCTGTTTTTCAGATAACTTTTCAGAAGTGTAGAAGGTATGGCTTGTATACTTACCATCTTCAGACTTACTTACAGTAAATCCATGAATGTCATCATCTTCATCAGTCTCTACATCCAGCTTCATTTCACCATCATGTAGCTCTGCGCAATCTTCACAGTTTTCATCACATTCATCTGTAAGACCAAACAGAATAACTTCCCTCTCAAGATCTTTACATTCTTCAATCACGTCCTGGGAGACAGATCCATCCATATCAATATAGAAGATATCTGCATCATACAGATCACCGTAATCATCCAGTGGGATGACAGTTACATAACCTTCGTCAGTTACGCTTAACATATATTCAATATCTGGATCGTCATCAGTAAGATCAACCCTCCAAATACTGGTTTCATCCAGATCCATAACCTCGTCAAAAATGTATTTGACCAGATCTCTGCCCGCGATCAGAGCTACAGTTTTATCTGTATGATATAAATGATGAATGAACTTATATGCTAATTCTGTGTAGTCATAAACAGTGATAATGTTTAAATTTTCTTTAACTTCAGGTGTTTTATTTTCAGTTACCTTTTTCATTTAAACGTATTTTCCTTTCATTCCTTATGTCGGATGCAATATGTACTATTTATTTTTTCTGGGATGGGAGAGTGTTAAATTAAGCACCCTTTACAGCATCCTTTAAAGCGGAGCCAGCCTTAAACTTAACAGTCTTAGTAGCTGCAATTTCAATCTCTTCACCAGTAGCAGGATTTCTACCAATTCTTGCAGGTCTTTCTGCTACATCAAAGCTACCAAAGCCGGTGATTGCAACCTTCTCACCCTTAACCAGTGCATCCTTAACTGCTTTAAAAACTGCATCTACAAAAATAGTAGTATCCTTTAAAGAAATCTTTGCATACTTCTCGTCCTGTACTGCAATTGTCTGTACGTTCTTTACTAATTCGGTCTTGTTCATAAAATAAATATCTCCTTTTTCTCGTTAAAATTTTTTAAAATAAAAAAGGGTAGCTGCTCCGAATGGAGTCAACTCCCTATGATTAGTTACGATTTTCTTTGCGGATGATCGAGAACCTATTTGTTTATGCGATTTTAGCTGATCGACAACAGCGGGTTTGTCACCCAAAAATATTGTGAAATTTATAACTTAACTTTTACACAAATTTTAGTTTAAAGAAATTAACTTTGTTTTGTCATCAATAACATGACCATTTTTATCCAGACAGATAAACATAAATCCTTCCTTCTGAGAATTGATTAACTGCCCATCTGTATACTTCATCTGCTTTGTTTCACAACAGCATCCTTGCTCGTAAATAGATGTATTTCCAATCTTATAAGAACAATTTAAACATAGCTCCATTTTAGTTGTTCTCCTGTTGTAGGGTGCTTTTTATAATAATAAAACCCATCATCCTTCAAAGTTCTATTAAAATTATTATTGTTCCCGCCACACCATTGCATAGCTTCTTTTATTGAGTTAAAAACTTTATTCGTGTTTAAACATTTAATTTTTTTTTGATGATGTTTTTCATCATGTATTTTCAAATATCTATTTTTTACATACTGCATTTTTTCTTCTGCAAATTGAATATCTGATTTATAACACCAAACTAAAGGTTCATGTGTCACTACATCTTTTCCAGCGGATAATAATTTATTATTACAACATTGCGAAATTGAGGAACTATTTATACCATATAATCTCCCTGCTTCCGTTGCATTTTTAAAGCTTTCTTTTTTATTAATACAATAAACTTCATTTATATATTCGCATTTTTTCTTTTTAAACGGCATATAGAAATATATTTGATTCTCATCATAATATTTCCAGATTCCTCGCTCACCATTTATATATCCAGCAGTTTGTAATCCGGATTTTTCTGAGCAACATTGTTGGATATAATCTTTATTAATACCAGTTTGTTGAGAAGCTTCGACAATAGTGTCATATATTTCCATAGTATTCAAACAAATTACTTTTCGAGAATTGCCATTTGAACTTCCTAAATTTACTTTCCCTTTTCTCGCTTTACTTAATTTTTTTGAAAGCTTACGTTTTTGACTTTCGTTATATCCAGAAATAGTATCACCACCATCTCCACCAGAAGCTATATTGTAAAAATTATCTGAATCTACCGCATTATAAAAAGAAATCCAATATATTTCTCTTTCGTCTAATTTTTCTTTTGACTCACATTCTTCAACTATTTCTTTTGAGAAGTTATCTTTGCCATACTTTTCAATTGCTCGCTTTAAATATGTACCACTCCCTAAATAGTTTTTCCATGTTCCTTCTTTATCATATTTCTTTTGTCCAATATATCGTTTTCCATTAATAAGATTTGTTGTAATATAAATAAAACCGTACATATTTAACCTTCCATATATTTTTACATAATAAAAGTGATCTACTTATTCGTAGACCATCTGTTTAACAACTCATCAAGTTTTTCGCTTTTGATATAAACCCAAAATAACTTTTTACTATTCGGGTTCAGTGCCGCCAAATTATATTTCATGCCATTTTTCATTAGATAATTTCTAAGCGGTAGAGAATAGCAGCAGTATAATTTTACATCCATGTATTCAACCTCTTAATTCAGTGAAATGACTTTCGTTTTATCCTTAATTAGATTGCCATTCTTATCCTGACAAATTACCGCAAATCCCTTTTTCTGTGGTTTTTGTAATTTACCATCAGCGTATCTCATCCTGTCTACATCACAAAATGCGCCCTGTTCAATCAATCGGATATATCCTCGCTCAGAATCACCAATTGAATGAGTGTGGGCCATAACAACCGCATCAAAAGATTCACGTTCTGTATCCTGTAAGAAATCCTTTGCTTTATCAGCAGTAGCGAGAATACCGGATCTGTATGCTAATGGATGAACAAACCATGTCTTTCCGATTTTATATTTCCAGTCATCAATAAATTGAATTTCAATGCCGGTTCCATCAAAAACTTCCGTTAATGGAGCATACCAGGTCTTAGTTTTATTCATTTTGTCATAATTTCTGAAACCATCTTCAAAAATTAGTTCCAGAGAAGTATTTGGCTGTAACTGCAAAAGATCGGTATCAATGTTCTTAGCAAAGTAATTTGCGAAACGCACATCATGATTACCGAAGTTGCAAAAAACCTTTTTAGGATTTACATATTTGATTAAATCAATAAGATATTGACGACCTTCGATCATTTCATTCATTGGTGAAATTCTATATTGCTTAGGAAATTTCGAAATAGCCTGACAGTCTACAACATCACCGTTTATCTGTAGAATATCCACATTTCTGTAATTTTCTAACAACTCATAATCTAACTGAAATGGAACATGTAAATCCGAAATGGATAGAATAGTAGTGGCTACACCAGAAAATCCATGAATATAATTGTCATACTCTTCATAACCAACGGCTTGTTTTCGTAGCTGATCAGGAGTAATATCAAGGCCCAACATATCTCGGATTTCAATCCAATCCATGTCGGTTTCTTTTCTTCTTTTGGCAAGGCAACAACGGATTTGCCATGCCATTAAGTCTTCATCTTCATGTCTGCTTAAATCTGTATTAAACAATCATTCACCAACTCTCTTATACATCTTCTTCATCGGAAGCAGTTGGCTCAGGAATATCCTCATCAACCTTTACTTTGATCACGATTTCTACTTCACTGCCCTCAAAGTCTTTCCACAAACGAGATAACTTCTTATCTTCACCGTCCACGGTAATAGTCATATTTTCAACATCAATTAAGCCTGCAGTCTTTAAAGAAGTAGTAGTGCTGCGCTTATATACTAGATTTGCCATTTGATTTTTCTCCTTTTACTCAAAAAAATAGAAGAGTGGTATACTCTTCTTAGATGATTTCGTCTACAAGACCTTTCTCAAGCATTTCGTCAGAGTCCATATATGCTTCATATCTATCAATCGCTGCATAATCATCTTCTGATAAATTGGTATGAGAAATAATAAAATCTGCAATACGTTTTTCAAATTTTTCACTAAACTTAAAATAGTCTTTTACCTGACTGCTAGTTCCACCAATGTATGAAGACCCGCCATGAATAAGTGCGGTACTAAATGGATAACATTTTCTTACAACATTCGGATTGTTTCTACCACTCATAAGAATGATAGATCCCATGGAATATGCATATCCAAGAACAATAATTTCCGTAGGAGATTTTAAATTTTCAATAATATTACAAAGACATAATCCATCATAGACAGATCCACCATTTGTATTAATATAAATAGTAATCTTTTCACCAGAACCATCATTGTCCATTTGTAAAAGAGGCATAACAACTTTATCAATTGTCAAGTCACTAATTAAATCATTAATTAAAATAATTCTGTGTTTTAAAAGATTTTCATACTGATTATCAATAATTTCTGTATCTTCGAGAATAGCCTGCTCTGCATCTAATTTTTCTGCAACTTCAGTATATTCTTTATCAGACAATTCCATTTTTCTTTTATTCATAGGCACATAGCCTCATTCTTTCATAATATTTTTTTTAAACTGTAAATTTCAAACTAGAATTAGCAATAACAACTCTTGTAGATTTGCACTGTTTTGAAAATTCTTCGTCCAATGCTTTTTTTAATATTTCTTTTGCTGTATTAGATCCGTGATGCAATACAATCTTTTGGCAATTAATTGCAGTATAGTTTTCTACTAACTGATTAAATGGGGCATGTCCTGACATGGACTTAAGAGAGTAAGAAGAACATCTACAAGGATAATCTTTTTGATCGATAGTAATAGATTTTCTTTTGGGATCTTTTAGTAAAGATGCAAGGCTTCCTTCGGTACTGAAACCTACAAATAAGATAGTTGCATTTGGATTAGATACGCATGCTTTTAAATGATGTCGGATTCTGCCGACTTGGCACATTCCGGCTGTAGACAGTACACAGCAAGGTTTATTGCTTGCCACCAAAGCTTTACTATCAAGAGTCTCTTTTACTAAAGTAAACATGTTATCTTTTAGCATTTCGTCAAAGATTTCTTTTTCTTCTCCATCTAGGGCTTGTGAATAATCTTCAATAAGTTTGATTGCAAGAGGAGAGTCGATATAAACTTTTGGCTTCCAATCAGAATCCTTATACATTTTATAAAGCATCAAAGCCAGCTGAGTAATTCTACCCTGAGCAAAACTTGGAATTATAACTCTGCCTTTCATTTCATGAATTTGAGTATCGATAATGGATTTAAATTTTTCCAAATCATTTTTTCGTTCTTTTAAACCAGTTTTAATATCTGGTTTGTCTCCATAGGTGCTTTCACCAATTACTAAATCAGCAGATAATACCTGCTGATATTCGCCGACAAAATTATTTTTTACAACTTTATTTCCAATATCGCCTGTTACCAGGATAGTTTTTGTTGTCTCTCCTACAGTCAAATATAATTTAACCTGACAACTTCCAAGTAAATGACCACTTGGGATTAACTCAAAAGCAACTTCTTCGTTAATAGTGATTTTCTCATTCATTGGTTTTTCCAATGTATATTCCAGCATAGTATCTACATCATCAGTGGAATATAATGGCTTATAATTTTTATTATTCTGAGAATTAATTACCAAAACATCACGTTCCGTTATATAAGCTGAGTCGTAATTCATATCTTTAAAAATCTGCTTTGATCCCGCAGATATAATAGTAGCACCACGACATCCATCTCTATATAATCTTGGACACAAAAAGGCGTGGTCTCCATGATTGTGGGTTATGAAAATAAAATCAATTTCTTTTGGCTTAAACTCTTTAAATTTCCTATTGTTTACTAAAAAATCTTCATATTTATCATTTGTTTGATGTAAACCACAATCTACAAGAATTTTATAATTTGGTGTAGTGATATAAATCAGACTTCCTGTTACATCTTCAGAAGATGGAGAATCTACAAAAGATACAACAATTCCGTCTTTCTTTTTCTTACCGATGGTCCAACGCCACCTTTCCTGTATATTTCGTTACTTAACGATAGAATTTTTAGCATTCTGCTTTAGCAGCCACAGAACTTCTCTTTCCTCGACTGCCCAATATCTCTTTGCTCTGGACTTATGCGTAACAGAAGAAATCTTTACACAGTCTCCGTGTCCAGCATTTCTTAACATCTGGGCTTCACTCTGAGTAATCTTAATTATAATAAACACTTCTTTCTTAATATATTTCTCCCACAGTGGGAGATGAGTAGCTGATCCAGTAGGACTCGAACCTACGACCCAACGGTTAACAGCCGCGCGCTCTACCGACTGAGCTATGGACCAATACAACGGGGTGTCTTACCCGTAAGAATAGCGGGAGCTGGATTTGAACCAGCGTTCTCTAGGTTATGAGCCTAGTGACTTATCCTCTTGTCCATCCCGCAATATTTTTATATATGGCTGGATATGTTTACACATATAATTCCATTTAACAGCCCACTGGCTGACCATGTATATAATTTTAACTATGAATGGCATTAATCTGATCTAACACTTCATCAATTTCTGCTTCGAATAATTTAGTACAACAAGTATATAAATTATCAATATATCCGAATTGCTCTGCATATTTTATAACAGTAAGCTGATCCTTCTTCTTAGTCTGCTTTAAGTTATAATTTTCAGTTTTCTGTTCTAAATCAATATGGAAATTTTCTCTGAAACATTTATATAATTCCTTATATCTGTTAGCGTAATTTCCACTTCTACGTCTACAAATCCTATTGATAATATCCTTTTTCTTATAAAGTGGAACGTTATCAGTAAGACCATTAATTACATCTTGTTTATGAGTAATTTCTTTTTTCTGGGAATCAATTGTTTGATCTTTTAATTTGAGCTGTTCATTCTGATTTCGAATGGTCTGAAGAGTAGTAGAAAATAGAAGTTTAGTATTTTCATCTGCAAATGGAAGATATGTATTTATGAATAAGTTATCATTATTTACATATCCGCCTGTTTTACGAAGTGTTGGAAGAACTTCATCTGCGATCCAGTCCGTGAATGCTTCTGCGTTTGGTTTATGGCTCTTGAATACCAGCTTATACACACCACTTTCGGTAAGAAAATTCTCTCCTGCATTGTTCAATTTTCGGATGTCAACTTTACTGACATCCGAATTTTTAATTTTAACAACCTGTTTCTCATTCATTTTGGCAATTGCCATTCTTATTGCACTTTCGCCTAATTCTAAACATTCACCAACGTGATACGGATTAAATAATACCTGTCCATTCAGTTCAAATACTTCTACATCGTGTCCTTCAAAAATCATTAAATTATTATTCATTAGATTCCTCCTTTTATTAACAAACGTGTTATTAGTAAAAGGAGAGGGTGGGTAATTATCCCACAAGCTCTCCATTGTTGGTGCGACAGGAGCATACCCTGTACATTACTTCCACCAATGAAGGTTGAGATAGGAGAGTACAAGACCATCCTATAAACTCATTACCAGGCTATCCACCTGACCTATTAACATATTCTCTTTCACATATGGAAAATTTTTGAGAATTATGATGGCGAGATAAAGGAATCGAACCGACATATCTCCGCATTAAAAGTACGGCGCTCTACCTATTAAGCTAATCTCGCCAGACACCAATAGGCATACTGCAGGACACAGTACACCTATCGGCAAAAGAAAAAAATATAGAAGAAAGGGTAAAACATATGAACACATATACTTTTAAAATTTTTAGTAGCCATAGCAGCCAAGTACAAATCTAAGCGGCAATTACATAACCCGCATATAAACTTTTATCCTGGATTTGAAAGAATTTTGGTATTTATACATTGAACTTTAGAAAATAAGAGGTTTGAAAAATGAGTTTTAAACATTGAATTCTGAGCTTTGAACTTTTATCATCTTGTATATAATTTGATATACTTGCATTAGCACAATTTTCTTCAAATTCCAATATTTATTAACCTTTTAAGGAAAGTTTTTCTCTCCGTGATAACCCGCACGGAGAAACGGGATGTAAGTTCAAGATTTTCGCTATAACTACACAAAAAAGCATCATAAATTAGAAGCTAACTTCAATAAAAGTAGTGGCATTGCTCAAAGTAAGCTGAGAGTCAATGTTACTTAAGAAACCATCAATGTCTGCTTCAAGTTTCTGGATCTTATCATAAAGATCAATCGGGTCTACGAACTCATATTCGTTCTGTAAACGATATGGTTTTACTACTGCATCCTGTTCTTCAGCAGTGAGTTTCTTTGCACTATCTTTGCCAACTAAGGTAGTAAGCAGACTATCCACTTTTTCGTCTACCTTTTTGTTCTCTTTATCAACTAATGTAGTGGCGGCAGCATAATCAAGTTTCATCTTACGTAAAAGATTCTGCTCGTATTCAATAGAATTCTTACGTTCAATACCTTCTGCACGAGTCATCTCAACACCATTTACAGTAATCTTTGTAATGGCATTGGATAGTACAATTTTAGATTTTAACTCTGCATGATTTTTAATAAGATCAGTTACAGACTGAAAATCTGCCTTGCATCTATCTTTAAATGTTTCCTTGGAAACGGCGCCAATTCTATCAGATGATTTTTTAGCTGCACCACAGAAATTTACATTCACGATTGCCTTATCAATTCTTGCATCTAATAATTTCAGTTCGGTTAAACCTTCAGTAACTGTAATTGTTCTCATAATGATTTTCTCCTTTTGATCCTGATTGTATTTGAATTTTATAATATACTTTGTTTATAACTAGCCCTCGATAAAGAGAGCTAGTTTTCTTACAAAGACTGCCGGTTTGTTGCTTCCATGACAGTCGTTTTTGTAGTCAATTTAAAAATATTTCCATAATATTATTCTCTGTTTTCTATCATTTAAGAAAATGATGTTTTTTCAAAAAATGGTCAAAAAACGTAGTAAAATCAAGGGTTTTCAGCTTTGTCTGCTTCGAACATTTTAGCGTTTCTCAATGTTTTCATTCGTTCTTTTGCCTTATTTTTATCCACTTCTTTTGCACAGTCAGAACAGTATAATTTGTTTTTTGCAGTATCTTTGATTTTTTTCCCGCATTTCTTGCATTGTTTATAGCCTTTTTTAAAGTTGCCTATGTATTGATTTCCGATATTTGTAAAATCTGTAAGCTTATAAGCAACATTTCCTTCAGATAATAAATCTACCTGAATATTAAGATTATTAACTTTTTTGCCGAAACGAATATATCCACTATTTCGCATCTCATATAAAAGTTCATTCTTCTTATCGTTGGTTAAACTAATATTGGCAAGTCGAAACACTTCAGATAAACTTTTGGAATCTTTTTTATTAATCCATCCATCAGTATTCATATATCTTGCTAAAACATAAAGTGTGAATAGGAATTTTTTTTGACGATCATTCGGAAGAGAAGAGATAGTAGTAATTTCAGATTCATAGATAGGAATGCATTCTAATTCTTTTAATTTAGATTTTTCTGGATCATTATAAACATCACTGCATGTCTTTTGGATTTTATTAGCATATCTATATTCCTGATAACCTGGTAATTTGAAATCCAATAGTTTCTGCTTTACAGTATTAATTAAATCATCTAGTGATTTTTCATTATCATAATAATACTTTGCAATAAGTGTGATTAAATATCCAAGTGAAAGGTCGTCTGGCTTTTTACCAGACACCAAGACCTTTCTAATATATTTTTTTTCATTTAGTATATACAATTTCTTCCTCCAATTCTTTTAACCGCTTAATAATGAGTTCTCCGATGCAATCCCAGCAGAACTGCCGATTGCCTTTATATCCATAAGTCATATCAAGGATAATATTTAATCTTTCATCATCGTTAGGACAAAGTTCAATTGCCTTGTCTCTAAAATAGATCATCATATTTTTTCTTTGATAAAACTTATCAAATTCATCATTATTTTGTTTTTTAGCCTTATACGTAGCAACACATTCTCGGTAATACTGTTCAAGTTCTTTTAATGCCTGTCTATGTTCTTCTGTGCAACGTCTTTTTACCTTGAGAACATTATAGTCGAAGGATGAATCTCTATGTAATTGTGATTTATAACCATCTAACTGAGTTTCTACATAATTACAAATTTGATTCATAGAGCAATTCCCTAAACCAACCGGCATTTTTTTTTCATACCAAAACAGAAAGGCTAGTTTTTCTTGATCAAGATTTTCATAATTATCATATAAATCCTGAATAGAACATTTATATAAAGCATAGCATTTTGCATTACTTTCTTTTACATAATTCGTATATTGCCTTTTTGTTTCATCATATACGTAAATCATAAAGTATGGTTTTCTGTACGCACATAAAGATTGTAAATACTTATCATCACCACAAGCTCCAAGGTTATACCACTCACTTGGCATAGGAGTAGCAACGATGCCTTTAATTTTGTCTAGCTCTGCCTGCTGATATAGCTGCCCACATTCAATTCTGTATTCTAATTCATTATACTCCTTAGAACCCTTTGGAAAGTGAGCTTGTACTTCCTTCATAGATGTGACATAATTGGTAATTGTACCGACCTGATTACCCATACCATTTTTATTAGTTTTTTTCACTTCTTTTTCAGTCACGACAACCTTCTGAGCATTTCTTTGAACACATTCTATGGCAGGAAGCAATTTATACCTACGCTTTAGCACGGCATTATTTGTTGAAAAGTTGAGATCCGAGTCATAATCTTCACCGTTCTCTGCCATACAGAATGAATCCCACCCATTAATTATCATAATCGTATCCATGTACTGATACCAATATTGACAGTCTTCACTAAGATTAATTTTGCACATACGAATATTGTTATGACTTGTCATAGGACTTCTAAAAAGAACTACTTCATCTTCGTTTCTATCAATCCAAAACTTAGAATATACTTCGTTTGCTTTTAACAAACCTGTAACTTCTAAACCACAAATTGACTGCATTAATGCAAACGGATCACCACTGGCAATCTGATAGTTACCTTTAACAAATAACTTTCCAATTTTTGCGTCATTCATTTTCTTTTTTATGTATCTATGTATAGAATCAATTACATATGGATCTCCTAACATATATTCACTGGTATATAGAGCAGATTGCCAGGAATTGATATCTACATTTTCATTAATGCCAAGGAATTTGATAGTAGAAGAGTAATCGCCGCACATTGCATCTTTTAAATACTGGATGGTTGGATCACATAATTCTGTAATATCATCCTGTGTAAATTCATAAGACTGCAGATACTGGTAATTTAATTCTCTTTCTTCTTCAAGTTCATGAGGTGAAATTTTTGTAACAGAAAATCCATAACCGCACTCTTTATATGCTTCGACATATTCATCTATATTTTTATAAGCACTCCATAATTTTAAAGAAGACTCTGTTAAAATCATTTCACATTCTCGAACATCCTGTAAATTTCCCCAAATATCTTCAATCATATAATTCCCATTATTATATTTTTCTATAAATTCTATAATAGGAAATGGATATAACATACCTTTAAGCCATGCATTGCGCAGACATACTCCACCAGGAACATAATCAAGATTTAATGATTCTGCTACACGCTGCATATATTGAATAGTACATAGATTAAATCCGTCAGATACATTATTTTCAAGACTTTTATTTTTGACGAGCTGCCTAATTGGCTCATTAGATTCAACTCCATCGTCTAAGGAAATAACATCTGCAAAATATTGCGTAATACAATCTTTAACAACTAAAATTCCATTAGGATTACAGATTGGCTGAGAAGCAGAACATGTTAATGCTTTATATGCTTCATATTTTGCTGGTACTAATTTGACATTTGGATTTCTCTTACACTCACATAATCTATTTAACTCATCAATATATTTTGAATTACAGAATAGAAGAGTATTATTCTTTAAACCACCTGTTGTTCCAACGAATCTTCCAAAATTGATACCATTAACCGTAATTCCTTTTTTACCAGTTGCTCTTGAAAAATCTGATTTTTTATCAACTACAACTTGTATAAAAATCTGTGTAAAATCTATTGTATTAATAGGTTTTTCAAGAATTTTATTTGCCATTATACGGAATTCTTGTGCTTCAAATAATGATATCAATTCCTGAAATTGAAAAGCCTCTTTTTTTGTTATTTCTAAATTCCAATCGGAATATTTTAATTTATTTGTTCCTATTTTAAATATCTCATATTGAGGTACGCTAATTCCAGCCATATACCCTCCTTATAATTACAATTATTTCTCCCTATATATTTCTCTTTTTTATCCTTAATCTACTCAATTTTTTCATATGCGTATCCATCATCTGTAGTATAGTAAACATGTTTTATCCCCATATCTCTAATAGCAGCTATACAAGATGGGCAAGGTCGTGCTAGTTTAAACGTACCCCCATATCCTGCACGGTATATGTACAGTTTTACTTTTGAGAAATTAATATCCATGTCACGGATTGCAGCCAGACAATTTATTTCTGCATGAAGTCGAGGCAATGTCTTATAACCTTTGTCGTATTCAATATGTCTATATCTGTTATATTTTTTCTGTAATGGGTGAGTTTTAATGGTATTACAACCGATAGAAACAATGGATCCTTGATAGACGGCTACACAGCCTACATGAGTTTTTTGATAATCGGATAGAAGAGCAGTTTGATATGCTTTCTGAAAATATCTCTGATCAGTTTTCGTTATCATGATTTTTTCTACTGTCTCTCTGCTTGGACCAGGCTTCACATGATTTGTTGAAAGCAATATCTCGCATAAGGCATTCATCAATTTCTGTCATACTATATGGATGACCGTATGCATTGCGCGCGATTACACCTCCAAATGTGTGCTGGTACTTATGGTTCTTTGATTCGATGGTTACTGTTGTGTTCATTGTTAATTTCTCCTTTGATTTTTAAAATATTTTTATTCACGATGTTCACCTTTCCTATGTGAAACTCTTATATATTGTTATTCTCTAAAAGTTCTATTTGTTTTTCGATTTCCTTATTGCAATCATAGGTTTGATCAATTACCTGGTTGCCATAACTGTCTTTCGTGAAATGTCTGTAATCTGCAAAAACTTTAGGTGTAGTAATATATTTTTCACGAGTTGAGGTGTTGTCTTTGATTCTCTTCATAGCTTTTGATTTTATAATTTCTAATGCATCTAAAATTTCTACTATCCTACCTACGTAACGTTCTGAAAGTCCTGTTTCATCTGAAATGGTTTTATAATGCCGGTAACAGCATAATGGGGATGTTGAAGATCTATTCATATTTAGACGGAGATAAGATAGAAGCAATAGAATATATGCAGAAGACATACGGATCGTGTCTACGGAAGTTCCCTCTAGTCCTTCTTTAAAATTTAAAATTTTTTCAAGTTCATCGAAATAAATAATTCCGAAGCGATCTGGTATATCAAATTTTTCAATATTAAGTTTTACCTGCAGGTATTTCATAGAATTGGTGTGTTCTTTTAGGCACTTTTCAAAATCAGGAAATGTTTCAAAATAATTCTGGTTTGCAAGAAGTAGTAATGTATTATAATATTTCTGATTAATCTTTCCATCTCTGTAGTTTGGCTTAAGTTTTGACCAGTGGCATAATTCTGTAGTAGAAAATGCCACTGTGTCATCAAGAGAACGCCTTGCACATAAGTATGAAAAGATAATCACACGTTTATCCGATAGGGCAGTATCATATATAATTTCTTTTGGGATCTTCACATAATTAGGCAAGACGTATCACCTCACTATGCTACAAATGAGCTTATTTTACTGCTATCTACCACTTTTAATGTATTAATGAGTATGTTTGTTATTTTCATATTCATTTTCAATCTCCTTTGCAATTTTATTACAATATAATTTATACAGTTTTATAACTTCATCATTTGAAAATCTAATCGTCATATAATTATTCTCCAAAAAGAAAATTCTTCGCATTTTATCTTTTAATTGCTGTAGTTTGTTTGTATGATTTGATCCGTCTATTTCAATTATCGTTCTCGATTTTCTATCTACAAAATCGGCAATATATCTTTTTACACCATATTTTTTGTATCCATCTTTACCTGTTCCAAATGATATTTGGCACTCCAAGTATGGATACATTTCTTTAAATATTCGTTCATGTTTCGTGGTAAATTTATCATTACAACCGCCATGTAAATTAGATTTTTCATAAATTAAATAATCTTTATAATTATGTACTTGGGTTATAACATTGTACAACGGTAAACTACTCTCAAATATTTTTTGAGATAAATCAGACAAACAAATGTTATTCATTTTAGAAAGCTTCTTTTTTAATAAAATCCAATTAAGACGTTCTTTGGAAACATCTATAGATTCTTGATACTTTCTATTAAAAACATTCAGTTCATCAATGTTAATCTGTTGCATTTTTAATTCCTCCAATTTAAATATTTTATTTGTAATATCTTATTCTCCAAAATTTTAAAAATCTTTCTGTACATTTAGGTACATCATCTTATACCCAAAACTCGCTCTGTCAGATTTTAAAATAGAAGAGTAGCTTTACATGGTCTGAAGTCCCCAATTTGGGTACATTTATATATACCTAAAATTCACTTTATCCAACTAAAGCAAAAATACGTTTAGGTACATGTAGGATATACCCAAAAGTGTAAAATTCCTTCATTTGGGTACATGCCAGCTATCACTTTTGTGCAGTCCATATCAAGATAGACTCATATATATCAAGAGAAGAGTATTGTACATTCACAATAAATTGTTCATGTACGATTACGGGCTTCGCCCTCTATTTTCTTCTCTCTTTTTCTTTCTCTTCATTTGTTTTCTTCCTTTTAATATTTGGGTACATATATGTATACCTATCTGTACGTTTTCTTTCTTCTTATTTATTTTCTCTATTTGGGTACATAGTTTATATACCTAAAATGAAGTGGATAAAATAATCTGGTTTTAAATTCGATTTTCTTTCTCTTTTTTCACCCATTTCCAACCATTTTCACCTAAATAACATTCATATCCTCTTTCTTTTAGTATTTGGGTACATGCTTCAGCTCCGATCCAATCATAGTCTAATGGTTCCTAACAGCAGTGCAGATAATAGTCAATCTGTCCTATTAACCATTCATCCGAGTTATTTTTGTGATGCTGATAAAGTTCTTCTTTTAAAGCTATGTATTCTTGTTTATGTTCTTCATCAAGTGTTGACCATAGATCCACAGGATATAACATCATCTTATTTGTATCCTTTCTTATATAAGTCTTTGCATACTGCATAACCGATTGATGCCAAGTCATTGCCTTTTTTAATCTTTTCTTTCCAATTCTGCGTACATACCTCTATAGAATTGGGAAATTTATAAGTCTTGTAAAATTCATACATGATTGCATATAACTCTTTAAATTCTTTTACTGTATAAATCTTTGTTTCTTTTGATGCCATTTTGAATTACCTCATTTTCTGTTTTATTTTATTGCTATATTATTGTTCTCCATTTTAAAATTTTTTCTTTGAATTTCTTTTTGTCCTGTTTCTGATCAGAAGAGTAATTAACTTTCTTCATATGCTATTACTAGATCTACGATCACTTTTTAAGGGTTAAAATCCATTTGGATGGCCCAGGTGATAAGTTGCTATGGTGCGAGATTCAACTGTCTTATTTTTCTGTGAGATAAGATTTAGGCTAATGAATATCCTGGATGGCTATTTAGGTACATGTTTTGGGTACAATGTTCTGTCTACCTTGGAAATTCTTTCTTCGCAGGCTCAGAAAGACCGTCCCTAATCATAGGGACTATTTCTTGTCAGTTTTTAGATAGGGGAGTAGTTAATGATCAGAATGAGATGTTCTACGAAATTCTTTACATGGGATTTGGTAACTTTGTGTGAGTTTTTGATACCTATTTTCGTTTCTAAGTATGCGAGTGGTAAGTTGGTAGGGTAGGAGAGTAAAATGGCTAGAATTTTTCTGAGCGTTGATTTAAACAAATGATATTTTAAAGATATGATTTAGGTACAAAAAATAAGACACCCTGATCAGGATGCCTTATCTACTATGATGCTTTATCAAAAATGGTTGTATATTTAGTTTGGGTTGTTTCCAGCTGCATAAGATTATACTGTCGCAGAAGTGTATCTACTACGTTTTCGAACAATACTCTAATGTGAGGTGAATGTTCAATGGCATCTAAGGTATAACATGTTTCCAGTTTATTTTCATAGCAATAATCTTCTTTTAGCTGATTTAAATCTATATCAGGATAGAGATTCTGCATTTCTCTGTATAAGTTCTTATATAATTCCGTATAAGAAATATCAAAATATTCTGCTAAGAGCTGATACTTTGGGAACATCTTTGTGGACCAATAGGAATATTTACGCTGAGAGATGACTTTCTGTGTAGTTTTAAGATTATTGATTTCATTTTGCATAGCAGTAATAGTAGTAGTGATGTCTGTCATTGCTTTTGCCAGGTCTGATACTGTTGTAGTTAATGAAGATACAGCGTTTGCAACCTGTGTAAAATCATTCATTGAAACCAGATCATTGTGTCGGTATTTTTCTACAATATCCCATACCCAATCCATGAAAAGGTTTGCTTTTGGCTGTCTGGACCAACGGCAGATTTCCATAACACCACGTTCTGTATAATAAACACGCTCTTGTTCTTCGCTCTTAGTCAGGTTAGTACCAATTTGGTACTGACCTAATTTCATTCTTATACATAATGGATCTAATCTATCCTTATGCTTAAGATGAATTCTTCTAATACACATTGATGGATCAGCATATTCTAACGCCTGACCAATCTGTTCTCTTGTAAGAAGGATGTCATCATTCATGTTACGGTAAAAGCTACAAGATAAATTGTTAAAGGTTTCTGTGGTTACTAATTTTAATGTACTCATTTGGTTATCTCCTTATGTATTTTTACTTTGTTAGTGGTTACATAAGAATATTCTCCTAATGAGTTAGGATTTGTTTACAGTTTAATTTGTAATAAAATCTTTCTTTGTATATTGAATGTTGTATGTTATAATCATGTATAAGTCATATAATTTTAGGAGGAGAGCATGAGAAGATCGTTAAAGGATTTGCGCGGTGTCGAAAAAGATTCATATAAAGGTTTGCCTGAAGAGCTGAGAGAGTTCAATTATTATATTCCTGATTGTGGCAATGTAATTATGGCTGTGCCTGAGTGTTTATTAGAGAAAGCAGAAGAAAACGGTGAACTGGATATGTTTGAGTGTCCGTTTCCTGTAAAGTATGTGTTGGAAAAAGGATATAGAATATATAAAAATCACGTTATTTGTGAAGGAAAGTATGATAAGTTTGTTGGATTGCAGGTTGAAGAGGATTATTATGAATATAATAGACCAAGTAAGAGTAGTGGCGGATCAATATATACAAATGCGTTGATTAATGCTCTCAAAGGTAAGGTCTTTCCATCTTATATAGGGATGTCAGAAGGCACATTATTTGATATGAGTGATACAGGAGCTACTTTGACCATGTTTATGTATGATCCTGAAAAAGATGAAATTGCACAGTTTGATAGGTCTAAACCAGTTGAGATTCGATTTGCTGCTATAAAAGATGTCATTATGATGACTATTAAATTGGGCAATTTAGAATGGTGGGAAGCACCATACAGTGTTCATTTAAGTAGGAATTTGACACGGATGCCGGTCATTGAAGATGGTAAGGGTATTAATCTTACTTTGATGTTAGTTAATATTAGAACTGGAAGAGTAGAAAATGTAAAAGTAGTACAGCTATCTACAGAATTTAGTGTTGCGCTATGCAAGGCTATTGATAAGCAGAGATCTACGAAGTTCTCGAATACAATGTATAATATAAATATTGATCGGTTATATGATATGTATACTGCGGATCAGCTGGCAGAAATGGGTACTACAAGGTGTAAGATTGGTTAATGGTAGAGTGGATTTGTAGTATAGATATAATGGTAGATACGACAAGTTAATAATCGGATACGTTAGAACGATCCCTGGGTAATGGTATGTTATGTACTGTTACTTGGGGATTTTTTGTTGTGTAATTGTGTTGGGATGGATCGGAATGGATGAAGGGTATGTTTTGATGTGTTATGAGTTGAAAACATGGAATCGTAAATTCCCTTTAATATAATGAAGAAACACGTTTAAAGATTAGAATTTTAATTTTTGGGATGTTGCATTTTTTGAAATTTTGGTGCGATTTTTATTGAGATTGCGGGATTTTTACGATAAGGGGGCCGATAACAGTTTTTGAGGTGGTGAGGTGCGATTTTGGGCGTAGTTGTGGGGGAAATGGAGTGTTGGGATTTGGAAGGGTGTGAGAGAGTGGAATGTGAAGTTGAAGATACACTTGGATGAGTTGTAAATGGTGAGATGGATGATAAGATATGTTCAATTTTTGACTTAAAGGTCTGATTTTGAACTTAGTGTGTAGATGAAACAGCTACCGGCTCTGGGGAAAACAATTTAGCACTTTAAAGTTTTAACCAGCCCCCATAAACAATAATAGTAATAATTACTGTTATTTTACACGGTTTTTTCCCATTTTACCGTAGCAGAACGTGTGTTCTGTTATTTGATCCGACTTCTGGCAATCGAACATATGTTTGCTTATTGACTGTGAACCGTGATAATTTTTTAAACTTTTACATGTAGTATTGATAACTACATGTAATGATATTTAATATTATAAGAAGTAGTGTTAAAAATTAAATATCGGAAGTAGTTACCGAATGGTAACTAAAATAGTTTATCATTCAAACAATTTTACAATCAAATAGTAAACATTTATTTACTATTCTTATTTATTTACTATTCCAGACATTCCGCCCACCATAACTATTTATTAAACACTATGTCTATTAATAATCATATTACTATAAAAATGTTAATATTTGTAACTATTGCACAACAAAACACTATGTCTATTGTATAGTTTTCACAAAGATTAAAAAGTTAATAAAAAGACCTTGAAAAAAGTCTTTTAAAAGACTATACTACGCTTGTACTTGAAAAGAGTACCGCTGAGAAGTCAGTGTATGCTGTAATATTGTAGTCGGCTTCATACCCGAACCGTCAAGTGGCGATAACTAATTAATAAAGTCGGGGCTAAAAAACTTTTAGTCCGTGGCTACTACCATAGCCATAATAAATACATGGTAGGCAGTGTATAGCAGATATACACCGTTGGCAACGAAAAAAGGCATGCCCGTAGGATATGCGTTAATTCAAAAAATCCTAGCCCGATTATTTACAAGTCACTATGATTGTATCTGGTAGGGTAAACCGATTATTAAGTTATAATCGGGGGCGTTGTCCAGTGTAACACTTCTGGTAGGGATACAACAAAACGATACGATATAAACGGTATGCAACTATCAACGGTATTTTATAAAAAGGTTAGACTTCCATATCTGACTATTGGTAACATGGTTACAATCTCAATCTAAGACCATTATATCATAAGCCCATGGTTTATCCATAGGATTTTTATAGAATACTTACTCGTGTGGTTTAAATACTTTTCCGGCACGTTTAAAATTTGCCCGAACCGGTACAAAAAGGGTATACATACAGTAGCCATGAATTGGTGAAAAATAGCCGTGTTGTGACAGGCACAGTCTACCCTTTTTAGGGGTTGCGACTTAATCGCATTTAAGAGTTTGGTTCAATTCCAACCACGGCTTTTAATTAAAAAAATATAATTTTTGCACCCATGCGTTAAATGGGAGAAAGAGGTAACTATATGTTAAAATCTGAAAAAATCTTTGTAAGAACTAGCTGTCTGAAATCCGCTGATTTCTCTGTTCTGGATTATGTAACATGCTTAATCCGTTACACCGAACTCGAAAAGGCTTCCAATAAGACCAGTTATAAAAATGGCAAGGAAGCACTTGAAAAGGCTCACGCTGACCTTGACGTTCTGACCGTCACAGAAGATGAGGTACGTCCTATTCTTAAGGCTGATACTGAGGCATGGTTAAAAGACCGTGATGAAGTCGCAGCGCTTAAAGAGGCTGTACGTCAGTGTATCCCGTTTGAACGGGTTACAGCACTTTCACCGGCTGACCTTGTACATATCACCCTTATTGCACACATGTGCTACAGCGGTGTGTTACTGAACGCTGACCTTTTTGACCCTGACAAGGACGGCGTGGATTTTTCCAAGGCTGTAAATATGTTTTACCAGCGTGGTCAGGTCAATTCTGACGTTAAGGATTTACTTAAAAAGACTTTGACTAAGGTCTTAGGCAATGAGGGTGATTACTTCTACGGTGTAGCACCCAAAAAAGCTGACTTTGACAAGGAAGATGTCATGCACTTCCTGGCACGGTTTAGCAAACGTGCGTCCCGGTCTTATAGTAGGGACAAAAAGACTAAAGTCATTACTTGGGGTGACTTTAAGTATCAGACTAAGACCGACAAGGAAACACAGCGCCGTGCATTTACTGAGTTTTGCGCTGTAGTTCTGGACAACGCTAGTAAGCATAGCGTATTAAAACCAGAACAAGAAGTAGCTGAAAACTAAAAACAGGGTGAACGGTTTACCGGGGTTCAATTCCCCGGCACCCATTTCGTAAAAGTTGTAATTAAAAATTCGGGCTAAAAGTCCGCTCAAAAATCAGGAGATTTTAAATTATGTTGTGAGATGTGTGGGTAAACATTTGGAACGACATAGAAATGGTGGTAGATGTAAAAATCTATACCGTTGTGGCTATGTCTAAAGTTGACGCTATGCACATAGCTGAAATTTTGTCCGGTGGTTCTGCAAGGGACGCCGTTGAACACTAAAGTTAGGAGGAAAATTCCATGGCAAAAATCGAACATGCACCCAAATTTTATGTGCGCTTACGGAAAGGCACACCATGTAAACTCCCAGAAGATTTTACAGTATTTCCAGGCTCAATTTACGGAAGATATGCCAGAAGTGGAGACAAGTCTAACTATGTCTTCTGGGTATGCGATTGTTACCAGTTAATTAACGGAAAACTCCCGGTGCATATTTATAACAACGGAAGTTGGAAATTAGAGCTTTGTACACCGGTTCACCCATGCTATAAGTATGTACAATCTGTACTTTTGAACCTGGGAAAAGTGCCTAAAGTGGAAAGCGATTATATGTCATTTTCTACAGTTCAGAACTTAATGAAACATGACCGGAAACGCAAATGCGGATCTGGTGGAGTGCGTCTTACGCCATTCTGCGGGCAAGTCACAGACTATGAGTGTGCAAAAAATCCTCTACACGATTTCCGCAGAGTATGGAACTAAAGAAAGGAAAAATAAGTATGAGTATGATACAAATACAGAAAATGTGCGTGAATATTTATCACGATTATATAGGCATGGGTAGAAGGCAGAACATGGCAGATAAAGAGGTTCTGTCTTTAATTATGCGTGAATACTGCCAGTCTATCATTGACTGGGAAGAAGTAAAGTGGCTTTGGATAGGTTATCTTGAAAAGGGAACTTTAGATTTTGCCGGAGCTATCCGGTTAGCAGAAAAAAGAATGGAGGTAACATCGAAATGAGTTTATTTCTTGCATTATGTATCTTTACAGGCGGTATAGCTTGCCATATTGCCTATACAGAAATTAATAAGGCAGACTAGGTTCTGCCAGCTCTGAGTTATGGAAACCGCTACGAGGTTCAGAGCAGACAACGAAATTTATTTCGGCTAATATCCATAGGTAACTTGTAAACCAGTATAAAAACCGTTATACTTGACTTATAAAAGTGAAAGGCGGTGGAAAGGATGGATTTTATGCCAACAGATGTACAATTTAAAGACGAACTGAGAAAAGAGCGTATTATTTATCAGGAGTATTTAGAACTGCTGAAAGAGGGAAATCTGGAAAAACTCAAAAAGAAATTCGAGGATAATCTGGAACGTATTGAGGCGAGTTTACAGGATTAATAATACACCAGGGGCAAGGGATGTAAAAGTTCCTTGCTCTTTTTATGCCTAAAAATAAAAGGCAAAACACAGCGGAAAGAGGTGATTTTATGGTAGAATATTTACGGGCATAGTCTGCCCAGAAATGGAGGATTTTTCATGGAGAAAATCAAAGAATGGTCTGTAGCTCGTAGAATTGAATCATTAAGGCAAATGGATCGGATGTTATCTGAAATGAATGTAGGCACACGGTATACCATTTGGCAAGATTGGGGCGGCGGGTTAAAGGCAACCGCAGAAGAAACACACGCAAATTGGCAGCGTATGGCAGAAGATGACGAACTGTATTCAAACGCAATTTTTTGCTATATGGTTTGTACATTGGAAAAATATACGCTTGCGAATTTTAAAGACTTTGACAAAAAATAATCTGCGGTTAGGGGTAAGGGAAACTTTGCCCCTTTAAAAATAAGTGTAAATATGATATGCTACCTAAAAAGGGAGGTCTGAATACATGCAGGTAGTATATGATAAATTATTTGATAAATTGAAAGCAGAAGGAATACAACAAAAAACTTTAAGAGAAGAGTTAAGTTTTAGTAACAGTGTTTTTAATAGATTTAGACATAATGAACCAGTGACAACAGAAACAATAGGTAAAATTTGTGAATATCTAAACTGTACACCTAATGATATTATGGAAATAAAATTCGATAATGAATTAGTACAATTATATGAGGCAAAGCGTAAAGAGAAAGCAGAGATAGAAAAGCAAATAGCAGAGCTTCAGGCAAAATTAAAGTCTTAAAGGAGGCAAATTAACATCTGAGATTTTTCAGGAATTGAAGGCAGAATGTACCGAAACAGGTACGTTTAACCATAAGGAGTAATGAATACGCAATGTAAAAGCATCTACCAGAGAAAAATCTGATAGGTGCTATTTCTTTATGGAAATCAGTGTCATAAGTGCCATCTTGACAATACAACAAATTTGATGTATTGTAAAGGTAGAATACAAAGGAGGAAGTTTTAAAGTATGACACGATCTTTTATTGAGACACCAACGTTTACATCAAATTGGAATGAATTAGGATTGACTGACGAGGATTTAAGAACTCTTCAAAATGATCTGTTAGAAAATCCTAAAATGGGTGATGCTATTCCTGGAACTGGCGGAATAAGAAAAATTCGTATTCCAATGGAGAATAAAGGAAAGGGAAAACGTGGTGGCGCAAGAGTAATATATATTGATGTAGAAATTAAAGAAATAATTTATTTTATCAATGTATATTCTAAAAACGAAAAAGATAATTTAACAGAAGATGAAAAAAAGGCTTTTAAAGCCTTGGTGAAAATTTTAAAGGAGAGATAAAAATGAGTAAATTCTTTGACGAAACAATGCAAGGTTTACTTGAAGCAATTGCAATTGACAAAGGACAAATTCCAATGAAAAAGGTAGAGGGCTTATCAGCCCCTACCTTACGGGCAGAAAATATAGAAAGTAATTTGATCGATAATATCATTGCATTACGGAAAGAGAATAATATATCTCAAACGGAATTAGCTGATTTGACTGGAAGTAATCAGCAAACAATTTCACGTTTTGAAAAGAAAGCGCATAGTCCATCATTAGTTTTATTTGTTAAAATTATTGATGCACTTGGATATGAAATGCAGATTGTGAAAAAATAATAAAATTCGTGTCATACAAATAAATACAAAAGAGATTATAGCATCTATAGAAATATAGGTGCTATTTTTGTGCAAAAAAATAAGCGAAATTAAGGAGGTAACGCAAAATGAAAAAAGAAGATTTATTTTTCGGACCATTAATCTGCGGAGCTACATTAATAGCAGCCAGTGCGTTCTTGATCGGCGCAAGTTTAGGAACCAAACAGGCAGAACGGGATTTATATCCACTGCCTACAGTTGTAACGGAAATTGACCGCAGTATAGATAAAGTAATCTGTACAGATTACAACGGATATGAGTGGTCATTCTACGGCTGTGAGGATTGGCAAGAGAATGACATCTGCACTCTGCTTATGGATTCACGGAAAACGGAGAAGATATATGATGATGTCATTGTACAGACCAGATATTCTGGCAGTGTAGAATCTATGGTTGATATGGAAGCTGTGACCGACTTCCAGGCAAATAATGATGCACTGTATTTGTATCTGGCAGATGGCACAGGTTACTATTGGGAAAGATAAAAATAGAAGGGAGAATAAAGCATATGTGTAATACAGATTGGAAGTACAAAAGACAGGCAATGACAGCAGCAAAACAGTTAGGATATGGAGATGCAGTTATATTACGAGTTAAGGCAAGTAATTCCGTAATTGAGATTGACCGGATCATGAGAACAGCACGGCTTAACATGCCATGGAGATAGGAGGTAAAGGCAAATGGTAAAGGAACCGGAAGTAGTAACATACTACACGTTAGAAGAAGCACGGAAATTGATCCGTAGAGAGGATGTACGGAAACGGAACTTACTCTTACGGAGATTAACGCAAAAGGGAGTGGGTGTTGCGATCATTGTAGCAACCATTCTGACAAAAGAGATTGCAGCAATCGTATTTGCCATGATGTTGGGTCTGTATCTGATCTTTACAAAAGAGAAATGGATGTAGGGATTATTTTTGCTTGACAAAACACACTATATGATGTATTATGTGGTCACAAAAGAGAAAGTGAGGGAAATTTAACACATGATACTACACCATTATGAGTCAAGTTCTGGCAGAGATTTAATTATGGAATACCTATACAGCTTAACAGAAGAAGAAAGAGTTGATGGTATGTCTGTAATGGATCACATGGAAAATAACGAGTTTGACCAAATTGAATTTAAACGATGGGAAAAGAAAGTATACGAGGTATACTTCCAGAAACATAACCGCATATTCTATATTACGGTAGATAAAGAAAATGTTTACTTACTCCATGCATGTCGAAAACAGAAAAATAAAACTGAAAAGAGAGATGCAGAAATAGTTCGGAAACGTGCAACAGAGTTAGGCAAGATAACTGGAAAGAAGTATATTTAGGAGGTGTAAATATGCCATTCAAGACAGTATGTATTAAAGACGAAATTGAAAAACAGCGTGAAAATGATCCGGCATTCAGAAAGGCATGGGATGATTCCCGTGCCGAGTATGAATTGATCGGACAAATGATCCGATTACGGAAACAGGAGAGCATTACACAGAAACAACTTGCAGAAATTACAGGAAATACACAGCAGTTTGTTTCACGGATTGAACGGAAAGAAACCATCCCAACAATTAGAATGTTTAGCAAATTGTTAAATGCTCTTGGTTATGAATTACGGATCGTAAAAAAGGGAACTGTATAAAATAAATAGTGTAGTATCATAAATATCAATAGCATCTTACAGAAATGTAGGGTGCTATTTTTATACCCAAAAATAAAAATTCAAAGAGAAAAAGGAGAAATATATTATGTGTAAGATGTTCAAAGAAGTAACAGGAAAAGAAAACAAAGGTAACGTAAGTGAGTTAAAAGGACTGTTAAAGGCGGCAGTTGACGCAAAGATGAACGCTGTAATTGTACGGATCCCTGTTGAATTACTGGAAATTGATGAAAGTTATCAGATCCCAGAGAGAACAGCAAGAAGCCTGGAATACCTTACAAAAAATTGGGACGACAATAAATTACTCCCACTTTCAGGTGTTCCACATTGGGAAGAAGGCAAGGTATATCTGTTCGATGGTTTTGGTAGATGGATTGGCTCACAGCTTATCAAAAATCCAAAAGATGATTTACAGGTAATGGTTATTCTCAATGCTCCAACTGACCCAAAAGAAAGACGGTTGTATGAAGCGAAAATGTATGCATTTCAGAATGTAGGCACTGCAAGAATGACAGCCGTACAGAAACACGGTGCAATGCTCCTGATGCATGATAAAGCAACTATCATCCTGGAAGCAATGAAAAAGAAATATGATTTTGAGTATGTTGCGAATAAGGGAAATAGATCTGCAAGTGTTCTTGGAAGTTATACAGAGGCACTTGCAATGTGCAGACAGGGAGAGGATCTTGCAGAGTTTATCTTTCGCATTTGTAAGAAAGCTGGGTTTGATAGAAAGTCAAATGGATATAGCACTTATGTCATGAGAGCCTTAAGAGATTTATATAAGCTGTATCCAGAAAACAGAACTGATGTGGAGAAAACAATGGTTAAGTATATGCGTAAAATTGAACCTGTTTTCTTAAAATCTGAGGCAGTTGTACAGTATCCACTTGTTGATTATAAGATTGCTTGCAGTCTTTTCCTTGAAGATATTGTTGTACGTGAACTGAACGCAAAACATAAACGCAAAATTGAAAATGGAAAGGTTCAGTTCATTATCCAGCCGGAGGATTTAAAGAACACAAAGTAATATACATAAGTTTTAAATAATTATACATAGTCAGACTTTGCGGACAAGGCAACTTGCCCGTGAAGATGTGATTATGTATCACGAAAAATAAAAGCGAAAGGAGAATAGTATATGTGTCAAAAAGTGAAAATGGCACCTGTGTCAAAAGTGAAGTTTACTCAGGCTTTACGAGGACATGGCTATGTACTTGCCCGAACTAATGGTGGTCATGAGACCTGGAAAAAAGTGGTCACTAAGACCTGTACGATTCCAAGTCACGGAACGGATATTTCAGCACCATTAGCGAAACGGTTAAGCAAAGAACATAATTTAGACTTGTTTTAAGGAGACAAAAGAAATGGCAGATTACAAAGTACGGTTAGTTGCTGGGCGGTATTGTCTGGCAGAAACAAAAAACAATTAGATTGTAGGTTGTGGCTATAATCCAGACAGACCAGAAGGACAGCAGTGGGAGCAGGGTAAATATTTCTCTAAGGCAAATGGTTTAACTGGTCTCTTAAGTTTACACGAAGCAACGGAATATATGTATAGTCGTCTGGACGAAAACTACATTCCAAGGGAAAGGTTAATCGAATTGGCAACACGGTTTAAGGACTGTGCCAATGGAGATGAGGATCTTGAGTATGTAAAAGATGATATGACAAATAATGAGCTTGAATTCTTTGAACTGGACGAAGAAACAGAAGATGAAGATATGGAAATTGATGATGATATCTTGTTAGAGGAGAATGATTTATGATGCCTACATATTCATTAATCAATTATTTTGATGTATGGGGAAATGCAAAAGATGGTTGGGAAGTCAATAATCTCTGTACAGAGAAAACTGGGATCACCATTACTGATGATGCGACCGATAAAGAGATTTTAGATTATCTTGTGCATGTTGGTTTTCTCGCCACATCTGATATGCGAAAGGTAAAAATAGATACTACTGACGGTGACATGATGGAAATTTACGCAGTTAAAGGTATGCAGCCTTTAGGCAGATTGCAGAGGGAATGGAAATGAAAAAGAAACCACGGTGGAAAGATTTACCTTTTGATGAACGGATGGATAAGAAGTTAAAACAGTGGGGATTATCCGAAGAAACACGAGAAAGGGTAAAACAGAAAATTAAAAAACGGAAACAATTAGTAGAAGCATAAAATTCGTGTTTCATTGGAAGAAAGGAAGGCAAATATGGAAAGATATGATATAGAAGAATTGGTGTTGGGACTTGCTGATATTGTGAGGGAAAATAGATATTTAAGGCAGGAGAATACCAGATTGAGGAAAGTTGAAAAAGAGTATCATCAATCTATTATAGACAGATGTAGAGAAAGTGAACAGGCAAGTTTAAATATGTTTAAAGCTGCATGTGTCGGAATCGCACACGGTAAAAATGATATGGAACTTGCAAGAGATTTGGTTGAACATTTATAGCAGACAAAATTCGCATTTCTTTAGAAAGGATGGTAGATATTATGAGATTAGCAGTAACATGGGAAATGGCAGGATATGTAGATGTAGAAGCTGATACATTAGAAGATGCAATGGAAAAATTCAAAAAAGAGTGTGATTATATTAAGCTTCCAAACGGAAATTATGTAGATGGAAGTTTTAGATTGTCAACAGAAGATGTTGATGAAATGGAAGCTATTGTAGATTTTTAATGAAACTAAGATTTACAAGGAAGAGGAGTGAAGACAAATGGATATTGAAAAACAGAAAGCAGAAGCAAGAGACAGAAACAATTTAGTAGATCACATAATCAAACTCATTGAATCAGATGATAAACGGTATTCGTTTGAGTGGTCATGTGGCAATGCAATGGAAATTTACGATAAAGAAAAAGAAGTCGGATATGTATTACACATCGATAAGATTGAGTATGATGCAGATGGAAATGCAACAAATTTATAAAGAAGGAGTGATAAGGATGACAGATATAGGTGCAATTATGCATTGTCATGATGCAAAGAAAGATGCGAATAGCTTTGATAATTTGATGAATGAATTTAAATCTATTAAGAGAGATAAGAAAATTATTCAAGATATGGAATTATCTGACGAGGCAAAACAGAAATGTTTTGAAGATTTAGATAAACAATTGTTAGATGTAAAAGAAAGAATACATAATGCAATTGATGAAATGTAATCTAGCCACTAAGCAAAGGCAACCAGAGAATATATAACTGGTTGTCTTTTTTAGTACAAAAAAAATGGAGGAATAGACATGGAAATTACAATTAGAAACATCACAAAGGATACAATGGTTGATTTTAACAATGACCATACAATTACATTGCCTATGGACGAAGAGAAATTACGGAATATGTTAGGCAATGATGAGTGGATTATTGTTGATGCACCTGTCGGAGATGAATTTACGAATATTGAAAAGTTAAATGCATTGTTAAATGAAACTGATGAAGATAATTTACGAATTTTAACAAAGGCTTTTTTGCTTAATGAAATAATGGAAAGTGGATTTGATAATTTCTCGATTGTTGATTTTGATGCAGAAACTTCACAGTATAACGGAGGTAATGGAGTCATAGTTGATGAAGAGTGGTATGGAAGAGTACTTCATGATTTGGGATATATAAATTTCCCATTCGCATATACAGAAGATATGGAAGACTACGTAAAATGGGAACAACTTTGGTATACAGCGAATAGTGAAGGTTGGTGCAATGTTAGATATAACGGAAATATATATCTTGTAAAAAGGTGGTGTTCATAATGTTAAATATCAAATGGGATAACGGAGTTACAGGATATTTAAGCGAAAGCGAAAAAGAACTATGTGGAAGGATTGATAGAGAAATCAGTGCTATCAATGCAGTAAGCAAAACGGAAATATCTGTAGTAATCAGTATTGAAGGTGGTAATCAATTCCACATAAAGAAAGATACTGGTTCACTGATTGGATATATGAACGCAGAACAGTGTTGGTATGCATTGAAGGGAATTATGACAAGTTTGTTATACATGGAAAGGCAGATTGATTAGTATGTATAAGAGAAAAACTAAAGATTGTTATGCAATCGAGGGAAATTGTGGTTATGGATGGGACATTGAATGTAATTGTGAAGATAGAGCAGATGCAAAAGCACAGTTGAAAACATACAGAGAGAATGTAAGTTATCCTGTGAGAATTAAGAAATGGAGAGAAAGGATTGATGATTAGTATGAAATATACAATAGATACATTAAGAGAGATTAACGCAAGATTTTGTGGTTCGCATATACTTATGAATTACGATGTAGATAAGGCAAATATGTATGTCGAACTTATAGAAAATACACGGTCTGAAAAGACTCCAAGTGTAGGTGATTGCGTTAGATATACAAATGAATATGGAGATTACTATGGAACAGCTCATATTGAAAAAGCAGATGTGAATGAAGTTTATATCTGTGAACAACCATATACACCTTTTGTTCATAAATATGAAGGCAGAATCAGTTGTAATACAAGTGGTGGAGCATGGACACATTTACCAACAAGAGAACTGAAATATATAGGTAAAATTGAAAAGAGATTTTGTGATTGGGGTAATTGCGGATGCTGTGCAGATGGTGCTATTGATTTTATAGCAGAAGTAAGTTTATGGGAATATGTAGATAGTAAAAATCCTTTTGTAAGTGAAAATGGATATAAGTTCACAACAAAGGATTTTGATAAACAGTATATATCATTCAATCCTAAAGATGATGCATCTTATGTATATTTTGGAGAAGGTTGTGCATGGAAAAGTAAAACAGATTTATATGCTTATCTGAGAGCATATAGAGCAGAAATTTTCAAAGGATATTGGCAGAATCAGTTCATTGTGTGGACTTGGAAAGAGAAACAACATCATGTATCACCAACGGAATTTGGTAGTCTTAAATTAGAAGAAGATACATGCATGATAAATGGTGACATCATGAGATGTAAAAGAAAATATGATGAAATTACTCATACTGTACACACATATTATGTTTGGTATTGGGACGATCCAACTAAAGACTTCTTTGAGGCAAGTGCAGAACAGAATAAAATAAGAGAAAAATATTATACACTTGATAGAAAAACTCCAACATATATTGTTGCAAGAGAGGAAATAAAGTCTGGAATTGAAATTCCAAAACATGGGGAGGTGTAAACTATGCAAATTCTTGACAAAGCAACTACACCAGATGGAATAGAAATTGAGCTTAGAGATTTAAGTGGAGAACATAAACTGCCAGATTATAACGGATTGGTAATTGTCTTTCGTACAATTGCAAAGAAAACATTTCCACCTAATCTTGGATGGTATGCACAAAAAGGAAAAGAATTTCATTCATGTATTTGTTGCTATAAAAATTATACATCAGATATGTTAAAGGCAGATTATGAGAAATTAAAAAATGGTACAAAAACTCTTGCAGATTTGAAATCATATTTTTGGAATGGAAATAGAGATTGTTATGTACTTGGGGTGGAAGGGAGTAAAAGTTATGCTGAAAACATTAAAGGAAATGTTAATTGAAGCGGGTTATCCTGAAAGCGAAATGTATCATCCTTCGTATGGATCTGATTTGTATGTATATGTAACACCGCTTACAACAAAGGTAATTGAAGAATGGTGTAAGGCACATGATTACAGAATGGCTTGGCATTGTCCTACATTTAAAGACCAGATAACAGGCAAAATGATGTATGATTGTGCATTTCAGTGGTATGAAAATTAGCAGATAGGAGCGTGATTATATGGCATATTACAGTAGTCCACGAAAGTATGAAAACGCAACTGGCAAAAGATTTACAGATAAATGCCCATGTATTCATAGAACAGGAAGTGTTAAAGGTATGGTTAAATTAGGCTTTTGGGATAAAGATAGCGATAAGGTAAGACATGGAAATTGGATTTATCAGCAATCATAAAGCAAAGTAAATTGTAATTTCTTAGGAGGTAAACAAATGGTAAAATGGATTATTGTTCACACCAATTCAGATAATGGATGTATGGAATTTAAATTATTTTATGGTACGGAAATTGAAGTGCGACAATTATTAAAATCAATGGCCGTAAAAAGCGATATCATAACTAACTTTACAGAAAAAATGGATAAAGACGAAGTCGATATTTATGAAGAAATTTCAGATATGATTGATGATCAGGGTTTTGATCCAAAAAATAATACATATACAGTTATGGTGAGTGATCAATATGGAGAATGTGATGAAGTGTTTACGGCAATTGAGTTAGACAACATTAAGACAGTATAGAAATATACTTTAGGAGAATAACTAAAGGCAGATGCAGAAATGTGTCTGCCTTATTAAATAGGAAAGGATAAGTAAAATACTATGTTAAAATTTAAACTTAATGCAAGAGAACTCAAAGAAATGATGGAAAAGGCAGCAACAGTAATTAATAAGAAAAGTTGTCTTCCAGCGTTATCACGGTTATATTTCCAGATTGATGAGAACGAACATCTTAAAATCTGGGGTACAAATATGGAGCATTGGTTAGAAGTGAGAAGCGAAAATATTTATGACACACAGCCAGGAGTTGTAGGAATTGATATTGAAGATATGAAAATCATTTCTAAGATGTCAGGAGAAATTACATTTGAAGACATTACTAAGGATGCAAATGCAAGGATTAATATCAAATGTGGAAAGAAAAATGTGACGATTCCTAGATATGCAAATACAGATATTTTCTTACCAAGTATGGATGATACGGAAAGCAAAATTCTTTCTGTAAAAGAAAACTGGCTGCTTGATACGGTATTAAAATTAGCAGTATTTACTGCTGTGGATGATAAAACGAAAATGATGCAGGTTTTCAATTTCAATACAAAAGACAGGCGAATTGAAACACTGGATGATCATAGAATTGGAATGAGATCACTTGATGCACAGAATATTTTTGTAGTAACAGAAAATCCATTTGAAACTGTAAAGCTTCATAACATGTGTGTTCCTGTATTTAAAAAGATAATGAATAAGAAATCTGAAAGCGAAATTGATATTTACCAGGATAAAAAATACATCCGGCTGGAAGGTAATAATTTTACATATGTAAGCAGAAGAATTGATGGAGAATATTATAAGGTAAACTCAATGCTGCCTACGAATGAGCTTTACAGGTTTAAACCAGATATAGAAGCTTTTCTGGAAGCAATGAAGTATGACGCAGATTTAACAAAGGATATTAAAATCCCTGTTGTATTACATAGCGAAAATGGAAGATTGTATTCCTATATCAAAACAGAAAGATATGAAGCATTTGATTCTTTTGATACAAAAGAAAATACAATGAGTAATGATCTTTATATTGGTTTTAATCCAAGGTATTTAGCAGATGTATTTTCAATTGTTGATGCAGATGAACCTATATGCACAGGGAGCAAGGATATATGTCCGTTAATAATAAAAGGAAATGAATATAGCTTTCTTTTACTTCCTGTGAATATCAGGATTAATAAAGATGAAATTATTGATGCAATTGAGAAAAATATTGAAAGGAATTAGGTAGCGAAAGCTACCTGATTTCATATAAGGAGAATGATATGGGAGAAAGATTAAAAGATTTAGTAGCTAAACTCGAAGGCTTATCAAGTTATGAAAAACACTTTGTATTATGGTTATTACTCAGAGAATACAGTGAAGAAAATGGAAAAGAAATACCTGAAAGAAGTGATACGATCGAAGATTTCAGAAAAGAGAAATTCTATCATGGATTATGTGCCGAATGTAATGATTTAATTGATGTTTTGGATTTTGAATTGTGGAGGTAAGTAATGGGACTTGTATATTTAAATAATAAAGAGGAACGGATTTATGAAGCATACGGTATGACAGTATATGGAAAACAGGATAGATATACTTGGAGTATTTATCCTGACAAGCCGGATGAGAATGTATATACATCATTACGGATCGAGCGAAATGAAGATGAGGTCTGCAACATAAATCTTGGTAACAGATGTATCTTTAAAGAAAATTTCAATAGAACAATTGATAATTTCTTATGGTGGATTGATAAAGAGAATCCTGATGTATACGACATTGACAATGCAGTCATTAAGAAATTATGCGAATCAGACTCATTGTTTAATCACCTGATTGAAAATCGCAAGAGAAAAGAACAGGCTGAAATTAATGAAAGGGCAAGGATTAAAGATAATGAAGAAGAGAAACAGAGACAGATTGATAAGATCAAGCAGTATTGCGAGAAGAAAAATCTGTTACTCAAGCAGTATTATGAAAAAGTTTATATAATCAAGCTGCGTAATAAAGATGTAAGGCAGATGATTGAGAACGCAGACAATAAGCAGTTTGAGGGATTAAGAGATTTTATGAACGAATATCCTGATAACACAGATGCGGTAATTGTAATGAATGGATATATTGAAGATATAGTAAAGCAGATAGCGTAGAAAGCGAGGTTGATTGATATGAGAAAACCTAAAGTACGGACTATATATGATGATTATAACTTATGGAATAAGGAAGATGTAGAAGATGCTAAAGCTGCGCTCCTAGAACGAGATGGGAATAAAGATCCTAGTGATGATGACATTTGGAATGAATTATATGCTTGGGATGAATGCAATTGGGACGAAGAAAAAGAACGATTAATAGATTTCTTTAATAATGGTGACACATGGATTTTAAAAGGTACAAATGGAAGATGGGATGGTTCTCATGAAGCAGGTACAATCTTTACCGACTTTATGGAAATATTCAATAAGGCTATGAAGGATTGCGACTATGTAAAACTTTATGATGAAAATGGTCACTTTTATTTTCAGTGCTCTCACCATGATGGAACTAATTGTTATGAGATCAAAAAACTTACAGAAAATGGAATTAAATATTTGGAAAATTGGGAATATGACTGGAATGATAAGAGAAGCGAAAGATACATACATGATCAAATTATGAAGAGGTATTCTGTGCTTCCACATTTTGCTCATAAAGTATATGGGTGTCCAAAGGTACAGTGGGAAAGCGAGGTTGCTTAATATGTTTAAAAAGTCAGAATATAACAAGTTATTAAAAGTAAAAGGTATTCTTGAAGAAATCTGGGATGGAAAGTTAAGCAAATATCATCTCACAGTAGCACAGTCATACGAAATTGCCAAGGCATATAACCAGATCATAAAAGGGAATGCGGTGGAAACAATCAGTAAGGAAGTAAAACAGTTCTTTGAAAAGCATGATTTGTGTGTAAAAGAGCATGGTATTGGTTGGATCATAACATTAGAGTGACCTGATGAAAGAACGGTTTTGTGAATAGAAAGCGAGGAAGATATTATGAGATACTACGAAACAAAAATTGGAAAGATCATTGAGGAAGAGTTTGATTCACGGATGGGTAATGCAGTATTTGCTTATATAATGAGTAACGGAATCGATGCGATTAAAGAATATACGGATGAAGAAATTGCCAAAATCAAAGGCAATGCATTATGCAAAGCAGAGTTCAACCAGGCATTAGTTAGATGTGCCAGAAGAATTTGTAGGGAATGTAAATGGATTGAGATGATCGAATTTATTCGACTGCACTTATGGTGTACTCCAACGGTACATGATGTGTATCTGTACAGAGAAGATTATACGGAAGAAACTTTTGCTGAATTATTAAATTCACTTGACTTAGAAGAAGAGGATGTAGGAAACGAAATCAAATTGTTCGCAGTTGTTGATAAAGAATGTTTAAAAAGTGATGGTGAATAATATGAAAAATAATAATCAGTTGTCAGAGCAGAAGTTAAATGATATTGCAATATATATGGATGACAACATCAGGGAAGAGTTACATTTCAGGCTTGCTCCATGTGAGCCTGATTTGTTTTTACGAGAATATGTAAAGAGAAATCCTGCTTTTGCGGAATTACTTAAAACTGAATTTGGAATTGAGGTGGAAAGTAAATGAGATATTTAACATATTACAAAGAGTATCCAATATATGAGCCAGCAGAAGGCGGATATTATTATGCTGGAAATGAAGTAGCACAAAGCGAAAGAATGTCAAAACGAAAATGTAGGTCGCGTTTTAATGAGATATGGAAAGAATGTGAAAAGGAAAACATTGAAAATGGATTTACGGAAGATGTAGATTGGGCAGAGGTTCATAATCGAACGGGAATTCATCCATGGGTTAAATATGGTGATGATTGTATCTGTAGAAACTCAAATTACGTTGGTCAAGGCGAAAGTTATATAATCGAAAGAAAACTTGGAAGTCAAATAAGAGGTTGGGAACCGTATTGTTAGGAGGAAATAGTATGATGACAGAAGAGAGATTTAGGCAGACGAGTTGGAAGATGTCTTACGAGGAATATAAGAAGTGTTATTGTCCAGGCTGCAACAGAAAGGATTGCCCACACAGAGAAGCTTTTAGGAGAGTACCTGTTATTGATGGTGGCTTGGGCCTGTGTCCAAACTTAAATGGAAAATAAAACAATGAGAGAATATATAAGAGGTAGAGAAATCTGCCTCTTATTTTATTGGAGGGAAAATATGAAAGCGTATAAATTGTTACGAAAATTGTCAGATGGGAAATTATATCCGCTATTCATTCATAAAACATATTCAACACCATTTAATGAGTGGATGCAGGCGGAATGCTATCCAACAAAGGGGTTTGCGGTTCGATGTGGATGGCATTGTACATTTAGACCTGTAGCACCGCATTTATCAATGAGACTTGCAAATGGAGAACAGAGAGTATGGGTTGAATGTGAAGTTGATGATTTTAGTACATATAATCGCCCAGAATCTCAGGGTGGAACATGGATCTTAGCACAAAGAATTAAAATTATAAAAGAGTTAAATGATAATGATGTTATGGAAATTCTACAGAATGCAGCTTAGGAGGGAAAGAAAATGAAGAGATATTTATTATGTGAATTAGATGATGAGCATTATGCGGAACCTGAATTCTATATTTACGATTCAAGGGAAGGTGCATTTAAAGATGCAGTAGAAGATTGTATCAATGCAGCAGATGGTGGAGATTTCCAGATGAAAGTTGAAAACAATCAGAATCGTATTTCTGTTAATTTTGATTATGAGAAGTTCTTTGTTACAGAAATTAAAGAACTGGATTTGGATGACGGAAATTATGCGATTATTCGACACCATGCTTATGAAGGTGTTGGGTTTGAAGTATTATTTCAGGGAATATACGATGAGTGTGTAGAGAAACGAAAAGAATTTATCAAAAAGGCATTTGAAGAAAATGATTATTCTGGTGGAGATAATAGTGATTTCGATATGGAAAATGATGCTTGCATTGATACTGGTATTGAGTGGGAAATTTACTCAATTGTGAAGTTGCCGGAAAGTGAGGGATGAATATGACGACAATAAAGATTTATTGCAATAAGCGAAATCATAATAAGTATATTGAGGTTCGGAATGATGGTCACTATCACAATTCTGTGCGGCAATACATGGAATGGAAAGATGAAAATGTGAAAAATCTACTTGGTGATAGGCGGTTGCACAGATGGAGAATAAAAAATTTAAAGGCTCTATTAGAGGATTATGAGGAGGTGTAAACAAGATATGGAAAATAAACAAGAAATGGAACTTTATATTAAACAGTTGGAAGAAGAAAATTTACGGTTAAAGACAAGTAATAAATCTCTCAGAACAAACAATAAGGGGTTATTAAATGGCCACAACAAGCTGCAGCGTGATTTATACAGAGTAAGAAATGAACGGAATGAATTACGAAATAAACAGTTTACTGATGAGGAGCTACGAATTCTTTTTATGGCAATAAAGAAATTACTTAAAGGTATAAGTATGGAGTTAAATGTTACTTATGACGAGGTGAATTATAATTCACTAGAAATGTTATTAGCACAGTCTTGGGCGGTAAGGCAGAAAGTTTATAAAATGCTGAAAGAAGAGGTGGAATAGAAAAATGACAGGTGGATGGGGATTTGAAACAATTTTTGGAACAATTGGAGAAGAAATCGAAGATAAAACTTTTGTCGTTATTCCAAAAGAAGATTCATTAGATGTGTTACGGAAAATACAAAGCGATCTTGCCATGACTCAAATCTTAGAAGGCTCTGAAAATATAGGAGATGTTCTATATAGATGCGAACTCATGGAAGAGGTAAATAAAGGCTTGAAAAAACTGGAAGAAATGATGAAATAGTCAATTTTATAAATGGAGGAATATTTTATGAAAATGAATAGTTTAGAATTAGCAAAGAGAATTATTGATTGTCTTTCAGATGGCTATGATGATGAAGAATACAGAGAAGAGACAATAACAGCTTTATATAATGAGCTTTCGCAGGTTGATGATAATAGTTATATTAAAGCCGCATTTGTGAAATTATGTGAAACAATTGAAGAATTAGAAGCGTAATAAATAGCAATTTCGGAGGAATATAAATATGAAAACAGACGTAATTACAGTAGAGGATTTAAGCGTAGATCAGTTGCGTGAATTAAAATTGAGCTATTATTCGGTACTTGTAAATGAAGGCTCATTTTCCGAAGTTATGGGAGTAGACCTTAACGAACCGTCAGCTTACATGATTGTAAATGTAGATGATTATATAAGTGATGAGTTTATTAAAGAGTATTATGAAGGAGTTATATTTTCTAAAGATGATTTCATGCAAATGGAGGAATAAAACATGGATAAACGGATTCCAGAATATACGATTATAACACGGAACAAGGTGTTAGAAAACGACATAGAAGATGTATTAAAAGAGCAGAATGAAAAAAGAGAAATTTTAGGACTGAATGGAAATGAGTATATTTGTCATTTCTTTGGTGCTAGTCCTGAGTATAAGTTAATCCCAACTATTGATATGGCAACTGAATATTTGAATATAAAAGACGGTGCAGATCTAGTTCAGTTCTGCAATGGAAATTATGGATTTGTAGCATATTGTAACGGAAAAGAAGATGCTTTTGAGATTATAGGTTGAGGTGATGATATATGAAGTTTAAATGGAACTTGCAACCAGAATTTGAGAGATATAAAAAGGATCAGAGAAGCTACAAACAGGAAGAAGGTAGCGGAGAATATGTTGGATCGGTAAGAGTTGGTAATCTTTGTTTTGACATTATTGATTGGGGAAATCATTTGTGGTTCGACCTTTATGTTGGTGGTGTTGATACAGGTTATGGATACGGAGCTAATAATTATCCATATGATTATTGTGATGTAGCGAGTTTTTCATGGAACGATGATCTGACAGATGTAACCGATGATGATTTTAAAAGAGAACTGGAAGAGTATATTGAGGAACATATCAATACGAATGAAGGATATGTTACCGATGTCGGTGCAATTCCAGTTAGCCTTATTGATAAGGCAAATGAAGATTTGAAAGAATGGTAGGTGAAAATTATGAAAGAAAAATTTTGGCAGTATATCTTGGACAATTTCACAATTGATAATGATGGAAGAAAGATAATAAGCAACATTATTGATTGGTTCTGGATGGAATCATTTGATAAAGAAGATACCGTGAATGCATTATTGCTTCTTTTAGACGGAATTGGAATTGAAAAAGAAGAGATTGAACAATTTGTTAATTGGGATTAGGAAGAAACAAGAGTTTCAAGTGATAGAATGGAGGAATAAAAATGGAATTATTAAAGGAATATTCGGAAAAATATGGATTAAAAGAAGTTGTAAACGACTATAACGAGCATAGACAAACAAAAGAAAATAGCATTGTATTCTCTAACGGATGGGTTGCTTCCATCGTAAAAAATGATGGCATTGATGTTTATCATCCAAACGGAAAACATACCAAAGAATATAAATCAGACAAAAAGTATTCAGTTGCGATGTGTGATTATAATGGATATTTTGACTGGAATTTATTGAATCAATACGGAGCAATTGAAGGTTGCATTTATTGTAATACGGAATTAGAGATTTTGATTGCTTGCGAAACAATTAGGAGACTTTAGAAAAACCACAATGAAATGAGGATTTACTCGGAAAGAAAGGCAAATAATATGGTAAGAAAAGTTAACAATAGATTATATAAAATCAATACATATGCTTCTGCACACATTATTGAAATAGATGAAAATTATGATGAAGAAGTACAGAAGTTAAGAAAAGAAATTCAGCTTGACAGTCTTGGATACAAATTAAATTTACTTGTATATCTTGCCACATTAACGGTACAAGACTATGCGATTTTAAGCGTAACGGAATTTAACATTGATGGAAGTAAACCTAGAGTTGCTTATGCAAGTAGTAAGGATTTTAAAAAGATTGTTAAGTATTATTCTAAGCAGAAAGCATAGGAAACGATGATTTCAGAATGGAAGGAGAATAAAAGATGTATAAAAAATTAAATGAAAGCCAAAATTTTTCAGATACTTATCCAACATGGATAATTGCATATTGTCTTGACTCAAATTCGTTCTTTGCAACAAATGAAAGATATTTCTTTTGGGAACATGAGAGAGAATTCGAATGCGAGAATGATGCGGTAAATTATTTTAGAGAACATTTGGAAAAGTTTCATGAAATAAGAAATGAGATTTTGAGTTCAACTGGAGGATGGAGCAAAAATAGTGATTTGTTTTTTGAAAATACAAGAGAAAGATTTAAAATATAATGAAACGTAGATTTCAGAAACGGAGGAAATTTCAATGGATGATATGCAATTTGCGAAATATAGTTGTGAAATCAGAGAAGTATTAGAAAATGTATCAGAAGAAAATCTGGAAATACTTGTTAGAAATGTAGTTGCTTATGCAATTTCAAACAATCGTAGCAAGACAAACTGGACTGCACAAGAACTATTTGTAGATGTTATTCCAGATGAATTGATAGCGGAAATATTTAATGAAGAATAGTAGAAAGTGAGGTAGATGTAAATGAAGAAATACACGTGGGATGAAATTTATAAGAGAGCAGATGAATGTTGTTTTGGAGAGGATAATTTAAAGGCAAAGGATAATGCGAGAGGAAATGTGCGTTGCCTTGCACTTGAATACGGAGAAGAAGATTTGGAAAAAGCAGAGTGTCCAGAAGATGAAGTGGATTACTATTGTGATAAATACAATATTTTGTTTGATGAAAATGGTCACATAGTTGATGGATATATTGATTATGCCAAACTTGCGATTGCTATAATCAATGAGTTTGAAAGTGATAGAGAAGAATCAGGAAGAAGAGAAATCGAAAAAGGAATGAGACTTCTGCTTAGTAAGTATGTTTCTAAAAATGAAAGAAAAATTATTGATGATGTTTTTATGACCCTTACTGGTTGGAACTTGAAATCATTGGTAGAAAAATCAATAGAAATTGATGATATGGAAGTGTGATGTAGAAATTATGTAGATGAAACAGCAATTTAATAATTTGAAAGGAGATTATACTTATGAAAAAAATTATTAATGGAAAAATGTACAATACGGAAACAGCAGAGAAATTAACCAGTTGGGAACACAGTTACAGATCACAGGTTGATTGGTATGAAGAAATGCTCTACAAGAAGAAAACAGGAGAATACTTCTTATATGGAAATGGTAATGCCGGAAGTAAGTATGCAAGAGAGACAAGTCAGAACTGTTATTCTCCTGATGAGACAATTATTCCTATTACTGAAAGCACAGCAAGGCGTTTAGTGGAAAGAAATGCAAACGTAGAAGAATATATTAGAATTTTTGGTGAACCAGAAGAATAAGAAAGGAGAAATGATTATGTTAGGAAAATATTGGGATATTAGCACATCCCATTTAAAAGAAGAGACACTGAATAGTTTAAGCGAAAATAAAATGCCATATAGTTATGATTATAAAGAGGGCATATTCATTAGCGTACCTGATAAAGACATTATGGGGAAAGAAATTCGTAATCTGCCATCAGATTTAGTTGTATTGTTAGAATATGCTTGGGAAAATGATGTGCTTTTAATCCGGTTGGATACGGATGGAGAGGTTGTTGATGATCTTCCTGTATACGAATGGGATGAGGTAAAATGAAACGGAAATTTCAAGTCTGAATTGGAGGTAAAATTATGAGTACAAGAGCGATTGTCGGATATAAAAGAACGGATGGAACTATTGTTGGTGCTTGGTGCTGGAATGATGGGTATGATATTAAGAATGATTTAAAAAGAGATTTTAAATCATTGCTTGATGTAGAATTTATTCTTGAAGTCGGAATGTTTAGTACGATTTATTCAAAGAAGGAATATGATGATTTTATTCAATGGGCAAAAGCAGAAAACATTGATATTTCAGATAAGACTTTCACTCCTTATGGAAGATCAATTATTATGCAGGATAAATTTCATATAGAAAGAGAATCAGTTGAGTATAAAAATATAGAAGAGGTCTTAGGACAAGATATTAATGTGGCTTATATGTTTGAAGATGGAGAATGGAAAACGTACAGATAAATAAACACAATGAAAAGCACATTTCTTAAACGGAGGTATTTTACATGAATCCTTTATATAATACAGGCTGCCATAAATCAGTACATGATTTATCGGAAGAAAGAAAAACGGAAATCTTTACCCAGATGGAAATTTTAATAATGGATTCTTTAAAAGAAAATCTTAATTGCGGTATTGATTTTATTGCGACAAACGAAGATAAATTGTATGGGCAGGATCAGCGTGAATTATTCAAAGCACTAAATCATTTGAGTGAATTACATATTATTAAGAAACGGAATTGTGATGGAGACGCATACGAATGGGATGACAAATACGCATTGTTAAGAATTTTAAATTGAGGTGATTGTATGAACGGAAGAATAGATTGGATGGAAATGATTGTAAACGCACTACCAGATTATTCAGATGGAATTATATGGTCAGACGGTGGAACAGAAATACTCGTAAAAACAGAATCGGCAGCAAATACAATTGCAGATTTGATCGATGCACTTTATAGAGCACAAGGAGAAGAAGTTCTTGTCAATACTGGGTATTATGATCCTAAAGAAGACAAACGAAATAATGAGGAGGACAGGTATACCGGTTGGTGGTATATCAATATTGATTAAGAGGTAATCACATGAAGATTGTAGAAGTAGAACTTAATTCAGAAGAATCAAAAGGCTACAACTTTGAGATGTATGCAGAGTATGAGGACGGCTACTCATGTTACATATACGGCGAAGATGAGGAAAGCTGTATGTATGAGATCGGATTATTAATGGATAAACACAAAACATGTACATATTATACTTCCGTTAATAACGAAGATAGAACAGATGGAGAATGGGTCGGAAGAGAAAATTATATTTATGAGTAGATGAAAACCGTGTTTCAAAGGCAGATGAGAACAATCATCTGCCTTTTCTTTTTAGAGAATATACTAGCAGGAGGTACGAAAAGTGAAAACAGAAATTAAAAAGGAACAGATTGAAAAATATGTAAAGCAGATTGTAGAAGAAGAACGAGAAATATATGTAGCAGATGATGGAAAGGAATTTACGACTGAAAAAGAATGTATTAGTTATGAAAAAAACTTGTTAAAAGAACGTGAAATCAAAGCAGCAGAAAGATTAAGAATTTCTGATTTGGATGAATTTGTTCCATTAAGTACAGATGGTTCAGTAAATGGAGACAACACATTTCGATGGTATAAGGTGAAAAATGAGAAAGAATTTAATATTCTTAATATGGCATATTCAAACAACTTGCAGCCAGATAATTATCCTGAAACCATTTGTGTCGAAACAGTTGGACATATAGCTTATGATTATCATCTGAGCAGGATGATGGAAGATACAAAGAATTTTTGGGAAAAGTTAGGTTATAAAGTGACTTTTGAGAAAGAGAGGGAAATTTAATATGAAATATATTTTAGTTTATGCGGATACAGTGGATGAATTAAGAGAAAATGTGGTGGATGATAATTTAGCATATCTTTTGGTAAGCGAAGATTGCCTTGATGCTTATTTGGAAGCTCATGGGTATGATAGAGATATATGGCTGAACGAGTATATAGCGGAAGATACAATAGATTTCTATGATTTCGTTATAAGTAACGGATGGAAATATAAAATCTCATTATATGATAAGTATTCAAAAGAGAAAGAAATTCACTTAATGGAAGATGCAAATACTACCTGGTACGATGATGATATTAAAGGCATTTTGGAATTTTATCAGATTGACCCGACAGAAGAAAATGTTATGAAAATTGCTACATCAGAATTTGTACGAGGTTTCCATGATCGTTTAGTTGAATATGGAAACGAGATGATTGAAGATAAGGTAAGAGAGGTGTTTGATAAATGAGAAGAACAGCAAGTGAAATTAAAAAGCAGACGGAAGAATGGTTAGATGAACGCTGGATGATTGCTCATATGGAAGAAGCCAGACTACAGGATATGAGTTATTATGCCGGTGCCGTAAAGGCATTGGAGTTTGCTGGATATGAATGGCAGAGAGACGCAGAAGGCAAACATACATTATATAAGGGAGCGTGATGATATGAACAGGAAAGCACTTTATAGAGTAGTTTTTCATAATGAATTAAATGATATTTATATAAGTATTGCAATGGAATATAACAAAGGAGATTTTTTGTTAGATGATTATGGAGAAAAATCATTAAATACAGATCAAAGAATTGAAGCTTATGATGAATTATCGAAATATGTGTCAGAAGATTTTATTCACGACACAGTAATAGATGAGCTGATAGAAACTGTAACAAAGTAACTAATGAAAGTTAGATTTGGAGGAGAAATTATGACCTTATATGAATATATTAAATCAGCTCCTGACGGAGAAGAAATTGCAGTGCATGATCAGGATTATGATATGGAAAGTTATTTTTATAATGATGATGCCGATGGTGATGTGTGGCAAGCAGATATGCTAAAATTGGCAAGGTTATTAACAGTAATTGAATCAGCTGGAAATCATGTTACTGTTAATTTTTCTGATTTAATAGTAAGGAAATTAGATGAGTTGGAAGCTGCAAATTTATTTATCAGATGCAACACCAATGCAATAATGAATGACATAGACAATATCCTTGCGGGCTATGTAAGCGAAGAATGGCTAACAAGATTTGTAAAAGTGTTAAGTTGATGGTCACAAAATAAGACAAAAGTGATATAATAAAGCAAAATATGTAACATAAAATACATAATCAAGGAGGCAATATTTTATGATCGGAACATTAATATTTTTAAGCGTTTTAGGTATTAGCGGATTGAGTTGTTTAAGTGACAATCATTATTGTAAAAAGACAAGTATTCACAAAGAGGGGAATGATACTGTATGGTATGACAGAAAAGGTAGAGAGATTAGGAATGGAGAATACACTACTTATAGGTTAAGAGAAGATAAATATGGAAATTTTGGTGGACAGGTAGTTGGGTTGAAAACTGGTACAGTTTACGAAGATAAACTTTCTGAAGAATATGCTTTTCATAAATCAGAAGAGAATCAATGTTTAGAATTTGCAAAGAAAAGTGACAATCTTGCATACAATAAATATTATCCTCAATATAATAAAGCTTTCACAACTGAAATAAGTACAGGGAAAATTATTTCTTGTCTGTGGGAATATAAAGAATTTCCTAGTGGTGAAACAAAATTTAGAAAATATTATTTTAATCCAACAACTATGAAATGGCCTAAAGGAACTGCGCCTGGTGATATGGGAATAGAAATCACAAGAGATGAATATGCTCGATTAAGATGTTTTATGTGTACTGCAACTACATTCCCAACAGATTATGAAATGAGAGAAAGACTTGGAGATTGGATGTTGACATCTAATAAAATAAATTAAGAAGTAAATGCAGTGCAGATATAGTAAAGTAAATATAATTAAAATATGACAAAAGGAGAATGAAATTATGATCGAATTAATTAGTTGGGCAATTGCTTTAGGTATTGTTTTTGGACCATGGATGCCATGGAATAGACGGTAAATAAAATTGAATACAGAGAATACATTTAGGAAGGTTGTAAAATGCAGCCTTCCTATTTTAGTACAGAGAAGAGAAAGGAATAGAATAATGAGCGCAGAAGAATACGTTAGGAATGCAGCCAAACGGAATGGTTGGATTAAATATTATATGTTGGAACGTCCAGTGAGTATCGGAACACAGCCACAGAAAGGATTCATGGATTTTATCAACTATGATAACAAGACAAATGTAAATGGTATATCTGCCTGGGCGGAAGTATATTATGATCGGTTACTGGATCAAGAAGAACTGGATAAATATGAGATGGTGAAAGGAGAGTAAAATTATGTTAAGTAAATTAAAGGATGATTGGAAATTTGATAAAAACGGTGTGATGCATGTTGTTCCAAAAGAATATCCTGATTGGTACGGAATTCCAAATATAGGATTCATTTGGCATAATGAATGGGAAACACCAGAGCTGGAATATAAAGGAAAATTATTCAATTCTGACACAGTAGAGGATACCATGTGGTCACGATACAGAGAAGAGTGTGAAGAAAGTGGTATTGAATCTGATGAAAGAGGATTTTCAAAATATATGCAAGATAATGCAAACGAAGTATATGAGTTATTAGATATTATAATTTGTGAGGAACAAGAATGAGTCATATTGTAAGAATTATTTCTAAAAGTGAACGGAAAAAGCATGTAGAGTATGAGTTAGTTTTTACGTGTGTTGGAAAAGATGATGGAAGTGGTTTCGGATTCCCATGCAAAAAAGATGGGACTTTAATTCATGATGAAAATTATGATTGCTGGATTAAAAATTATAATTATTGTATTGCTCATCCAGAAGAATTTGAGGCAGAAGGTGTGAAAGAAATTTTATGGTGGTATACAGAACCAACACATGCAAAGTGTAGCTGTGGTTATGAAGTTATTCTTGATGGGGATACGTATTGTACTGGATGCGGACAGTTGTATAACGGATTTGGACAAGCGTTAAAAGATCCGAGCGAATGGGAAGAAAATGATTATGATGACGAATGGTAGAAGGGAGAAAAATTATGAAAACAAATAAAAAGTATATTATGATCGTAACAGCAGAAGATGAAAGATACGGAAATCCAGGATATGGGCTTGATTTTTTTGCTGATAATCCATGGGAAGGGATTTTAAACGATATTGTTTTTGGAAATAATCTTGGTGAGTTAATGATCAGTTCTGATGGAGAAGATAATGAAGGGTTATTTTATGTACTTTATGCAATGGAAAGTCAGGATGGAATTAGTATTGGAATCAAAATTGGTTCTGGCACTGTAGATTGGGATGCTATCGAAGAAGAAATTCAGGAATATGAGTCACAAAAAATAAAATAAATTAAAATAATGCGTTGATATTGTAATAAAAATACAAGTGATGTATAGTTTAGATAAGGAGCTGATTATGAAAATAGGAGGACTTATATATTATGAGATTTGGAGAAAAAGGCGGCGCAGGAAATTTTGTTTTAGCAAGTTTTCCAATTGCGCTATTTTGTGCATTATTTAGTGGATGGGGAGCTTGTATAACATCATTGCTTATTATGTGGTTTATTGCTTATAAATCACATATAATATATTTAAGATCAAGGGGTGAGTATCTTTATCCAGATGAAAGAGAAAAAGTTGAAAAAGAATTGGAAAAGATAAAAATAGAAGAATTTAATAGGAATATAGAAAGATTCGGACTATCAAAAGCTACTTGGATGACTGACAAAGAAAAAGAACATTATTTATACAAAAAAAGAAAAGAGAACATAGAATTAATAAGAAATAAAATAAAAACAGATAGTTGTGCTACATATAATTATGCGATCTATAAATTAGTTCAGGAGGGGAGATTACAGAATTTTCACTCAAAGAATGGGATTCCTTATGAACGGTTATATAATCCTGAGAATAAAGACGAATACGTGGATGCACAATATCCAGAAATTAAAGAATTCCAAAAAGAAATAAACCCATATATAGCGCAGCGTGTTTTAGATTGTGCAGAACGAAAAAAAGAAAAAATAAAAGAAGGGTATAAAGAAGAGGAGTATTGGTCGGTATGAATAAGAAGAGAAGAGAACAAATTTATGCAGTTATTAGTCAATTAAAAATAAACGAAGACAGATTGCGATTAATTTTAGCAGAAGAAGAAAATGCTTTTGATTCTATGCCGGAAAATTTACAGAGTTCTTTAAGAGGAGAGGAATCCGAAGAAGCAATCGACATTTTAACGGACGCCGTTGATGATTTGTCTAAAATAATTGATAATCTATATGACATACAGTAAATTACATGGAGGTTATAATATGAGTGGAGTACAGGAATTGACAAAAAAGTATTTGGATATGATTGAAAATATTTTAAATGGAAAACCACGGTATTTACGTGGTTTTTATAATTTTATGGCTGATACGTCAGTTAGAACAAAATATAATTATTTAAATTATGCAGGTGCATTTATGGACTTCACAAAAAAAGACGTAGGTAATCTGCAGTTTGATGATTTTAATAATTATCTAGCAAAAACAAGCTATAAAGAAAATGGTGAACAGATGTCATCATCTTATAGAATTGCTGTATACTCAGGATTAAAGAAATTCTGCGAATATTTATATGTATCAAAACAGATTGAAGATAATTATATGTTATATATAAAACGGCCAAAGGCAAAAGAATCTCAGAAAACAATTCAGAAAAGAGAAACTGGGTATTTAACAGAAAGTGAAATTAAAAAATATTTAAAAAGAGTTGATAATTATCATAAACTTGAAGGAAGAGAAGAAAATGAATGGGACGGTAGAGATAAAGCAATTATCTATGTCTTTTTAACAACTGGTATTAGATGTTCTGCATTACGAGCATTGGATGTTTCGGATATTGATTTAAAGAAAGGAACGATGACAGTAACAGATAAAGGCGAAAAAGTGAGAACGTATGATCTAACTCATGAAGTATGCGAAGAATTGGAATCATGGCTAGGATGGAGAAGAATTCTTGAAATAGAAAATAGTTATGATAAACCAAGTAAATTTAATACACAGGCATTGTTTATTTCGAGAAAATTAAATAGGATGGATGAAGTAACGGTCTATAATGTGATAAAAAAATATGCAGATTGTATTCCTGAAAAGAATATCAGTCCTCATAAGTTAAGAGCCACCTATGGTACACAATTATATAATAAAACTGGTGATATTTATTTTGTTCAGGAATGCATGGGACATTCAAATCCAAAAACTACAGAATTATATGTTAGAGAAAAGAAACAGAATACTAAAAAAGCAAGCGAAATTATGGGAAAATTTTTATAAAAATATGGAGAATAAATGAGTAGATTAAAAGATGCTATTTACGGATTAGCAGTTGGAGATGCATTAGGAGTACCATATGAATTTGAAATTAGAAATACTTTTCAATGTGTTGATATGATTGGTTATGGGACTCATAATCAACCGGAAGGAACCTGGTCAGATGATACAAGTATGACTCTGGCATTGTGTTCTAGTTTGAAAAAACAAAATGAAAAGATTAATTGTGAAGACATAAGAAAAGAATTTGAACAATGGTTTTTTAATGGAAAGTATACTCCGTTTGGAACGGTATTTGATTGTGGTAATACATGTGAGATTGCTATTCGTAATGGCATAGGACAGACACACGAGCAATCGAATGGAAACGGATCTTTAATGAGGATTCTTCCACTCGCATTTATAGAAGATATTTCTGATCATGAAATAGAAGAAGTGTCTGCTATTACACATGCAAATATTATTTCAAAACAAGCCTGTGTTATATATATAAGAATCGTCAAAGATTTATTAAATGGTTTTTCTTTAAATGAAAGTATTATAAGAAATGTTACTGAAGACTCCATGTTTAACCCATTGCTTCGAATCAATGAATATAGTGTAAGTGATATAAGATCTGGCGGTTATGTTGTTGACACATTAATTGCTGCTGTTTGGTGTTTAAATAAAACCAATAATTATAAAGATTGTGTTTTAATGGCAGTCAATTTAGGAAACGATACTGATACGACAGCTGCGGTCGCTGGTGGTTTAGCAGGCATTTTATATGGGTATGATCAGATTCCTGCCGAATGGATAAAAAAGTTAAAAAGAAAAAGATTGATAGAAGATTGTTTGTTTTAATTAATTAGCCACCAAATTTCTCTTGGTGGCTATAATATTGCAACCTATGTTATAATATTTATGAGAGGTTCGAAATATGATGAAATATTTTTCAAAAACAGGTCAAGAGTGGGATGAAATGGCCAGAAAATAAAAAGAAACTCTTTGTGTGCGGGGAATACTATATCTCTAGAATTAAATCAAGGATCAACCCCGCCAAAGAGTTTCTGAAAACATTATAACATAACTATCGAAAAAAGAAAAGAGGTAAAATATATGTCTTGGTATGAAGGAAAGCACTCATGCGGTCATGAGGGTGGTATAGAGCTTGTGGGCACAAAATCCTACAAGGAATGGAGGGCAAAACAGTATTTTTCCGATTTGTGTCCAGACTGCAAGCAAAAAGAAAAGGAAGAAAGAAATAAAGAGATTGCAGAACAGTATGATATGCCCGATCTGAGCGGAACGGAAAAACAGATCGTCTGGGCAAATACAATAAGAGCAGATTTCCTGGACTATTGTGAAAAACACGAATTGGCGGCAGAATTCTTAATCAATACAAAAACTGATGCAAAGTTCTGGATTGATAATCGGGATCATATCTGTGATAAAGAGTTTGTGCTGTGTTATGAGGATATTTTGGAAAGAAAGCTACAAGCATCAAGGTTTCTGCCGGAAGATACGATCATACCCACAAGCCAGAAATATTATGATACAGTAGAGATTACAGAGTATGTAGATTTAGGTGGTGTTGATCGATATATAAAGCTTTGCTACATGAAAAATAGCGATTTCATAAGCCTTGTTAAAAGTAGAGGATATGAATGGAATCAGTACGTAGGAGGATGGTGTAAATCATTGCCAAAAATTGTAAAACATGATTTTGAAAATGAAGCGATTGAAATAGGCAAAATATTGTTAGATAATAGGTTTTCTGTTTGCGTTCACGATGAGAATATAAAAGCAAAATTAGAATTGATTAGAGAATAATATAATTAGGAAATAATAGATTCATTTGGAGTGGAATTGTCGTAAGGCAGTTCTGTTTCTGATATAATGGAGAATATAATATTGAGGTGATTTGTATGGAATATCCAAAAGAAATTTACTTGGATGGTTATACATATACGCAAATGTATGAACATGAAAAAGGTGGAATGTATTATCATTCAGAAGAATGCAGCGATGTTATTACAGGTTCATTTATTAGTTTATATCCAGATGGAAGATTAACATATTTATGGGATGGATATGAACATGAATATGGAAAATATGATTTTGAAAATAATAAAAAGATTGGAGGATTATAAATATGTTATATACAATAGTACATACAGTAATTAATAATAAAGGAGAACACCCCGAAGCAAACGCAAGGGTGCTTGGGATATATTCAAATGAAAATGTTGCTATTAATGAAGCGGAAAAATGGATTAAGAATACAAAGACTTCTGACATAAATGTAAAGAGAATAACAGACACAGAATGGTATTTTTGGTATGAAGAGAATGGAAATAGCTATGGCGGTTATGTAGATGTATATGGAAAAAGATTAGACGAGTCAATTGAATAAACCAATGAAACCAAGTTTTCTTTTGGAAAGGAATTATGTTATGAAATATGCAAATAGACTAAATGATGAAGAATTAAGAGAAGTATATGGCTTATTTATTGATTCAAATGGAAAAATCAATGAACTAAATATTACAAGAGATGAATGTTCTATTGGACTAGAGGGGTATGTAGAGGTTCCTGATTTTGACGAAGAACTAAAAGAAAACCCGAATGCAACTATTATCCTTGATGACGATTATGAAATCACAGATTATGATGTTACAGTGTATAACCATTCAGGTGATTGTACGCCAGATTATCGAAAATGGATGTATAAAAAATTTGGTGATGAATATGCAAGAAATTACTTATTTAATGCCTAAGAAATCTAAATTTGTTATAAAAGAAGATAAAAAACAATGGATATTAAAATATATGTCACAACATAAAGATGAGTGTATTGATGTTTTATCAGAGAATTTTGTAAACGCATATATAAATGAGTTTCATCCGAAAATCGTAGAATGGTATTTATATGGCGCACCGAAAGTACATGAAATTGGTATGCTACTTGCAGAATTATACAAAGAGAATAAAGTAAGTAGATATAGGCATTATTGTAAAATCTGGCGAGACGGATATCCAAAATGGTTTTATGTTTACTTTTTAATAGACAATGAAATTTAACTTTCTTTTGATGATTGGAGGTAGAAAAATGGAAAATAAAAATTTAAATAGCTATGGATATTTATTAAATTGCCCAGATGAAATGCTTGGCGATGTGAATAAAACGATGAACGATAAACGAGCCATTATAAATTGGAATAATTTTAATGTAGGTGATGCTTTTTACACAGAAAATATTTACAGATGTGTAATGGTAGATCACGTAATGAAAAGAATTATGTTTGTAACTGAAGAGGAATATAAAAATGAGTTTGAATTAAGATATAATAACAATAAATATAAAAAGCCAGATATGAGAGAAAAGATAAAAGAATATATTGGTGAGCTTGATACAGAAATTGATAGGCTTGAGGGTTTATTAAAAAATACTGATAATCCATATGATTTACAGATTAAAGGTAGGCTGAATGCAATAATCGAAGTGAAGAATGATTTACTTGGTAGATTAGAAGGGGTGATATAGGTGGCAAGAATAATAGATAAGCCAAATAAAATAAAAGTGAAACTCATTGTAGAAGTAGAAGCAGAATTCTATGATGATGAGTCATCAGAAGAAACATTAAGATATTGTGTTGAACAAGACTTGGAAGATGCAGGATTCAATGTTATTGATGTTTCAGTCATGAAATGACGATTTTATTAGTACGAAGAGCAGGTGATTGAATGTATAAAAACATGTTAGAGTTGTTAGAAGAAAGAGAAAATAACGGCTGGAAGTTAGAGAAATTTGAAATAAAACAAGGAAATTTTAGAGCAATGATTGATGGTATTATGCCCGGAAAATATATTAGATTAACACATAATGGAGAATGTGTTATGTCCGACACGGATATGGAACAACGCACAAATTTAAGATTTTGCTCAAAGGCTTATGGAGATATTATCATTGGTGGTCTTGGAATTGGAATGATTATTATAGCAATACAAGATAAACCAGAAGTTAAAAGCATAACTGTAATTGAAAAGAATCAAGAAGTAATTGATTTGGTTGCATCGCAGCTTGATTTTAACGAAAAGGTCAATATTATATGTGCAGATGTATTCGAATGGAAGCCTGAACGTGGTGTAAAATATGACATGGCATATATGGATATTTGGAATTGGATTAATGAAGATATTTATAAAGAAGAAATGCAGCCATTAAAAAGAAAATATGCAAGATTTCTTAGGAGCAAAGACATAAACCCAAACAGATTTAATGAATGTTGGGCTGAATATCAGGCGAAAAACGGAAGAAGATTAGCATAATGAAAAATTGCTTTCATTAGGAAATGGAGATGGTTAAATGGATTTAGATAATATAACCGATATTGAAGTTTTAAAAAGTGCATTGAAAAAGTATATGGTTCAAATGAAAAAAGATGCACATTCAAATGATGGCACGGATTATTTTTTTAAAGAAGGGCTTTGGTATTATGTTACTCAAGATGAAACAGGTGTGACAATTTATTCAGATAATATGGAACACGATTGTATTTTTGATTATGATACCGCAAAGAGATATTTAAATGTAGGATAAAAAATTAAATAAAGGTTGGTTTCATCGATAACTTTGTGTATTGAGTGTGTATAAAAACGTTGACATTACACAATAAGTGTGTATAATATATGTATAAGGAGGCAGACACCCATGAAAAGAACGGAATTAGTCAGTAGGCTAGAAAAAGGTGGTTTTGTCTTTGAGAGACACGGTGGCAGTCATGACATATATGTTCGGGGAAACGTGAAAGAAACAATTCCGAGACATAAAGAAATTGATGAGCGATTGGCAAAGGCAATACTAAAGAGAAATGGACTTTTATAGTCCATTATTTCTTTAGTATCATATGAATATCAATAATTAGAGAATGGAGGTTTAAAAGATGAAAAATGTATATCCTGTATTTTTTACAAAAACAAATGAAGATATATTAGTTGAAGTCCCAGATTTTGGAATTTTAACAGAAGGTAAGGATATGAATGATGCCATGAATATGGCACGAGACGCAATTGAATTAAAATGTGTATCAATGGAAGATAATAAAGAAGAAATTCCGACACCATCTGAATTCAAAGAATTAAATCCGGCAAATGGAACATTTGCAAACGATGGAGAAACCGTAGTCTCATTTGTAGATATTGATTCTACATTATATAGGAAGAAAATTGATACAAAAACCGTAAGAAGAAATGTTGCCTTACCAAGCTGGTTAAATTATGCTGCGGATCAAGCAGGAATTAATGTGTCACGGATTTTACAGGAAGCACTTATGAGAACATTAAAAGTGGAGAATAGGATGTGACTTAATGGAAAATTATATGAATCTGCCAGTTGAGTACAAGTGGATCGATCAGGATATTATAAATGAATATCAGCGCTGCCAGGATAAGAAACAGGTAGCGAAGATATATTTGATTAGCGTAAAAGAAGTGACGGAAATCCTAAAACGGAATAAGTGAATATGGCTTTATGTAGGAGCAGAGAAATCTGCTTCTATTTTTTTTTATGCAAAATCAGAATGGATATGGAGAATACATAGATAGGAAACTATCGGAGGTAAATAGAAATGCAATACATAATAACTAATGGTGAGAAATATTTAAAACAGAATCCTCAAGCTGGATATTTGGTTGTGGATAATTTTAGTGATGCATCGATATGGCAAGTAAAAGAAAAGGCAAACAATGTAATAAAAACCTGTCCATTATGTAGGACTTATGATATGGAAACCATTGAACTTACAACAAATGATATTGAAGATACTCCTATCAACTATGATTTAGAAGAAAAGATAGGAGAAATTGAACGGTTTACGGAACAACTTCAAAGCCGAAGAATTATACTTCTAAAGTTGATACAGAGAGAAGATTTAAAAATTGTAGACATAGAACATGTTGCTGAGTTTAAAAATTTAGGAGCTGCGGCTGGCTATAAAATTTACAAATTACTACATGACTGCAAATGCAGAAGAAGAGATTACAAAAATGAGCTAAGGCAAATAGATGGTATTCTTGGTAAAACATTAAATGCAAAAGGAATTATATGTATGAAAAAAGCAATAAAAAGTGTACAGGAACAGAAATATGAGCCTCGGATTTTAAAAGAATTATTTCAGTAAAGGAGAATAAATATGGAAGAGAAAAGCAGATATGCCACAAAGAAAAAAGGTAAAACAAAAGGATATCCTTTTTGGGATATGAAAGATATTAAAGGAATGATAGATTATTTTAAAAGCAATCAATTATGGAATGACTATTTAAAATTTATGCTGCTATTTTTATTTGGTCGTAGAGTTGGGGATACTTTGGATATGTTATGGTCTGATATATTTTATCCAAATGGGTCAATTAAGGATGAAATTAGAACTATAGAAGAACAAAAAACTGGTAAATATAATATTATTTATGTGTCTCCTTATGCAAAGCAAGTGATTAAGGAATATCTTCAAGAAACTCAAATTAATCCATTATTAGATTTAAATGATTATATCTTTCCATATTATTTAAAATATGAATGGAGAAAAATGAAAGATGATGAATTTTTTAATGAAACAAAATCAGTAAATTATAATATTGATGAGGCTATAATTTATGTAAGAAAATTTGTTGATGAATATGGAAAGGATTATGGGGAAAAACGAATAGTAGAAATTGCGAACGAATGGATAAGAAATAGAAAAAAGTTTCCAACATTAGGAAACTATATTTATTCAGAAGTAATCTTTAAAGATATATCTAAATGGCAAATCGGAGCATTCGATAGTGTATTTAAAAAAGCAGTAGCTTTTAACAAAATTCCATATAAAGTAACAATTCATAGCATCAGAAGGTCGTTTGGTTATTATAGTAAGGTAATTCATCCACATGACATGTTATGTTTAGAAACATTACAAAATATTTTTGGACATAGCGATACCCAAGCAACAATGCATTATATTGGGTTATCAGAGGAAAGAGAACGAATGTATTATACAGATATAGGCGATTTTTTAAGTAATGTATCTAATGGAGATTATGATTTAAAACGAAATAGCCCAGTAATTACTTTAAAAGAACAAGATCTGAGAAATATTATCCTAAAAGCAATAAAAATAAAAAATGGAGATGAAGCAATAATTCTTAATGAAATACTTAATGAAGTAGATGAGGTAAAAATAGAATGAAACAGCAAATTGAAGGATATAATGGAAATTATAGAGTTTATGTTCATATAAATAAAATAAATAATAAAATTTATATTGGTCAAACATGTCAGACATTAGAACGGCGAGCAGGGAATAATGGTTTTCAATATCAACATTCTTGTCATTTTTATAATGCAATTCAAAAATACGGATGGGATAATTTTAAACATCTAGTTTTAATTGACAACATTTCTCTTGAAATGGCAAATATTATAGAAGAGAAACTTATTTTTATATACAATTCGATGAATCCTAAATATGGATACAATATGATAGCCGGTGGTAAGAACAAAGAAAGAAGACAAGAAGTAACTGATAAAATTGCAGAGAAAAATAGACATCCATCTGACGAAACAAGAAAGAAAATGTCAATTGCTGCTAAAAAAAGAAAAATGACTCCTGAATTAAAAGAAAAGTTACGATTATCCAATATTGGAAAGAAAAGATCAAAAGAAGCAAGAGAACATATGAGTATAGCAAAACAAAATATGTCAGAAGAAACTAAAAGAAAAATCGTGGAATCATTAAAAGGTCGAAAACAAAGTGAACGTCAAAAAATGCTGTCCAGTATAAGATTCACTGGTAATAAGTATAGAGCAAAAGCTATTGCACAATATGATTTAAATGGAAAATTTATGAGAACATGGGAATGTGCTATGGATGTAGAAAAAGAATGGGGAATAAATCATTTGCATACTAACATATCAGCTTGCTGTAATAATAAAGCATTATCTGCATACGGTTATCAATGGAAATATTATTATGGAAATAATTCAGATATAGAACAGAAAAAATATACTAATAAAATACCAGTTGAACAATATTCTATAAATGGAATTTATATGAATACATATGAAAGCGTATCTGATGCAGCAAGAAAGGTTGGAACAATAACAGGTGATATATCACGATGTTGCAAAGGATTATCAAAATTAATACATGGCTTTCAATGGAAATATGCAAATGATAATAAAATAATTAAAGATTTGGAATATAAATACATAGATAAAATTAATGGACAAAAATACAAAAGAAAACAAGATATCGAAGAACAAACAGGTTTATCAGATTCTGATATAATGAAATGTTTAAAAAATAATGAAATTGTTGTAAAAAATAATATCTCTTATAAAATTCAAAAATTGTAGAAGTATATCAGACTGCTATTAACATGGCAAACGAGATGAGAATTGCATAAAGAAAAGGCGGTGCTATTTTTTAGCATCGCCTAGCTCAAGGGCTTTTAATTTTTCGTCAATAGATTGATCAACTGATTCTTTTATTATTGGTTTTAATATTTGATTGGCTATTTTTAAAAAAGTTTTATCTGATTTTAAATAATCGGCATCTTGTAACCTAAAAATAAGACTAGGTTCTTTTTCGTTGTCATTTCTTAATGCTATATCAGGATATATTTGTGATTGTTCTGAATCCTTATCTGATATATTTTGGGGTCCTCTAAAAGGTTTATCAGCATCTTGAATTAAATCATTTGGAGTACAATGTAAAACATCGCAGATTTTTGAAAGTGAGTCCATTCGTATATTTTTGGTTTCACCGTTACATATTCTTTGGATGTTGTTTGGAGCAATTCTTGTTTGCATACTTAGCCAGTATGGAGTTTGCCCAATAGCATCTAAATATTCTTTTACATATAATTTTAACATTCGGATGATCCTTTCTAATAAATATTTAATTATGTATTAGTATAAGGGATTTTAATGTTTATGTATTCATAATATACCAGAATATAACATACAAATCAATAATATATGAATTTATATATATTTATTCGTAATATATCTTGACATATAATATGAATTAGTATATAGTATAATTACAAATCAAGAGGAAAGGAGGATGCAGAGTGGAAGGCGGTTATAAGAAGTTTGATGTGGTATTAGTAGATTTCGGAGAAGAAATAGCTGGTGAACAAGGCGGTATAAGACCAGCTGTAATAGTACAGAATAATATAGGGAATAGGTATAGTATTTCCACGGTTGTTATGCCATTTACATCACAACCTAAAAGTTTAAAGCAATCTACGCATTCTCTCTTTCCTGCAAACGAGAAATATGGTTTTACAAAAGACTCTTATCTTTTAGGAGAATGTATAAGACAGATCTCCGAACAGAGAATTATAAAAAAAATGGGTACTATTACTGATAATGCTGGTAGAGAAGAAGTAAAAAGAGTTTACTTCTCAAATTGGGGAAATGACTAGGAGGATATTATGGAGTATATATTAATGACAGTAGAAGAGGCAAAGAAGATGGCAAAAAAAGATGCTGTTGTTCTTGTAGCAGTAAATGATTTAGAAAATCCCAAGGATATAAGTGAATTTTCAAAGAAGAGATTTTTTGAATGTGAGAAAATAATCAAAGAAGCAGAAACCATAGCATCTGTTTGTGATGACTTTATTAAACAGCTTAGATGCTATACTGAAAGGCAAGATACATTTCCTGATCTAAGACTAAAAGGAAAGGAGAGTGTAATTCTTTTGCGGGAATAGAACAAAATCGAACAAATGTTCGATAAAGTAGTTGACAGAACAAATGTTCGGTTATATAATAGCAAATGTAAAGATTTCCAGAAATGGAAAGGAAAATAAAAAGACTACTATCCGCAAGCTTACGTGGTTGCCGCCACTGGCTTGTTTCAGGTAGTCTTAATACATAGCTCGACCAAGATACTATGCACTACATATTATACTTTGTTTCATTTCATAAATCAAGTTAATCAAAGCAAGTATCTGCTGAAATTTTCCAATCTTTATTTTTAGATGATTATAGGGCTGTAGTCAAGCGGTTAAGACTCGACACTTTGACTGTCGCATACGTGGGTTCAAATCCCACCAGCCCCGCTAAATCTTTGTGGACGCACAAAGGTTGTATTTAGTGTACGCAAAATACAAATGTAACCCGTAAACAAAAGTTTCGAAATTCCTAATTACATTACAAAATCACAAAACTGGCAGTCAATAAAAGGCTGTCGGTATGGATCGTTAGTTCAGTTGGTCAGAGCATTTCACAAATAGGAAACGCAGGTTCGAATCCTGCACGATTCATTATATAAAAAGGGAGGGAAATAGAATTGAATTATGTAATCAGAAATAATAAAGGAGTGTACATCAAGATCGATGCTGGCGGCAGACCAGTGTCTTGTAATTTCAAAGACAGAACGCTGATGGATAAGAATAAAGCAAGAAATGTTATCAATTCATTGCCGAAGTCTTTGAAGAAGCTGAAATTTTTCATGGAAGCCATTCCTGATATCCCTCCGAAAGTAATAAAAAATGATGAGCCGAAGGAATTATCCGAAAATATCACACGTTGGGTAGATAAGTTCGGTGCTTGTGGAGATGTTTTCAATGCAGCCATTGAAAGAAGCAATGAATTAATCAGTCAGTTATATGATCTTGATAGGACATTGCTTAATATATTGCATACAGCAGAAATTGAAAAATCAAAGGATTTATATACTGGTTGGTTAGTATATAAAGCAATCCGCGAAAATCGTCTTATAAGAAGAGAAACGAAAGATGAGATTTTAATCATTCAAACTATTCTTACTAATATCAAACCAGAATTCTTTAGACGAAAACGGAAATCGAATTTTAGATGACAACGGATTTCCAACCTACGAATTAAAAATATGTGATGTTATTGGAAAATACTACAAAGATCTTCCTGATGAATTAAAAAAGAGATTTGATGTATTTAATTTCAATGTGACTAAGTTTTTTAATTGCACGGATCAGCAAATTGCGGATCACCTTCGCGACTACAACAACCACTCATCTATGAACAAGGAGCAGTTGGGACTGACCAAGATTACTACCGTAACAGCTGGGAAAATTAAGAAAATCTCTGAGAAGAATATGTTTTTCAAAAATTGCTGTAAAATCACTACAACTAATGAGACTAAAGGTAAACTGGAATATTGATTATAGTTTATATGGATCCCCAATTGAGAGCACAACGTATAAATTTGCAAAATGTTTAAAATCTCGTTTTGGAAATGATGTCTTTGTAAAATTAAATGGGTTTGACAGAAACTATATCACGAATTCATATCATATTCCTGTATTTGAACCTATTACTGCATTTGAAAAATTAAGAATTGAATCAAAATTCCAGAAATTAAGTCCAGGAGGAGCAATTTCTTACATCGAGGTTCCGAGTATGAATCATAACATCCCAGCTTTATTGGAAGTAATTAAGTTCATTTATAACAATATTATGTATGCCGAAATCAATACTAAGAGTTGTTATTGTGAGAAATGTGGATATGATGGTGACATTCCGTTAGTTGCAGATGAAAACAACAAATTAAAGTGGGAATGCCCTAATTGTGGGAATACTGACAATACTACGATGGATATTGCTTTCAGAGTGTGCGGATATATTGGAACTGCAAAAAATGGTGGAAACCAAGGAAGATATGGAGATATCCACGACCGTGTTTACCATCTTGACGATGTTGAAGATGAGGAGATTTAAATGAGATATGCTTCTATGAGATCTATGGACATTACAAATGGAGAGAACATAGGAGTATCTTTGTTCGTCCAAGGCTGTCCTTTTCAATGTTACAACTGTTTTAATTCAACAGCATGGGATTTTAATGGTGGAAAAGAATGGAATAATGATACAAAAAAACACTTTTTAGATTTAATTGACAAACCGTATATAAAAAGAATATCAATTCTTGGAGGTGAACCATTAGCGTCTTCAAATCTTGATGGTATCTTAGAGCTTTTGCAAGAAATCCGCACTGAATATCCTGCTTCTCCAAATTTGACCCCTGAAATTCATTGTAAAATGGGTGATTTTTTATCACAAAATTTCGATCAAATCCGCCTTTCATATCCCGCAAAAACAATCTGGCTATATACCGGTTATACATTGGAACAGATTTTACAACCATTGCTTATCAATACAATTCCAACAGAAGAGGAAGAAAAGCGTATTGACATTGTAAAAATGGTAGATGTTCTTGTAGATGGACCATATGTAGATGCACAGAGAGATGTAACAACGAAGTGGCGAGGTAGCAAAAATCAGCGTGTTATCAATATTCCAGAAACATTAAAACAACAAAAGGTGGTCTTATATTGTGACTAAAGAAGATGTTCATAAAAAAGACATCCTTTACTATGCAAGAGCAATTCCACAGACAGGAATTTTTGAAGTCTGTGAACTAATTATCCGCACTGTGGAAGACGATTATTTTGTAGGGAGTGATAAGCGTGATCGCCACGCTTACCTCCTGCATTATACTGATTTAGATAAGATTGTATTTCAGGACAGGAAAACAGCTTTGCAGAAAGTAAAGGATGCAGAAAAGAATAAATCAACGGTGAAACACGAAACATATTATGAAGAATATTAAGGAGTGAGATTACGAGTTTTCTAATAGATAAATTTAAAGGAGTCTACAGAATTCTGGCTCCTATTGACCTAAGCAAAAATGACTTTCCACGAAAATTAAATGGAACATATGAAGATATAGACCTGTATATTGCTTGCCAGAATAACATTCAGATTTTTTATCAAGGAAGAAATGTGCTACAAGCATATATCCCGTCTATTGGTCGTGGAAACAACATTATCAAAGCAATCAATGAGATTGATCCAAGCATGATTTTCAATATCAGGAAAACTGATGCAGAAGTAACATTCGAATTCAAGTTTGTCGATTCTGACAAAATTATCCCATTATTAAAACCTAGAACAAGTGGCGCTGGCATTAGCCCTCATAGTCCAAGGAACTTACAGAAAAGCACCTATATTATTCCAGACGAAGATTTAGTTGTCTACAAAGAAATAGTGGCTAAATTACCTCGTGAACGCTTTATAGAGCTAACACATAGCACCAATTCATTTTTAAAATCATTAGTCACTAAAAAGCTCACTTGGGAGCAGCTTCGTGCGGATATGAAGTTCAAAGGTTTAAAAAGTAAGGAATATATTCATTTCATCGGTAAATGGGATAAGTACATTGCGTACTTAAATAAAAATATTTTGGAGAATAAGTAAATGGAATTGAAATTATATAAAAATGTAACTCCTGACATGCTTATCAAAGCTGGCTTCAAACCATCCTATTCATTGAAGAATATTTTTCGTTTTAGAGAAAAATTATATAAGGATAGCATTACACTAACTATCAAAATTGATCTCGCAGACGATGAGTTTCCTATTGAATGGGATGTACTTGATGCCAATACAGGAATTACATATACGACATTCTATTATACACCTAATACCTGCAGAGACCTCGTAAGAGAAGAAGTTATTAGGAATTTCAATGAGGTTGTCACTGAATTAGATAACAGAAAAATTTTATATATGGAGGAATGAAATATGGAGAATATGAGAGTAGCAGAATTCAAGAAGGTTAGCTTAGAGCAGTTCAAGAAAGATATGGTTGATACTTTTGGGCATAAGTATTTCGATGAAGAAATCGAAGAATTTTATAATCACATCAAACTTCCTGTCAGAGCAACTGCAGGTAGTGCCGGTCATGATTTCTTTGCACCATTTGATTTCACAATTGAACCAGGTGAAACTTTGAAGATTCCTACTGGTATTCGTTGCGAGATTAAAAATGGTTGGTACTTAGCAATTTATCCAAGATCTGGTCATGGATTTAAGTATGGAATTTCTTTAGTCAATAGCGTTGGAATTATTGATAGGGATTTTGCTTATTCCGATAATGAAGGTCACATCATGATCAAGATTGCCAACGATTCTTGTATTAATAAAACATATAGTGTTCCACAGGGTCAGGGTTTTTCACAGGGAATTTTCATGCCATATGGATTAACAATGACAGACAATGTAACAGAAATCCGTAACGGTGGCTTTGGTTCTACTACAAAAGAAATCCATGAAGCTGCACTTAGAGGTTAAAAGAAAAACAAATCTGAGAATATAAATATGTCGGATGAATGGAGTAAGAAATAGGGTATGGTATCCGTGTTCGATGAACAGTCGATGGTTCGATTCCATCTAGCTCCTTTTAGATATCCGACTTGCTATAAGGCTGTAAGAGGTTTTATAGCAATTGCGCTGACGAGCGTTTATATATAACAGCCAGTCTGGTTAATACACATACGAAAGGAAGTTATAAAAATGGTTAAATTACTTACCACAGGGATGCTTGCGATATCCCTATCATTATGTACGCCTGTCTTCGGGCAGGCAGAAGAACTTAATACACTAATCGAGGAAAACTACACTTATAAATACGCAACATCTGCCAACGTCAATATTCGAGAGGAACCGAACACAGACTCTACTATTTTAGGAAAGACTCTGCTAAACACAGAATTTCAAGTAGTAGAAGATGTAGATGGTTGGTCCAAGATCACAACAGAGGCGGGTTACGCTTACATAAAATCCGAATATTTGTCCGATACAGAAACTGAATATATTCCATTAGGAAGATTTAAAGTTTCTCACTATTGTATCGAACCACATAAACATATTTGTGGCACAGGAACAGGTTTAACCAAGCTTGGTACAAAAGTACATCCTGGTTCTTTAAGCGTAGACCCACGTATCATTCCTTTAGGAAGTACGGTTATGATCAACGGAGTAGAATACATTGCTGAAGATACTGGTGGTGCCATTAAAGGCAACAAAGTAGATATGGCAGTAGCAACACATAAGGAAGCACTACAAAATGGTGTGTATTATGCTGAGATATATTTGAAGGTGAAGTAAATGAACGAAGTCGAATTACAAAATAAATTGAATTTAACCATAGAAGAAGCTGCACAATATTCCAATATTGGAACTAAAAAAATACGTGAACTTACAAAAGATAAAAGCTGCATATCGTTTATTTTAAAAGTCGGAAATAAGACTTTGATAAAAAGAAAAGCTTTTGAAGCATGGCTAAATAATCAATATTATATTTAATTTGATTAAAGAAGGGATAAGTGTTATATTGTTGATATGCAAGTATAACTTTATCCCTTCTTTTGAGTATAAGGAGAAAAAAGATGGGAAAAGATCTAACAGGAAAAGAGTTAGGAACAGGAATAAAACAAAGAAATGATGGTAGATATGAAGGGAGGTACGTAGATAGATTTGGTAATAGAAAATCAATATATTCAGCTTCTTTAAGAGAGTTAAAAACAAGACTTAAGAATTTACAAGCAGAGGATATATTGGAAATCTCCATCAAAAAAGATCTAACAGTGAATGAATGGTATAAGATGTGGATGGACGAATATAAATGTGCGCCTATCAGAGTATCCACAAGAACGTATTATCGGCAAATTTACGAATCTAAAATAAAAGATGCAATTGGATCAAAAAAGTTAACGGATATACAGCAGATTGATGTCCGCCGTCTTTTAAGGGGGTTAAAGGATCAAAATTCCAGTTTTGAAATCTGTGATAAAGTTAAAGCGATATTAAATGATATGTATGATAAAGCCATATTGAACCATTACGCAAAAGAGAATCCAGCAAAAGGCATAAAGTTAATAAGAGATGAAAAAAGTGACCCAAAAGTATTAACAGTAGAAGAACAAAAAGCATTCTTTACATGCTGTGCAGGGACGTTTTATGATAATGCTTATACAGTTCAAGTAAATACTGGATTACGTCCAGGTGAACTTTTTTCATTAAGAGAAAGTGATATAGATTTTATTAAAAAAACCATTCATGTTACTCGAACATTAACGTATTACAAATTTGAAGAACTTGGCGATACAAAAAAAGAATTCCATTTTGGTCCACCAAAAACAAAATCGAGCATACGAGATATACCAATTAATAAGCAATGTGAGATTGCATTAAAAAAACAAATCTTGCAAAAGAAAGTAGTCGAAGAAACAACTTGTAAAGAAGTAGATCCTCAATTTGCAGATCTATTATTTACAACGAAATATAATATGCCACTCAATGTACAAACTTACGTGGATTCCATTAAAAGAATTGTAAACGAGATTAATCTTACTAGATTCCCATTAGATTACATGGAACCATTTTCGGGTCATACATTTAGACATACGTTTGCCACAAGATGTTTTGAGGCTGGGATAAAACCTAAAACAGTGCAAAAATTCTTAGGGCATTCAGACCTGTCAATGACCATGAATTTGTATACTCATGTACTGGAATCATTCAAAGTATCACAGATGGATTTATTAGACGAATTTAATGATAATGTCTTAAATTCAGAAGAATCATACCCGTTTAAAATAATAAGGGGTAACATGGAAAGTGGCAATAAAGTAAGTAAAAATATAGTATGATTTTGTGGTTAAAACGTGGGGTCAAGCGTGGGGTCAGACACTAAAAATGGGGTCAAATATATACAAGAAACCTAGTGTTTGTGCGGATTTGTTCCAATACATTGTATACAAACTGGCTGAACTTCTA